TTATCAACCCCGAGGACGGATCGGCCGAATGCAAGTCGTGCGGCCACGAGTGGAAGACTTCTGTCTCACCCCATGACGGCGCGAGCACTGATATGAGCCACGGGGCAAGCTCTCGGTGGACGCTAATCGGGGCGGGTATCGGACCAACAGAGGGTGACACACTTGACACGGGCGCACAGGCTAACCCTGTAGCCATCCCGGACGCCGACCAACACCCGCAACACAACATCGAGCAGGAACAGGACTCGTCTCATGGCTGGAAGGACAATCAGGGCAATGACCTTCAGGTCGGGACCACCTACCTAATCAAGTCACCCAAGTATTCCGTCCCTGAGCGTGCTGAGATTACCTCTGTCAAGCCACATGCCATCGAGTACACACAGACTGGCACACTTGGTCTGGGCAAGTCCATTGAGATTCCACGGCAGGAAGCTGACATGGATCAGCTTGAGTTTGTTCCGACAGACCCGGGCGACTCTGAGATCGCCAACGCTGGTCTTGAGCAGAACGCCGATTATGCCGGTCAGGCTGATCCCGGATATCAGGACGATCTCTCCGACTCATCTGACTACCGCAACCTAGCCTCCACCAATTCGGAGTATGCAGAGTTCAATGCGGCTCAGGAGGCAGAGTACAAGCTCACCCACTCTCACCTTGAGCATATCTTCGAGGACGCCATTCCAGAGAACGCCCGCACTGCCGGTGCGAACTTCACTCCGAACGAGCAGGACACGCTCATTCGTGAACCGGGTACCGCCCGGAATCTTGATCGCCTAGCCCTCAAGGGCACTCACTATTCTCCGGACTTTGGAGTAGAGGAAGATGAGGGCTGGCTATGGTAAACATATATACTCTTAGCGATCCCGCGACCCGAGAGATTCGGTATGTTGGTAAGACCCATCGGGATCTATTCGAGAGACTCCATGAGCATGTCGGGAATTGTGATCGATCTACGTACCACTCTGCTAACTGGATTCGTGGTCTTCGGGATTCTGGGGTCCGCCCTCTAATTGAACTACTTGAGGTAACCGACGACGACACTTGGGCCGAACGCGAGCGTCACTGGATTTCAACTCTTCGGGAACGCGGTGTCCGTCTAACTAATATCCAGGATGGGGGCGAGGGTGCTCACGGGTACCACCAGACCGAAACCCATAAGGCTAAGATTGGCCTAGCTAATCGTGGAGAGCGTAACGGGGCAGCCAAGCTCGTTCCAGAACTAGCACAACAGATCAAGCTTCTTGCTATTCAAAAGGCGCTCACCCAGAAGGAAATTGCAAGTATTTATGGGGTGAGTCGGCGTCTGGTCGGAAAGATTGCTAACGGGCAACGTTGGTCACATCTACCCGGTTTCGGTGTCGAAGATGATGAAGGTTGGCTCTGGTAGCCATATAACTGATCGACTACGAGAGAGTAAGACTTGATGACCCGCCAAATTCTATCCCGCGCTGGTATGGAGCAGTCTGAGGCCCTTCTGTCACTACAGAGGATGGCACGCCAGACAAACGAAGAGATCGTCCGTTTCGTTCGTCAGGGCGACAAGTGGGCGGCCACCCTTCAGGTGATCGCGGAGTTCCCGCCGAGTGACGGTGGAGACGACGAGGGTCCGGAGCCCAAGGCTCCTAAGCCCGCTGGCGCTGATAGCGACTCTGATGGTCCTGACGGTCCCCCGGACTCAGATGGTGACTCAGACGACGGCGGAGACGGTCCTGATGGCCCTCCCGGCGCTGATGGTCCTCCCAAGCCTCCCGGAGCAGAGCACGGTGGCGGTGGAGAGATGCACGTCATCGAGCAGATGCTTCACAAGGTGCTTCAGGGTCTAGAGCAGGCAGGGATTGTCCCCAAGGGTCCCGACCCCAAGATGATCCCCGGCCAGGGTCCCGAGCACGTTCCGCCTCCAGGTCCCCCAGCGCCTCCCGGTGCAGGTCCCGGTGGTCCCCCGCCCGGTGCCGGTGGTCCTCCCGGTGGAGATCCCGGTAACCCGTTCGCGGGTGGTGCCAAGGCCGCCCCGTACGGTAACAAGCTCAAGCCAGGCGAGATGCCAAACAAGCCGGGTGTCGTGCCTGTCGGTGCCCCGTCGTTCGCTTCAGTCGAGGCAGCGCTAGACACCATCAAGACGGCCGTCATGGGCATCCCGAACGGGATGATGGACCCGCTTGGGCAAGATCCTCAGTCGGCTCCCCAGCAGGTCCCCCAGCAGAGCACTCCAGGCGGCACATGTCCGACGTGTGGCTCTCCTGCGGGCGCATCGGCCGGTGGCAACGCAGGACTTCCCGGCGGTGCCCCCACTACCTCAGCGCCCCCCGGTATGCCGCCGGGTCCGGGCTCAGCAGGTATGCAGGGATCACAGACGCCTAGCTCTGTGTCAGCCGGTACAAAGGACACGTTCCAACTTCAGAGTTCAGTCGGTATGACCGCCCTAGAGGCACACACCGAGCTTACGGCAGAGTTCAGCCCTCGCGGCTACAAGGTCACCCAGCTTGTCCCACAGGACGATGGTACCTTCGTTGCTGAACTTACGAGGGCGTAATGCCCAGGTCTGTCACACGGCTCGATAAGGGCATGGACAACCTTCGTGGGCGTATGCTTGGGATGATCGAGTCTTGGGGTCTACCGGCCCAACAGGAGCGTGCGATCAAGAGCACCTTCAAGTCGTTGACTTACGACCTACAAGCTGATCTGGCGGACGATCTTCGCGCAGACATCACGGAAGCTGGAATGTAAGTGAGTGACTTCATTTACAAGCTAGGTAAGCTCCCGGCTACCTACGACAACCGCGACATCCGCTGGACGAATCTCAAGCAGGATAGCTCCGCTATCCATCAGAAGGCCAAGAGCATCTGCGAGATTCGCGACGACGCAGCGCTTCCGAGCATCCCTAACCCTCATGGCGGCTACGGTACCGAGTTCCCCGGCGGAGTGTGGCCCGGTTGGGGGATGTACGCGAATGGTCCTTGCGATGACAATACGATCCCTTCATCGTGGTACGCCTACAACGGTGTCGGATGTTGCGCTTGGTCGGGTCCCGGACACGAGACAATGACTACTGACAAGAACGGCGGGCGCACCGTAGCCAAGTTCACATGCCTGAACATCGCCAATCAGTATGCAGAATATCTAGGGCTCAAGAGCGCACAGGATCTCAGCGCCTCTAATGATCAGGGGTCACAGGTCCGGGACGTTCTACAGTGGCGTGCCACCAAGGGGCTTCTGGATGCCTCTGGGCAGACGCACAAGGTCGGTGTCTACGTCGCTCTCGAACCGACCAACCTACAAGATCTCTGGGAAGCTCTTTGGCTCTTCGAGTGCGTCGGCATCGGGATCAACTTCCCTGGGTCCGCTATGGATCAGTTCAATGCTGGACAGATCTGGTCGGTGGTCAACGGCGCTCAGATTGAAGGCGGCCACTACATCCCGCTCGTCGGACACCCCGTTTCTAGCGCATGGACATGTGTTACCTGGGGGAAGCGTCAGATGATGACCAACCAGTTCATCCAGACCTACTGCGACGAGGCTTGGGCCTACATTACGCCAGAGCGATACAACGAGGTCACAGGGGACACGCTCCAGGGTTACAACGACGCCGACCTAGAGAAGTTCATCTCACTTGTCGGCACCGCTCCGACGAGTTAGCACTCATCTCCATCTGGGAGCGCCCAGATAAAATTTGACAATGGGATTCACTCGCTACGCCACGGTCGAAGTTCAGGAGATTCTAGATCTCAAGGGATCTGCGACCCAACAGAAGACGGCCAACCTGGATCTCGTGTCTTCGTACGAGGACTACCGGACAGAGGATGGTTACCTCTATGCGCGTATCCGGGCGATTAGTTCGCGAGTGAACAAGAACCACGACGCTTGGCCTTCAGTCGAGCTTGCGGGTGATCATTCAATCATCGGTGACAGCCGTCTCGCGTCTGGCAATGGGTTCACCGTTGAGGCGTCCGAGGACAATCGTTACGGCTTCTCTAGCTTCCTAGGGAAGCCAATCTTCGTTGACCACAACAACTCTAACCCGCAACGGGCTCGCGGGGTAATCGTTGATGCCCGCCTCCATGTCGAGCCCCAGACGGACGATCCGTACTACAAGACGGCCGACTGTCATCCTTCCTTCAAACCCGCAACGTGGGTTGAGCTACTTCTAGAGGTTGACGCCAAGAGCTTCCCCAAGCTTGCTCAGGCGATCATCGATGGGTCTCAGGACTCAAGCCGGGGAATCGACGGGTTCTCCATGGGAGCCAACGTGGAGCGCTCAGTGTGCTCTCACTGTGCCAACGTGGCAACCTCTCCCGACGAGTTCTGCAAGCACATCGCCATGAAGGGTGCTCATTGGGACTACCATGACCCCAAGACCGGCCGCAAGACCTCTAAGCGTTCCTATGAGTTTTGCGAGGGCGTTCAGTTCTTTGAGATTTCGGCCGTGTTCGATCCTGCCGACGAGACCGCTCTCACCCGTGAGATCCGTGCGTCAGTCGAGAAGGAGGCGGATATGGGTATCGCGCCGCCCGATCCGGGTATGGCCACCGACCCCAACGCCAACAATCCGCCAGCCGGATCGGAAGTGTGTCCCATGTGTCACGGTGCCAAGGTCTTCCAAGGCGGATTGTGTCCGGAGTGCCGTGGCCTCGGTTACATTCCCATGGGCACTCAGGCTGGCGGGCAGAGCGGGGACCCGGCTATGACTGAGCCCGCTGGTGGCGGTCAGTTCGGGATGCCTGTCGCACATACGGCGGCCGTACTAAAAGTACCGTGCCCTCACTGTGGCGATCACAACGCTGAATACTCCACGAACAACGGGTCCGGATTCTGTCAGAACTGCGGGGTCATCGATGGCAAGCAGATTCAGACGGGCGGGGATGGCGCTCATGCCCCTGCTCAGATCGGCCCCGATGATACTGACGAGCCCTACTACCAGAACGAGCCGAACATCAACCTTGATGGATCGCCGTGGGGCCTAGTTGATAGGCCCGCTGATCTCGGTCCCGTTCACCAGGGAGCCCGTAAGGAGGCAGAGGGTGTCGAAGACATCCAGGCCGAGCTAGACGAGGCTCCCAGCGCCGTGGCCGATCCCAAGATCCCATGGGCGTGGATCAACGACCCAGAGAAGCGTGACTTCATTCTCACCAAGGCATTCGCCCGAGCTAAGGCTTCCGGTGACACAGACGCCCTTCGCAACTTCCTCACTCAGAGCGGTCTCAAGAAGGAAGTAATCGCCAAGACCGCTCAGAAGGTCGCGGACGCCATGGGTCAGATTCCTCAGTTTGACCTTGAGTCGGCACCTTCGCCAATCGATACACTTCAGGCCCCTATCACTTGCCCCACATGCGGCGCAGAGATGGATGGCGAAGAGTGCGATGTCTGTCACACCGTTCGTCCTCCAGAGGGAATGGGTAATCCAGACATCGAAAAGGCGCACGAGAACGTGCAGAATCGCCTCCATGGTGAGGATGCGCCCGTGCAGCCTCCAGCCATCCCTAAGGAGCAGTCGGAGCTACAGGATCAGACCAATCCTCCAACTCCGCCACCAACACGTACCCAGAATCTTGGGCCAGTCTCACATGTAACAGGTGATATGGCCTCAAGGTGGCGCTCAGTCGAAGCAGGAAGGATCAACACTGTTGAAGTGCCGATCCGTTCTGGCTCGAAGCCCGCCACGAATGAGCCTGATGAGAAGATCCTTTCGGATCAGGCTACCGCTGTTACCTCATCCGTTCGCACCGCAGCAGACTTTATTGCTGTTGCGGGGGCTATAACTAACACAGGAGAACCAATGGATAAGACCGCTGACGCTACAGCACAAGCTCCTGACGCCGCTAAGCCCAAGACTCAGGTCGATGTAACGGGCACGGGTGGGGTCGATGAAGCTTCAAACGAACAGGCATCAAAGGCTGACAGCCAGGTGAATGTTCTCGACCACGGTGGAGTGGACAGCGATGTCGCCGCCGATAGTCACGAGACCCTACCGGACTCAAGCGGTCCGGACGACGCCGGATTCAATTCGGACAAGACCACTGACGGCTCAGGCCCGACGCGGACTTGGAACGACGGATACGGCGACTCCCTCGGACAGCAGTCCCCTGTCACTGACGAGCCATGGCCCGCCTCTGACCAGGGTGTCAAGAAGTCCCACGACGATGGCGTCTTCCCCAAGGACGACGGTGGCCTAGCCGGTGGCGGGGCACAGCAGGGCAACGAGCCCATCGATCCGTCGTTCAAGGCAGACGAGCGCGTTGACGTGCTCGATCATGTCACGAGCCCGAGCAATAACTCAGGCCCGACCAAGACATGGAGCGGGACAGACGGCAATGGTGTCAACAAGCAGCAGGACCCTGTTACCCCAAGTGAGGTCTACCCGTCAGAGGGTGGAGTCACCAAAGGTTCCAGCGCCCACATGTACGCAGCCTTCAAGCTAGCGGACGCAGAGGTCAAGGCCGGTCTACTCACCGAGGAAGACAAGTTCGTCCGCATCGCTGAGCTAGAGGGTCAGGACCCCATCGCCTGCAAGATCGGCATGGAGTATGTGGCACGCATCAAGACAGCCGGTCTCGGCAAGCAGGCAAAGGTCGCATCTCGCGTCCCGAGCTTTGCTCAGGCGAAGACCGCTAGCCAGGTGGAGCCGAACAGTGCGGAGAACCCGTACGACGTGAAGCTCCCGGGCGAGGATGACGCCGCAACGTTCATGTAAGAACCTCTACTAGCTTTTGCTAGTAACCGCAGTCCACTGAGGGACCCAGAGATGGGTCTCTCAATTTTTCCGGGGTGACTACTAACTTCAATCGGCCGTCGCATTGCTGGAATAGATGACACAGCACCGTGCTTTGTCAATCGAACTAGGAAGATAAATGCTTCGACTCCGATTTCTCTCAAACAAGTTCCAGAAGCGCACGATTCGTGTGAACTATAACCAGTTCCGCGCGCAGCCGTACGCAGGTTCTCTGGATTCTTCGCTGGGAGCCTCAGGATCGACCTTTACGTCTCCTTACAACGGTGCCTTCACGTACCAGGGTGGACTCGTTCCCGGTCAGGTCATGGTTCATGACTACACCAGCAACACCACCGATGACGTGTTCCAGCTAGCCACGGGTGGGACCTCGCCAGTCGAGACCCCGTTCGGGCTGCTTGCCAACTTTGTCGGGGGTAACCTCGATGAGCTAGGCGACGAGGCACATATCGGTGTATGGAACGGATTTGGTTCGGTCTACACCCTGCTCGCACCCGCCTTCAATGACGGCACCGTGAGCACGTCGAACGTCGCCAACCTAGCCTCCGCCGCTGCCGCTGCAACGCCCGGTAACCCCGTGCTCCTGTATGCGTGTGTCGATGGTCGCCTGGGTGCGCTCACGTCCGTCACAACCCAGATCCCTGTCGCGCAGCTTGTCTCGCGTGATTCGGCTCAGGTCATCCGCGTCCGGCTACTGGTCTAAGAAAGGTACTGACAGAAATGCTAGAACTTACAGGCCGTAAGGCAGTCGCCTCCGGTGACTACGAAGAGAAGCTCTCGAAGCTTCCCAAGCTGAACAAAGCATCGAAGGCCAAGCGCCTTGAGGCGATTCTTGCTGACAAGCAGAATGCGATGCGTCGAATCGGTCAGGGAATGATCGGTCCAATCCAGATCCGTCTACGCTACGAGGGCATTGTTCGCAACGTGCTCGTGGAGGACACCCTGGAGCGCGGTCCGCTCATGCCGTACGACATCCTAGACGACCTAGGTGTGGCGTACATCCTCAACCAGACCGATTCAGAGATCCAGATTACCCCGTTCGAGGGTAAGCAGGCATTCCCGCAGTTGTTCCGTGTGGCCACGTTCCCACGGATCAAGAAGGAAGACCTGTACTACCTGCGTGTCAACGCTGTGGAGTATGCACAGGACGAGTCACGTCAGGCCATCCAGAAGCAGGAGGACGCACGTCTGGTCCTACTCTTCGAGGGTGCGATTACGGATCTCGCCACACAGCGTGAGGCCGGAACTCCCGGTACAGGCGCAACAGGTGGCCAGAACGTCGGCAACGCTTCTCTGACACAGGCGTCAGAGGGTCCGGAGCAGACGATCCTCATTGGTTCAGGTAACCCCCTAGAGCCGGTGGACTTCTACAACGCCGTCGTGCAGATCGAAGTCAACCAGCTAGAGGCCAAGCGCGTGCTCGCCCACCCGGCGGACATCCGTGACCTGTACTCGTGGGACCTCAACGTGACCGGCTTCCGGTTCAAGGACGAGGTATTCGCAGGCGGGACGATCACGAAGTTCGGTGAGTTCCAGATCCAGAAGAGCATCATCATCCCACAGGGTGAGATCTTCCTCTGCTCTGAGCCCGAGTTCGTCGGCGTCTTCCCGGTGATGTACTCGCTCGACGTTGAAGAGAACCATCTCGTGGAGCAGTTCTACAAGGGCTGGGTCATGGACGAACTCGTTGGCATGATTGTGCTAAATCCCCGAGCGATCTCCCGAATCCTCAAGTCGAACAGCGCAGTCGCTCCGTCGAAGCTGAGCCTCACGGGTCTCAACTAAGCCGGACAGAAGTTCCAGGAAAGGCCGCCTTGACGGGCGGCCTTTTCTACTTACCCCAGCGCTGGGCGGTGGTGAGATAATGGTCGCTCATCTCAAGGATACCGGCTAGCGCCATTTTCCCGTGTCCCTCAAGACGGACCCAGCCGCCTCCCGACCATGACTCGCTGATTCCCCAATCAAGCACACGGGCCGCTCCAACCTCGTAGTAGTTACCGTCTGTGTCAGACATGGGCATTCCACACCTGAAGATAGCGGTACAGTGACGCCGTAGATAGCCCATTAGTCGCCCCAGCCTCGTGGTAGCGGCGCATGTGTCTCTACGTAGGCTCTGGCCGCGTCTAGCAGATGGTCGTCGGCGTACTCACAGGAAGCGTCGCCCGTGGGATCTCCCGGATGGTCTTCATAGCTCATCTGGGAACTGATCGAATGCAGCGCCGCTGCTAGTAACTCCCGTTTGGTGTCGTACTTCCTGCTCATTTGTAGAACCCCTCGGATCGTTCCTTCATTTCCTCCGGAGTATGCCAGCCTCGGCCGTCCGGATGTGTACGCCAGTAGAGACCCTCCATGAGCGCCGCATCGGGAGTTCCGGCACCGCAGTAGATCTCCTTCCTGAGCCGCCCCAGGAGGGCGGACACGGGCAGGAACACGGGCTCTTCCCATGGCGGTTTGGGATCTTCGATCAAGATCTTCTCCGCCATGAGATGTAACTCGTGCTGTGTGTAGTCAACGTTCGGATCGAAGGCGGGAACCAGGTTCTTCAGCCCCCACCCATCAGAGATGTGAACGTTGATCGGGAAGTGCTGAGTAGGGTCGCCTCGAACCACGCTGGCTTTGCGGCGAAACATCCGGCCGCCGCCACCCCGGAGAATGCCGGTTGTCGTTCTAGGCGGCAAGGTGAACAACCTCGACACCCGCCTCGGCGTACATCGCTAGGCCGATCTCAGCCGAGTCCTTCCAGCGTGCCGCAAACTCTGACGTGTCCTGATAGTGGACAACGCGAGTGATTCCAGACTGGATAATGTGAGACGAGCAGCGAGCGCATGAGGGACCCCACCCGGGCGGGTAGGTGTAGATCGTGTACCCGGCCAGCGGCTCACGAGCCAGGAGGATTGCGTTTACCTCCGCGTGAACGACACGCTCGTACTTCAGTTCGCGGTTCTCGTAGAACTCAGGAGCGTCACTGCATCCCTTAGCGAACCCGTTGAAGCCAACGCTGGCGACACTCCGGTCCGGACGCACGATGACCGCGCCACATTGTGTACTAGGGTCCTTACTCCACGACGCCACCAGCGCCGCCATCTCGATAAATCTTGTGTCCCAATCGGCCATTTAGGCGTCCTTTGAATAGGGGTTCGGAGGAAATGGTACAGGATGTTTCCGTCTGTGTCTACGGTGACACCAGTGATGCCACCACTTACGACACTCGAAACGGGGAGTCTTTCTCCCGCCCCAATTGACACCCTGAGCGGCCTTTTCGGACTCTAGGTGGAAGCCGATGATCTCAGGGAGAAAGCCGCGAAGGGATCTAGGCCAGTTGCCCGCCATCAACATATCGGTACGACCGGCGTTGGTGTGACAGGCCGGATAAAAGGTGATCCCCGAGCCCTTAGGATTCCACATCTGGAAGAAACCGATTGGAAGATAGCCGCCGAATTCGGGGGACATGAAGCGTGTGGCAAGAGGGTAGCGATTCGGATGAACATACACCGAACACTCGTTGATCATCTTGGGCTTCCGCATATGACGGTCCCATTCGTCGTAACCGACCATGTTGAAACGGTCGATCCCGTAGATCATCTGATCGTTGAGGTTTGTCTGATCAAGGATCTGACGAGTCTGGGGAGGCAGACAGATGTCGGCGTCTACATGGACGACCCACCCGTCCATGGATAGCTCCCGAAGCCCCACGTTGATACCGGCACCCTTACGAAACTCGCCGCCCTGCACGTTGAATGCGTCCGTCTGCACACACTTGACGTGGTGGTAGGTACATAGAAGCTGGGTCTCTTCGTCCTCCGGGGTTGTAACCACCACTAGGCGGTCAAAGTGATACTTGTTTAGGGGTAGCGTGTGAGCTAGGAAGTCTCCATAGTTCACTGACACCATAACGGCCTCTAACTTCATTTGTTCCGGTACCTCGCCTGTCTGTCGGTGGAAGGCGAGTCTGTCGAGCGTGTGCTCGCACGCGCCACAGCGACAGCTTGGTTAGCTTGTTCGGTTCGTCGCTCGCCCAGGTGAGCCAAGACGAGCGTTAGGAATCCGATGATGTCGTCCGACCGGGAGAGCCTCCATCCTTCTAGAATTCCAGCCAACCAGGCTTGTTCCGCATCTGTCACCATGTTCGTCTACCATAGCAGCCCTATCTTCTGAGGTCAAGCCCGCTGGTAAGCGACGAGTAATGCGCCCGAAAGGGTAAAGTCGAAGTGACCATACGGATAAGGAACTCACACCCACATGTCATTCACTGACCCGCGTCTTCCCAACAAGACGTACAAGACCGAGAGAGGTCTCAATATCGCTCTCGACTACCTCGCCCGACGCGAGGCACAAGCGGAAGCCGAGGCGACCGCAGCCCGAGCCATCGAAGAGATGGTGCCAGTGCTACTCGGTGGCCAGGTGCCAGTTCTTCAACCCGAGCCAGTAGTGCTCGACCACATTCGGAACATTCACGGTGTCGTGGTGCGTGTCCGGATCAGAGACGAAGAGCGTGACAAGTCACGGTCGATCACTCTCCAGCCCCGTGGCCAGCGTGGCGACATCGCCAAGCTCAGTGCCACCGAGCTAGCCTCAACCGACTACTCCAACAACGTTGGGACGCTCTTCGAGCCCCTGGCTGCCGAGGATGCCGGGTACGCCATGTACCAGCAGTCAACGAACCAGCAGCGCGTTCATGCGGCGGCCGACATCCTCCGCACAGAAACGGGCGAGCGGTACGAGACGGCAGTCACCGTCCAGGAGAGTCTCGCCAAGCGCAGCATCACCGTTGGTGAGGTTGTGGACGTTGGTAGCGGCTCGACCCAGGAGCACAAGACAGTCGTCGTGCGGAAGCAGCCGAACGCGGCCGAGGTACAGGAGATCGCAGCGCCCCGACGTTCTGTGCTTCCCGGCACCCAGGATCACCCTACCTCTCAAGGACTCCGTTCCAAGGAAGAGGCCGAGCGCATCTCCGCAGAGTACGTCCGTACTCACAAATCTGAAGAGGGTCCCGGTGCCGCTCTAGCAGGTTTCAAGACCCCCAAGTCGTTCTCAGTCGAGACGACCGCCGTAATAGACCCGTCCACCCGGACCCCAATTCAACCCGTCACAGGAGCAGACAATGCCTAAGACAATCGCAGACTTCATCGGCCTAGGCGTCGGTGAGGCAACCGCCGCCATCATGGCGAACGCCGCAAACCAGCGTGAGGCAGCAGAGGCCCAGATCTCTGCTATCAACGAGCAGGAGCAACGAGACCTAGAGGCGGCAGAGGCCGCAGCGCGTGCTCAGGCCGAGCAGGAGGCCGCTCAGGCGGCTGAAGCGGCCCGAGTAGCCCAGGAGCAGGCAGCAGCGGAGGCGGCGGCACAGGCTGCCGCAGAGGCCGAGGCGCAGGCTGAGGCAGACGCGAAGGCGGCTGAAGAGGCCGAAAGGGTTGCCCGAGAGGACGCCGAGGCGGCAGAGGCCGCAGCTAAGGCGGCCGAGGAAGCCGCAGCCGAGAAGCCAGCGGAAGAGGCTCAGGCAGAGCCCGAGCCCGTCCAGGAGACCGAGCCCGAGCAGCCGGTCGATGAGCCAACCGAGCCCGTCGATGAGACCGAGCCCGCCGCAGAGGAAACCACTAGCGAACCAGAAGCGAACCAAGAGGATGTGACTGAGGATGCGAACCCGACTCCGCCAGTTGCATAGCATCGTCGCTAAGGCAGCCGACTACATCGAGACCCTGGGTACAGACATCTACCCGGAGGTCTCGGCACCCGAGTCTGCCATTCCGGAGACGCCTGAAGAGAAGATCGCCAGACTCTTCAACGGTCCGGTGAGTCCTCGCGAGCCGCTCCCTCCAGTCATCACCCCCGATGACGAGACATGGAGCGACCGAGATGACGAAATGCTCTTCTGGCCAGGCGAAGAGAGCAACGGATCAGTTCGTTACTCAGGACTGGCTTCTCGCGGAGGCAACACGATGGGTATCTTCCCGAGTGTCGGCCTCACCGAGATGGTTCAGAAGCTCAATCAGGAGCAGCGTCGGGGACTTGCCCTTCACCTAGGGCTCGAAGAGATCATGGCGGAGCACGCGCAAGAGATCTCTGACCGGGTACGCAAGAGCGGTATTCGATCTGTGACCATTGGTCCGCGTAACTTTGGTCACACCAACAAGGCGACGTTCGCTCATAGCGGGCGGGCCGTGCCGATGGGTGATACGGATGCCTCCGACGACTAACCCCCAGATTGTCGCGGCCCTCAAACGAATCGAGAGCGGCGTGTCAGAGCTACGAGAACTGCTTGACACTGAGTACGTGTATCGACTTGGAACCCGGCTTCAGCCGGGTTGGGCAGAGGGTACCGACATCGAGCGCGTAGTTGATTGCAAGGCTCCGCCCCGGCCAGCGTCCACTCGTGAGTGGGTATTTGAGTCATCCGATCCGCAGGAATGTAAGCATGAGACCGTGCTTATGAAGGCCAACGGTAGTTGGACCTGTGGAGCTTGTGGCGAGCCTCAGGATTCAAGCAAGGTGCGGACGTTCCAGCTTCACACTGGAAGCACGACGTAAGCTCTACCTAATAGGCGTGGCCCAAGCCAAGTACACCCTCTACGTCCCAACGCATGATGGCCAAGGGAACATGCTCAAGAACATCTCCGAGCACGTTCTTCACTACCTCCAGCAGACCCTACCCCGGTCTGTCATCCATATTGAACCTCCCCGTCCTGTAACCCAGGGCGGGGAGCCTTCATTCCACCGTGCGGTCGTGGTGATGACGGATGATCACCCGATCTCCGATTCACACATCAAGCAGGTAGGCGCTCATGTAGCAGAGATCGCCAATGCCGAGAGCATCGCTGGGGTGAAGGAAGGGAAGCAAGGGGTCAAGACGTGGGAGATCTCTAACCCTCATCACGTTCCGGGTGCCCCGGCGGAGAGCCTAGCTCACGCTCAAGTCGATCTTCACTAGCTTGTGCGAAGGCAGCCAGATCCCGCCCAGAGCGGGGTGCTTCTTCCCAATGTCGATCTTGTAAGCGACCTTGCCGTCTGTCTCGTGCAGTCGGTGCAGCGCGTCTGGGTCCGCCGTATGACCGTAGACCTGATTGAACTTGCCCGAGATCGGCTCGCTGTCGTCACGCCAGATGATACCGCCCGCCGGATGTGACCCTTGACGGAGGTACGACACGGCATGAAGAACGCCAGCGTTGTATCCGTCCAGACCGTTGAGAATGGTAACGACATCCTCTAGTTCGTCGGGGACCTGACTATCCCAATACGCACCGAGGCCAGCATGGGTCAGAAGAAAGTCGTGGACTGCCAGCGCATAGTGGGTCTGCCCTCTACGCTCAAGCCGATTCAACAGGATCTTCGTCTCCGGGCTTATGAGCATGCCTTTGAACCCATGGCGATTCGGGTCGAACAAGCCTCGCTCGTGGTTCCCCCAGATGAGATCGTCAATCCACTGACGATCTGTGGCCGCCTCCAGAATGCTCCTGTCTCTACCAACGGTGCTCATACGACCGTCGATGATGTCGCCAATGTGAATGACGCGGGTCTCGAAGTCAATTCGATCACCCTTGTCATTCGTGATTCCCTCCTGTCGGAGTAGGGCGGCGAGACGATCTATATGGCCGTGTGTATCCCCTACGACGAGGGTGGGCTTCTCAGTAGACATCCGGTTGGGACCGTACCAGACGGACGCCGAGTTTGTCAACTTCCGCACGAAACTCCGGTCCGGTCATGGTGACCCGCTCGACAAGGATTTTAGCCAAGGTCTCAACGATGCCACGAGACTCGTCCTCATTCGCCCCAATCCCTCTCATATCGCGTACGGACGCGATGTATTCCGTGATAAGGATCTTCTGCACGTCTTCGTCAGCGCCGTCCAGAAGGCGGTGAGAGACGGCCTGCCCGATCCCCGCCCCTAAGTTGTTCCGCCCGCCACCAAGGGACTTGAAGGAGACGAGCCCCGTGTTGCCGCCCTCGGCCATATCGTCCACAAGTTGATGAGCCAAAGCAGTGGCGCTTGTTCGATCTCCGTTGGGGCCAACGTGATCCTCGATCCCACAGAGCTTCTCGGCGGCAATGGAGCCGTACATGAGGCGAATGTGTGCCCTGAGTTCTCCGACCGTGGCAACGTGTTCGCGAACCCCTGCAAAGATCGTACGTCCCAGGCTCATCTTCCCCGCCTGTACGGTAATCAGGCGCAGGGGGATGTCATTGAGCAAAGCGGCAAGTGCGTGACCAACTTCGTGGATAGCCGTCTGGAGGATGTCGTCGGCGCTGCGATCCATGAAGGTTGGTGGAGGCCCAACCAAGTGCCTAATGAAGACCTTGATGAGATCCTGCTCTCCCAACACCGGGAGCTTGGTCCCCGCCTTGATGGCGTGGCGACAGGCGTTTCTCCAAGCCTTCATGCACGCCTCTTCGATCACCGCAGCGTGATCGTCCGACTCAAAGAAGTACGACAGATTGTCATAGTCGATGTCACCGACGTTGTACTCCTTGAGATAGTGCTGAAGGAGAAGTGACTTACCGGGCCGGTCAGGAGCACTGAAGTAGTAGTGCAGACCCATTCGCCCATCGCGCTTCAGGGCGCTGTCGATGTTCTCAAGGTGATTCGTGCAGCCCACTGTGAGCAGCCCGTAGTTGTTCCCCTTGATACCACTGAGTTCCTCAAGGAACTGTTCGATTAGGCCCGTCTGGGTCGGAGTGATGCCGTCGCTAAAGCGAGCCCGAGCATATCCCTCAAACTCGTCGCAGAACAGAATGACCGGCTTGCCCGTCTCGCGACAGAACGCCCGAGCACACTCATAGAGGGCCGCGATGTCTTCGGCCGTCATCTCAAGCTTCGTGCGAGGCCACTCGCGCATATTGATGAAGTGCGCCTTGCTCTCGGTCGCAATCCACCGAGCCGTCATGGTCTTTCCGGTCCCAGGAGGCCCAGCAAGGATGATCCCGGGCTCGCATCGTGCGTTCAGTTCCGCGTAACGCTCTGGATTCTGAAGCCAATGGACTACTTCATCGAGGTCTTCGAGGACCCTATCGATCCCGACGATATCCTCGGTGTTGACGGGAGCGAATGGTGAGCCCTCACGAAAGAAGACTTCGCGGCGAACCACGAGGCTCTCAGGCGTCAGGTCTTCGTCTACGCCCGGATCGGGTCCTACGTACTCCGGAGCGGTTAGAGAGTAGGGCTGGCACTCGTCCATGACCGACCACTCGCAGATCGGACAATCTGCCTCTACTCCGGGATGTCCGCAATCGGGACAGTTGCTCCCGGAGAAGAGAATGGATGCCATGAAGCGATCCTAGCACCCCCGGATTCAGCCGTCAAGCGCCCCGGTAATCAGCGACGATGACTGTTGCTTGGGATCTTGAAGTCCGCTACGTGAATCTCGGTGACACCGCCGAGATCAACGCCTATCTCTACGACGATTTCGACGCGCCCGTTCCTCAGGACGATCTTGCGACGGTCACTTTCACTATTCAGGACCCGTCCGGTGCTACAACATCGCAGGCCGGGACGATCATCGCTGACGGTACAGGTTACACCAGGTACACGAACACGTCAACCCTGATTGGGGTCTACAAGGCAATCGCCACATTCACCTACGCCAGCGGCCAAATCAAGTCGAGCCGCTGTACCTTCGAGGTTATCGACCCGTTCAACCCGCCGACTCCCACTGATGACGAGATCATCGGTAGGGCTGTCTGGGCCAGGATCGAGGATTGCTTTGACGCTGAGGACGAGGGACCTTGGCTCCGTGACATGACACTCAACTTCTTCAACAAGGACAAGATGCCGACCTTCATCGCGGAGGCGCTCTTTGACATCAATCAGCAGAACCCCCCGACCAACCTCTCTGAGACGTACTTCATCACAGGCGGCCGGGCAACAGCCAACATGCCGCTCTTGGTGCAGGGTACCTTCCTAGCCGTGATTCTCCACCTTGTTACCTCCTATGTCGAGCAACCCTCGCTACTCGGTGGCCAGGTGACTTACGAGGATCGCCGCGACTACATGACCCGCTGGCTTCAAATCTACGAGGTAGAGATGCAGCGTTACATGCGGTGGGTCGCCCTCTTCAAGCGCCAGTTCTTGGGCCTGGGTCACAGCAAGGGTCTGGTCTCTAACAAGGCCGGGAGGCTCATTGGAGCCCCTCTGCGCTCAGCTAACCTAGGACGAGGTTACTACTAAATGCCCCTCCCTTCAATCGGATCACTTACACAGTACGGAGAGCAACTCCTGCTCAACGCTAGCACCGGCAACGGAGGCACGAACGTCCCTTCCTCTCTATGGCTTGCACTGTATACGGTTGCCCCGACTGACACTACTGCCGGGACCGAGGTCTCCGGGGGTGCCTATCTTCGTCAGTCCATGTACTTCACGGAAGCCTCTGGATCTCCCGCCGTTTCCACGAATATCACAGCGGTCGCGTTTCCGGCCTCTGGTGGTGCCACCGCCGCTTGGGGTATCGTCACCGGCTTTTCGCTCCTGGACCTCCCTAGCGGCGGCAATCAGATCTGGTGGGGCTACCTCAACACTCCGCGCACGATCAACTCTGGCGACTCCCTCGACTTCTCAAGTTCGTCCATCCAGTTGACAATGGACTAACCCATGACTAATTACGCCGGTTCCGGGGTTAGTCAGAGCGAGTCAACAGCGACAGGCAATGCCTTCGTCGTCACCACTACTCCGCAGGGTCTCAACTACGCCGCCAAATACATCGGTGAGCCGGGGATTCCCAAGCAGGTAGCTCGCCGCCGCCGCTGGGTTTATGACGCTTTTCGGCGTGTCGGGACACCGTTCCTTTGGAAGCACAAATACAGCCCGGTCGATGTGCAACTAGGGATCGCTCAGGCGTCCCCGGCATTCAGTGACATCTACGGGCGTTCAGGGCGTTTCGACACCATCTCTCATGGTGTTAGCTTCGTGAGCCAGGCAATCTCGCCAAACGAGTATTACGATGCCGAGGGGAACATCCAACAGTTTGCCACAAACCCCGGTGCCGGATGGACTCCCGCTCCCCTGTATCGCGGCTACGGCCCGGGATGGATCGTCTACTGCATCCAGCCCGACTCACCCCTCGATTACCTCAAGGTCGATGCGAGCGGTTCGATCATGCGAGTCATGCAGCCCCAGATCATCTGTCCGTGGTTCCCAATCATGAACGATGGCGACCTACTTGTCTCAATCGACATGGACAATGGCGGCAACATCGTTCAGGCGCATGAGCGGTACGAGTGTCGTTCGATGCAGCCTATTACGGTCCGAGGCAATGACAAGAAGGGTCGGAGAGATAGAGGCGTTGCGAGACGTATCCCGACAGGTAATGACGACGGTAGCTCCCCCGGTGCCGGTGCGACCCCGGTGTACACCCCGACAGGTAACGCTTATGTCCTGAATCAGATCTCCGCCGAGAACCGCCTCCCCTACGGCCACACCGCCTACGACGTGGAGATCGACCGCTAATGTCCAGGTTCCTCCAGCCGCCCCATAAGTGCATCGACAAGATCCTGCGGGACGCAGCCGACATCGCCAATAGCGAGCGGGCCGGTGTTCTTCCGGCTCGCGCTAGAGCAGCGGGTGCTCCCTTTCGGGAAGCCAACAGCCTGTCAAGTGACGAATACCTGACACTGACGTACGATCCCGGGATCTTGACAGGATTGCCGCCCGAGGAAGTCTTCCAGATCGATCAGCAGATGAGACAGGTGGCCCAGACAGCCGTTCAGGTGTCACTCGTCCAGAACCAAGATCTCTTCGTCTCTCTGATCATGGCCGGTATCAAAGACGGCACTAGCTACATCGGCGGCCTCTAATGGCCAAGCTCTTCCCGGATCAGTCGATCCCCTATCCCAGCTTTCTCTACGCGACCATGATCGATGGTCTGCGGCGTGCGTACGCCCAGCATCCCGATCCTGCAATCGCCCAGACAATGGTCATCTACGAATACACGACCGATGAGGTCAAGTACCCCCTTATGATCGTGAGGTACTACGGCCGCGACATCAAGAACTCTGGTGTCGGTAACAAGGATACCCTCACCATCAATGGCGAGATTCAAGCGTTCGAGCACTACTACTACGAGGGTGATATCGAATTCGAGATCCAGACGATGGACCCCCTGAGTCGTGATCGCATGGCCGGGTCGCTGGTCACCCTGATCACATCGGGGTCTCTAGGTAGTTGGATGGGTGAATTCTTCGACCGTGTGTATGGGGACCTAGCCGACGTGTACCCTTACCGCAACTACAACTTCGTGAACATCAACAGTGACGAGCTAACTCCGTTCGGGAATGTCACGGTACCCGCGCCCTGGAATGCTGAGAACGAACTGCTCTTCAAGACTACCTATCGGACTAACATCCTGGGCGAATTCACGAGTCTCCCGAACCTAGCACCCCTCACAGCAGCCATCGAGAAGGTGTTGCTCTACCCATACAGTGAGATCGAGGGCGACCCTGTTCCAGACCTCGAAGACCCGGATGGAGCAATCGTCATCCCGCCAAGTTCCTAACCTTGTTTTCAATCTCCGCGACTGAGTAACTTACGACGATGGCCATTCCTTACGTTGATCCCGGAATCCAGGTTGCTGAGACTACAAACTCGGCCGTGACCGCAGAACTCGCGGGCGTCGAGAACATCGCGCTTGTAGGACTCTCGCAGGGCTACATTGAGGTCACCGACATCCTCACCTTCGATGACGGTCCTGGCGGCCACGTTGCGGCCCCGGCTAGTCCCGCAGCCGTCCTACATAACACGGGCGGCGTTCTAGGGTCATCGTCCGGCACAGTCGAATACTTCTACGTCGTCACCGCAGTCAACGCGGCGGGCGAGACCATCGCGTCGAGCGAGGTCAACGCCACCACTGTCTCAGACAACGATACTTCTAGCGTCACCATCTCCTGGACCGCATCGGTCGGGGCCGTTTCATACCGCGTTTACCGTGGCACGGTCACAGACTCCGAGAACGTCTACTTCACCGCATACGGAACAACCTTCCTCGACACGGGCATCCCGCATGGCACCCTCGCCACACCCCCGGTCAGTAACACGGCCGCCCTCCCGGGCACAGGTGTTGAGGTTGACCTACCAACCCTAGCCGCCAACCCCGGAGCCTCTCTCGTCTCAGTGGTTGAGGTCTTCGACGCAACCAACCCGAACTTCACGGCATCGAATCCGTACCAAGAGGGAGCAGAAGAGGACTACACAGTCTCATCGGACAACCTTGGTATTCAGCGCACTTCATCTTCCCGTATCCCCCAGACGGGCACTGTGTTCGTCACCTACCAGTACACCACTGCCGGGTACTTCGATGCCGCTCTCTACACCAATCTCTCTGATGTGGAGAACCAGTATGGTCCAGCGACGAACGCCCTTGGTACAGGCGTTGAGACTCCCGTAAGCTTTGCTGCCCTTCTAGCGTTCGGCGCAGGCGCACAGCAGATCTTCATTGCTCCGCTCTTCACCCTGGCCGACCCGGCTGACCCGGATTCGACCAAGGGTCAGCCATCTACGACCGACGCCAATACCGCCAGCACGGCGTGGGAGCAGACTCTTACCGCCCTACAGGATCAGGTCAACGTTGATCTCATTGTCCCGGTCATCGGTCAGTCAGCGAACCTCAACAACCTAGGGATGCTCGCCATCCTAGAGGCCGTCGAAGACTTCCTCAACATCCAGCAGAACAATGATGTCTGGATTCAGGCTATCGCTGGCGAGGACGGGTCACAAGAGGCGGCCGGGTCACCGTCATACCCGGACAAGGCCACCATGCGTGTCCACGCCGCCACCCTCCAGAGTCGTTACGCCAACGCCATGTCACAAAGCATGGTACTTGTCAACTCCACCACCTTCAACTATGCCTTCCCGGTCAGCAATGTCGTCGGTCAGATTGGCGGCCAGTACGTCGCGGCAGCCATCGCCGGACTGCTCAACTCCGGATCAATCTCGGACACGATCAACCTCGATACTATCCCGGGCATTCTCGGCATCGCTGATGTGCCCAAGCGCACCAAGGCTGACCTTCAGGCCGACGCACAGGCGGGCATGCTGGTTGTTACTCAGCCGATCAACACTCAGTCGGTTCAGATCCGCCACGCGATCACCCTTGATAACTCTACCTACGCTCGTCGTGAGCTTTCGGTGGTTCGCTCCAAGTTCTTCATGATCACGAGCATGATCGAGACCCTCCAGGGGCAGATCATCGGCAAGACCGTTCCTCCGGGGCAAGACCCCGGCACCTACGTTGAGTCGGCGGTAATCGCCGTCCTTGAAGCCCTACAGGGCGCGGGCGACATCGCGAGCTATGACAGTGTGGCGGCAATCGTCGTGTCCAACAACCCGACCACTGTGGCCGTGTCGTTCAACTTCACTCCGAACTTCCCAATCGACTACATCCAGCTTTCCTTCGCGGTCAACATGGCCGCCGGGACAGCCAATACTTCAACGGTAACGGCCGGGTAATCTAGATGGCATCTAACGTTCCAGCGTCACAGTTCCGCGTTGCGGGTTCCAAGTTCACCGTCTTCTATTGGGACGGCAAGCTGATCGCCCACTGCAACCAGCTTGCTCACACTTCTCCCGCCCCTGTGGCGGATGCAGTGGCCATCCAGCCACTTGATGCACGACGCCCCCTAGCTGTCATTACTCCGAACGCCATCGGCATGGGCACGCTCGTCCTTGAGATCGTGGAGCTTTACGGGCTCTCCGTCTGGGAAGAGCTACAGTCGCTCGCTACCGCGATCAAGGGTAAGGCCGCCAACGGTAACAGTCCGATCACATCCGGCAACAACGACCAGAACAACGCGACGGACCTGGCAGACATCTTCAATGCTGTGTCAGCTTACACCCAGCCGATTCAGGTCACAAAGTACGTCTATCCGCCCGCTGGCTCGAATCAGGGGCAGTACCAGGAAAACTACTTCAACTGCGTCATCTCGAACTACCAGGACGGCGAGACCGTCTCCATCGGGACGATGCAGATTTACAAGCAAATCACGGTCAACTACACGCACTATAAGCGCACTTCCTCCTAGTCAAAGCGAGCAACATGAATCAGTCAAGTGCGGGACCGTTTGATGCGTTCCCGGAAGAGGTACAAAACGACCTAGAAGGACTCATCGTCCTTGGACATCTTGACACTACTGTCGAATGGTGCGGTCACTCGTTCGGGCTACGCACTCTAAAGGCACAGGAAGAGCTACAGGTCTACCGGATCGTCAAGGAGTACCAGGAATCCTTTGGTCAGGTTCTCTGCCTAGCGGCGGCTACGGTGGCTCTGAGCCTAACCCACATTGATCACTTCGAGGACTTCTGTGAGAAGATCGGACCGAGCGCCAGGGCGTTTGCCGATTCTCGGTTCGCGTACGTGACGGAGAACTGGTACAAGCCAGTCATCGAGCATCTGTTCAAGGAGTACGAGCTTCTGCGGGCTCGCCAGCTTGCGTGTATCGAGGCGATGCGGGATTTATCGCCAAGGAGTCGGACGGACTCGCCAATCTCGCCCGACTCCTTGTCCGCAGCGGTAGACTTTCCGAGACCTACCGAGGACATTCGGGAACTTCTGACGGGCTCAATGCCATCCACCTAATGCTCTTGAGTTTCGCGATCATCCGCGAAGACAAGAAGCACCACGAGGATGCCGAGGATCAGTTCAAGGGTCAACTGCTCGCAAGCAACTGGACCCTCTTCGATCAGCTATACGGTGATTCGAGCTTCGACCGAATCGAAACCGGGATGAACGAGGATGACTTCTACCACCCGCAGAGCGAGTCCGATCTACAGAAGCTCATTGCGGAGTTCCATAGCTCGATGCCGGAAGACATTAGCGACGATTAGCCCGCCACCGCTCCATCAGGCGCTCGTACTCTTCCATCTGTTCGTCGTAGTGCAGATTGGGTAGGGGGTTTGACCATCCGGCGTTCCAGACGGTTGTCTTGGGCCGACAGGGTTTCGGATTCCGAATCCCTCGGATGAGCCCTCGGACGAGCCACCAGCTACCTCCTACCACGGCGAGGAAGATAAGTAGGTTTACGAAGATCATGCTAGGAGTATAGCATTGGCACCGCTCTAAGTCAAGTGGTAGCTCGCAGGTAACGTACAGGATGCCAGCACAGCCACCCAACCCCAACCAGATGTCACTACTCGGTCAGGGTCCGCAACATCCAGGCCAGATCGACATTTCACTTAGCCTTCTCGGCAGTGACTCGCGTGACGTACTCAAGGCGTTCACCGAACAGGTTGGCGGTCTCAGCGGCTCGCTAAGGTCTATCGTTGAACAGAACAAGGAGATCCTAGTCGCTCTCGGCCAGGTGGTCCCTAGTGTCGGTTCGACAGCAGCAGGAGCATTCAGTCAGGCGTCAACGCCGCCGCCCGCCCCGGCCGCACCAAGCTCGAACATCGACTCCGCCAGTCGCCCCGATACCGGGATCAAAGAAGACTCTGATCTTGACAGTTCTCCGCCCGGACCTCGAACATCACGTCCCGGATTCGGCGCTCGTACACACGGCACCGGAGTACGCCAGGGCCAGGGTGGCGGGTCGGCCAACGAGGACGACATCTACATCCCGCGTATCGGTGAGTTCAACTCTCAAGACATCTTGCGACAGCTTCAGCACGTAACCGGACTCGGCGGAATGGCCGCGCGGTCGAACGCGGTGTCCAGTGCCTCTAGCGCCATCGCGAGTGGGGTTCGAGCGGGGGCCAATCAGTTCTCACAGGCGCTCTATGGGATCGGGGGCGGCGGCAATATGGCTGGCTCTAACATCTACAACCCAAGCGGTGGTGTGTCTGGCCTGATCAAGTCGGGCGGCAATGCGCTTGCCAACATGATCCAAGGCGCACCGGGAGCCGTCAGCGGACTTCTCAACACGGCCAGCAGTGGTCTTGGCAAGCTCTCTCAGCTAGCCCCGTACTCAGCGGCATTCACTCAGACGACCGGGATTCCACTGAACCCCTACACGGCTATCGGTCAAGGTACCTCGATGGGACTCGCTCAGGGCGGCACGACGCTTGGTATCGGCGGCCTCGGAGTCCGTATCCCCGGCTTCACTATGCCGAACCTGAACCCTCTCGACATCTTTAGCAACGGAATCGGCGGATCGGGCTTCCTAGGCGGCGGTGGAATCAGCCCCGCCGGTCGGCAGGCGGTAAATAACTCCGAACAGGCATTAGCTTACGGTTTGAGTCCGGGTGGCTCGTCTAGTTGGATGCGCCAGGCTCAGAACAGCCTCCAGTCACTAGGTTGGTCAGGGAGCACGATGAACAACGCCGCCGGGATGTGGGGCCAGCTTCAAGCCAGCGGCCAATACGGTGGCGGAGCTATCGGATCTACAACCACAGTGGCCCCGATGATCGATCAGATGATTCGTTACGGGTCATCGTCACTTCAGGATTTCACAGAGGTACTGAAGGCTCTACCGACCGCCGCTCAGGCGGCTAACCTAGCAGTCGATGCGTCTAACCAGGCGCTTACTCAGTTCGCTGAGACGGCTAAGAGTCAGGGATCGAACTTCACACAGGGTCTCATCAACGGTATCGCAATCCAGACTGCCACCGGAATGTCGGCTGTCACCCTCCAGGGAGCTATGGCCTCTCCGCTCGTGGCAGGCCCTCTGGCGGCCCAGAACAACATCCTACCCGGTATGACCAACTTCCTGTCCGCAGGCCAGCAGGCGGGCGCTCTGGCCACTCAGGCGACGAACATGAGCAATATGTTCTACAAGCAGCGCCTCGCAGCGGGTGACGCTCCAGCCATTGCCCGCGAACAGGCAGACCAGCTTGCAGCCCAGCTAATCGGTGGTGGCATCACAGCGCAGCAGATCAAGTCCCTTCGCACAGAGGGTGCCTCGAAGATCACAGCCCAGGCTAATCTCGCTCAGGGAGCGCAATCCGTAGCACAGGATGTCAAGTCAATCCAGAACGCCAACATGCTAAAGGAGGAAGCCAAGAAGATGGGGCTCAACCCAAGCCACCTTCAGGGCACGGCGCTCCAAGGGATCACTAACCAAGACCTTCAGTATCACGCCATCCGGTCTGCACTGGCTCCGCTCTACAGTGAGGCGCATAAGGCCGGGATCAATGGTAGTGAGTGGACGAAGATCTTTGGCACCGGCAAGAACCCGACCAATCCGAACGACATCCCGTCTCGGATCGAGCAGTGGATGAAGAACCAGAACAGCGGGAACACCATCAACAGCGGTCTTGGCGGCGGAGTAATCGACCTTTCCCCGGCGGCCCAACGGTGGTTCCAGATGAAGACGGGTATGTCATGGAAGGACATCGCCAACAGCGGTGCCCAGGCCACCAATACTCCGGCTGCCTCTCTCCCCGACCCATCGCTCGCTTTCAGCAGTGGTGCCAGCGCCATTCAGGCGACCACGGCCGCTGGATCGTACGGTGGGTAATGCCAGTCCTCCAGTTTCACCACGACTTCATCACTGAGGATCTCTTCGTCCAGACGGGCGCAGACAACATCAATTGGACCTACGGGCTCAACACTCAACGCTACCCGACGTACGGAGGCGAGGTTGTCCAGATCCTATCGTGTTTTGTTGACACTCTGACGGTCCAAGGCTCGTGCGAGCGCCAGTTGACCGGAGACTACGGGAATCCCGGCATGGAGGACATCTATCGCTGGTTTCTGATGTATATGCAGCGCGCCTCGCAGGGCGGCAAAGGAACTGTCACTTACACAGAGCGTTACATCACAATGACCTACCCGGAGCGTAACTGGATTGTCGGCTTCCAGTTGCAGAACCTACCAGGTTACATGCTCGACAGAGATACCGCCGCCCCTACGTGGCAGATCGCCGGGAAGGTCGTTGAACAGATCGGAACAGGTATGTCCCTAGACGACATCCTCGCGGGCGCTGGAGCGGATGCTGTCGCCTTTCAGAAGATCCAGGACGGCGTATCGCTCAAGTACCCCGATCCAAGCCAGAGCCCCTTCACGTCGCCCTTCCAAGGCAAGGTTACCCCGGCTCAGATCAAGACCCTCCAGGACTCGGTGTCCAAGGATCTCGGCAACCAGTTCTCGAAGATCGTACAAGCTTGGAGCGGCGGAGACTACTCGTCCTTTCTAGGGGCTCAGCCCTCACAGTTCAACAACGGTCAGGCGGTAAATCCGAGCAACGTGGCAAAGCCTGCGACTCAGAACGCCGGGACCGGCAAGATCAAGGCGAAGAAGTAATGCCAGCGTCATGGGTCCCAGACACAGTGCAGGGCACGACCGGATTCCAGCCTATCACGAGCGGGGTCGGTGTCGCCTCTCCGAACATGCCAGCAGACATTGGCGGCCAGCTAGCCAACGGCGCGAACGCTCTCCTGGAAACTTCTACCTTCGTCAATGGTCTCTGGATCTACAACGTGCAGTCTAACTTCACCCTAGACGGGACGTTCGTGCAGGGACCGCTTGTGCGCGATTGGTATCCACACAACCTCGGTGTACCTACTCTCATCTTTGCCGGTCAGACGCCTAACAACTTCGAGCGTAACCGCCTCTCGACGTTCATTCGTCAGAGTCACATCACGGCGGTTCGAGACGCCACCGACAGTGGTAAGGAAGCCATCCGACTCACCCTTCCGGGCACGGCCGTAGGAACGACCATCTACCCCCTCGTCGGCGGAGGAAGCGCCCAGGGCTCATACGGTAACGGGTGGCAGAACAACCTACCGGCGGGTGGCCACAAGGGTCCCCACGGCATGATCGACGTGGTGGGCTACATCGATAGCTTCGAGTTCGGTGCGGACAGGTTCGTGACGGCGTACGAGTACACCTTTGATTTCGTCATCGTCCAGGTAATCTCATGGCTTGGTCTGAAGGACAACCAGGTCTCAATTCCCCTACAGAACATCAATCAGATGTTCCAGAGTGTAGTCGTGTCCACCACCAAGTCAAAGTCTAAGGGATCATCGGCCGCCACAGGTGTCGGCGCTGCGGTCAACAAGGTGGTTAGTTCGCTCGTCGGAGATCTGAGCAACCTCTTCTAATGCAACGCCGAGGCCCAAGAAAATCCACTCTAGAGCGTATCAAGCTAGCCCCGGAGGGTACGGAAGGAGAGACGCATGCAACGATTGGTGTATAGCCCCAAGGTCTACGCTTACATCAAGACGGACGCCACTCGCAAGAAGAGTCCGGATAGTTATATCGATCTATCCGACTTCATCTCGTCCGGTTCAGTCAATCGTGTCACTAAAGCGGCTAGCACGTTCACCCTGACCCTACGGAATCCCTACCGGATCTGGACACAGCCCGACCCGGCCACGGCACCCCTCTACGAGTCACAGATTCCGGCAATGCCACAGATCCTTCAGAACCCGTTTGAGCCGGTCTTCCACCCGATGGACACTATCACGATCTGGGGTAGCCGGTTCAAGAACCGCCCGATTCAGTTGTTCACCGGATTCCTCGATTCGTCACCCTACCTCCAGCTTTACCCCGGCGCTGTAACGCTCACCGGCTCTTGCACGTTGAAGCGCCTTCTGTACACCTATTGGGACCCCGGACTCACCGCGATCATCAAGTGGCTCGCACAATACGGATGGATCGCCAACGCCCAGACCGGCAGTGTCACCAACCAGGGAGCGGCTACCTCTGCGCTCACTCAGAAGAACAACTACAACCTGAACGATGGGTCTGTCGCGAATCTCGTGTACGGCCTTCTCCATGACATCGGGAATTGGGATGACGACGAGATTCTGATTGAGGGCCTGCCCTCAAACATCGTCCAGTCGGTGAACGCGATCTACAAGATCATCCAGCAGGACAACAGTCTCGCTGACACTGAGCTTCAGACCTTCCTCCAGACCGCCCTAGGAGTTGGGTCCTATGGCTCCGGAAGCGGCGGTGGATCGACCGCTGGGGCGGGCGGAGGGACAGCTTCGGGGCCGGTAGCGGGAGCCAAGCAGATCGTCCAGCACGTTGAACCAATCGCGGCCAAGTACAACGTGCCGCTCTTGATGGTCCTCGCGACCATGTACATCGAGACAAGCTTTACCGACGTTGACACTCCGGGCAGTAAGTACACCGGCTGGTTCCAGTGCCAGCCGGGAGGCTGCTACGCCTATGGTCCGTGGGCAACGGGCGGGTACACAGTTGCGGACACGCACGACCTTGGACTGTCATGCAATGCCTTCTGTGCAGCGGCAGCGGGGTGGGCTAAGGCGCAACCCGGAATTACAAGCGACATCCAGCAGTGGGCGATGTCCACGCAGGGGGTAAACTGCGGCAACAACCCGCGCTATTGCGATCAGTGGTCGAACGCGCTTGCCACATCCCAATCGTACATCAACCAGTTCGCGTCGTCCAGCGGGGCATCAACAACACCACAGACTGGCAACCCTACTTCGACTACGACCACTAAGAAGGGCAAGAACCAGCCTAGCGGTGTAACAGGCACTTACGTCTCCCCATTCAGCCAATGCAACGCCAGCACGACCGGCCCCTACACCCGTACAGATCAGGGCGTTGACTTCACTTTCGGCACCATGGGCCAGAACATCCTTGCTATCGGCAACGGCAAGGTTCTCGGCACGTCGCTTCCGGGCTGGGGACCCAACCCAGGCGGCGGCCCAGGCGGCTTGGCTCCAGGCGGCTTCATGTGGTATCAGCTTACCGATGGTCCTAACCAGGGCGCAATTGTCTATATGGCGGAGGGTATCACGACCACCGTCTCAACCGGCGACACGATCAGCGTCGGTCAAGCCATCGCTGTGACAGCCGGTGCCGGTATCGAAATCGGTTATGCAGTCGCTGACGGTAACACGCTGTACTACGCCACAAGCCACGTTCCATACAATAACGCCGGTCCCACGGCTGAGGGTATTCGCTTTGCCCGGTTCCTTCGTAGCCTTGGGGTGAACACCGCTGACGACCCGGGGGCAGGAGACGCTTCGTACGCGGGTAACGGGTCTCTGACCACCGATGGCAAAGTGAACGGGTCCCTTTCGGGTCAGGCAACACTCACAGGGAGTAGCGGTTCTGGAGCGTCAGGGTCTCCGGGTTCTACTGGCGGCGTTGCCGATGCCGCTACCGCCGCAGCCTTCGCCGTGAGCCTTGCGCTTCCGGGCTTAGCCAATCAGGAGGCGGCGGCGCTACTAGTGGGCGAGAAGAGCCTCATGAACTGCACTCCTATCTTCCCCTTCGTACAACAGGTCACAGGGGCATCACTGCGGGACTTCCAGTCGTTGCCAGATGGCACGTTCTTCGCGTTCTTCCCGGACTATTTCGGTGAGTTCGCCAAGATGGACGGGAATCCGGGTGCCTACTGGTCGGTTCCCGACATCGAGATCATCAGTGGTCAGATTCAGCTATCCGACGATGCTTTGGCCACGCACGTATACGTTGTCGGTGACACTATCGGGTCGTTCGGTCAGGGCACGGACTCGGAGCTAATAAATGAGATCATGTCAGGTGGCGTCATGACTATCTTCGAGGCGTTCGAGTCGGGATTCGTGAACCTCGGAACAGGCGCTAACGCCCAGCTTACAGGCAAGATTGACGCGATCAACTTCCTCAAGAAGTACGGTGCTCGTCCCTACATCAATGAGGACGCCTCCTTCATTCGCAATCCTCAGTTCGAGGCGTTCATGGCCTTCCAGACATTCCAGTTGATGTGGGCACGGCAGTTCCAGACCAACTTCAGCTTCACCTTCATGCCAGAGATGTACCCTGGCGGTCGAATCGAGCTTAGCGATCACGGTTTCCAGGTGTACGTTGACTCGGTGACGCACAACTTCGACTACATCTCAGGGTTCACTACCGATGCCCAGCTTGAGGCACCATCTGTCATGGCGGGAGTGACGGATAACGTCGGTGTTTCGAAGGGTCTGATCCGCAACGACTTGATCACCGTAACAACACTGGCCGGTCCTACGACACCCGCCTCGACCAGCAAGGCGCGGGGAGGGCAGAAGAAATGAAGACGAGACCTAACGTCCGCCGGATGGTAAGGATCATCTCGGTTGATCGCCCCAACCGGAAGATGCAGGGTATGCTCAAGGATAACACCGCCGTCCCAATCGCCGTTCTAGAAGTGCCCGACTTCTTCGTATGGCCGCAGGTTGGAGAGAACTGGATGGTCGAGAGCAAGGCTAACACTTGGTACCTGCAAGGTCGGATCGACAGCCCCATTGAAGATCACTCGGTCGAGCAGATTCCTCTCGGTGACGGACGCCTAAACGCCATCAACGTCCGCCTGCGTGATGGCGACTATGTAGTGGACTCCAAGGTGGAACTGCCGCTTGTGATCACAGGGTCTAGATCGGGCGGCGAAGCCCTGCTGAGTCTCCTAACACAGCTTGCCGATGCGGGCATCATCGAGGACAATACAACATCCTAGCAAGACCACTAGCAACATTTCTGATCGCCTGCTCTGTGGTAATCCGTGATGACCTGGAGCCTCGCAATTCAGAACGGTGACCTTGCCCTGTCTGGGTCCGACTACACCATCGTCACTGGCGAGGACAAGCTTATCCAGGATCTTACATGCTACATCCTCGAACGTCTAGGCACCGACCCGAACCATCCGGACTACGGGTCGATCTTGAACGGAGGCGTCGATGGGTCCGGAACAGTCATTCCGAGTATGATCGGCGTGAACAACAACACTATCGCGCAGTCTCGCGTGCAGGGTGAGCTTCAGCGTATTCTTCTCGCCTATCAGAACATGCAGCTTGCACGCGCCAAGAGCGATATCGCTCTCTACGGGAAGACCACCTTCAGCCGTGGAGAGGTACTTCTCTCCGTTGATAGCTTCACGATGCAATCAACCCTTGACACGCTAAGCGTAATCATAGGGATCACGACGGGTAACAACACGTCGGTCACCCTCAACATCCCGCTTCCCCAGGCGTCTTCGTAATGGCACTCACCCAGCAACAGTGGTCAACGCTGATGGTTCAGCAGCTTCAGCTATTGGACCCGTCTGTCTCGGCCTTCGTAGGGACTCCTGAGCGCAAGATCATCGATACGGTGGCATCCGCCCTTGCGAACGCCTCCATCGACCTCAGTGCCCTATCAAACGCTCTCAACTACTCTGGCAAGGTCGGCTCTGATCTCGACGCCTTCGTCGGGCTGTTTGGGTTCGCTCGTCAGGGTGGCACATACGCTGTCGGCACGGTGACCTTCAGTATCGAGGCTCCTGTCGCATTCGCTATCGCCGTCCCGTACAACACGCAGCTTCTCGCACAGAACAGTGGCACCCCCGTTGTTTTCGACACCGCCGCAGGCGCACTCATCGATGTTGGAGATCCCTCTGTTGACGTGCCCGTGCGCTGCGAAGTTGCGGGGGCGCTTGGAGAGGTTGCGGCTGGAGCCATCAACGCCTTCGTAGGGAACGGTCAGATCATCGGGATCACCGGAATCACCAACGCCTTGGCGACATCCGGCGGGAACGATATAGAGACCGATGCGGCCCTCAAGGCGCGTTTCCAGAATCAGGTCTTCCGCAATGTCAGCGGCACCACCGACCAGTACCTAGCCACCGCACTACAGACGGCGAACGTGGCCAAGGCCAACTGCATCGGTCCGATCTCACGGTACCAGGAGTATCTACAGGTCCCGGCGGTCGATGACTCGCAGTATGAGTCGGTTAGCGATGGTACGGGAACACAGGTCTCCCTACCCGGTGGTCCCTCGGGGAACCCCGGCCGCCCCGGCACATGGACGACCGGCCTGTCAACAATCCCCTACTCCAAGTACATCTGGACTGAGCTTGCGACATTTGTAAGCGACAGCGTTGTGCAGCAGATCTTCTACCAGCCTGGTATCGACTACGTGTTCAACACCCTAGCCGCTATCAAGAATCACGGAGACGCCTACCGTCTCTACACGGCTGAGTCGGAGAATCAGATCGCATCCCCAACCGGGGTAGGTGTCACTCCGGTCGCTGGTGGCGGCGTAGATGACTTCGTTGCGGGAGGCACCTTCTTCTGGATGGTGACCGCCTACACCGCAGCAGGCGAGACAAACTCTCCTGAAGAGGTCACGTCAACAGTGGCGGCAAACGGCTCAGCCATCCTTACCTGGAACCCCGTCTTCGATGCCATTGGCTACCGCGTCTATAGAGCCACGGTTACCGGGGACGAGACCATTTCGCCCTCGCTCGTTGGTATCATCTTTGACCCCGATACTCTGACCTTTACAGATGTTGGCTATCCTCCGGTCGCGGGCGCTGTACCGGCAACCAACACGGCTACGATCAACACCGATCAGCCGAACCCGCTCGACTCGCCCTTCCAGCCTAATATCTCCTTCCTCAATGTCTACACCGGCAACGACGGAACGGTGCAAGCGGCGCGTCCGGGAGATGTTGTCCTGTTCGAGCACAGCTACACGTCGAGCGAGTCTCGGAACGATTACACTCGGAACATCACAAACTGCGTGGATGTGTTCGTTGACGGCGAAAACCCCACAACCGCAAGCGCCACCCTCGGGGTCCCGCATATCGGCGCGACCCTGTTCAACTCAAATCCGCTCTCCCCTCTCTACATCGAGAACTACCGGCGCGTCGGGGAGCCAGAGCATCGACCCGTCATCGGTAACCTCTTCATGCCGGTCTTCTGGGCTCCCCTGATTAGCCTTCCAGAGACAATCACGGCTGGCGGATACACCTACTACTTGGGTATTCACTACTACGCTGTTCAGGAGGTTGACTCGATTGGCGGCACCGTCCGAGCGCGAGACGGCATTGAATGGAACCTGACTGCTGCCGCTGGATCTCCCCCGGTGGGCTCCGCACCTTCAATAACGTTGAACCCCGGTCCCACAGTCCAGGTGGACGGCTACGTATACGACAAGAACATCGTTGATCTCCAGACGGCCCTAGAAGGTGTCAAGCAGTCAACCACCGATGTTCTCGGGCACCAGTCTGTGACGCAGTATTACAAACTCGATGTGACCGTCATGTATACCCCGGGATCGAGCGTCAGCGTAGTGAACGGAGCCATTCAGGCGGCCCTACAAACCTACCTCACTGGACAGTATTTCGGTGCCACGATCCAGATGTCCACCCTACTCAACATCATCCATAATGTCCAGGGCATCTCGAATGTCCGGTGGTCTCGCGATGTCGATGACACGCTTGACGAGATCACGGTCTGTGACATCAATGGAAACCCGCTCCGCACCATGCAGCTTGATCGGGTGGTTCTCGGTACCTCTAGCACTCCTGAGATCCAGCAGGGCTACTTTGTGGGCTCGCCGGTCGGTGGAACATTCACCCTCTCCCTGGGCGACCTAACAACACTCCCGATTGGATACTCCACCGATACCGCCTTCATGGCTTTCGAGCTAGACCTATACCTCGCCATCGCAGGGATTGGGGCCACTTACACGTCCGGAACCGGAACTCCTGAGGACCCCTTCATCTTCACATTCAGTTCTGACGGGTTCCAGACAGACGTGTTGACCTGTACTCCTAGCCTAATCGGCGGCCCTTACTCGATCAACAACGACTTCTTCCTACTCGACAGTCAGCTTCCCTCCCTACCCACTGGACAGCTTGCAACGGATACGCTTCCCGGCTTGATCATCCGGCCACGCGCCCAGGATACTTGGCTGAGGTAAGCGATGGCTACCTCGCTGACTCAACTCCCTCTCCCTACACTCACACAGACGGTTGATCAGACTGCTGTAGTTGAGCCGCTTCAGGGTTCCGACAAGCTAGAGTCGGCCCTTGAGATCTTCCCTGATTCGATCTACCACAAGGGGCTCAGCAGCCACTTGGTCAAGCTGCTCTACACGGTCCTGGGTCCGGCCGGTGTCGCACTTGTCCAGCAGGACTACCTCCAAGCACGCCTGATTTATGAAGAGCACGGGATCAATAACTCGGATCTCGACGCCTTCTACGGAGATCCCTTCTCGTTCGGCCGCATTCTCTCTGAGTTCCCCGCGAGTGACGCCACCGGCATGCTCACAGCAGACGAGTGGGAGACACTTATCTCACAGGACGCCAGCTATCGTAACAGGGCAATTGACTTCCTGCACGGTGTTCGTCTAGGTAACTCGCCCGCTGGACTCGAACTGGTCGCACGTTCCGGGGTTGGTCGCGGCGTCCAGGTCGTGGAGCAGTACAAGTACCTGTTCGATCAGCACTCAGACGATCCTCTCGGCCTGTACAACTACGGCCAGACAACTTCGACCGAAGAGTTGGTGATTCTGCCGAACAACGAGATCAGTAACACCCAGGTTCAGACTATCACCTTGAACTGGCCCGACCTTGGTCCCACGGATCTCGCAGCCGTTATCACCGGCTCCGGTGGATCATGGGCCTCGACAGGCGATTACTACTACGTAGTCGCGGCTGTAATGCCAGGCGGTGAGACATTCCCGTCTAACGAAATCACAGTTGACATCACATCGACCGCCGATACAGCCACTCTCTCATGGAACTCCGTCGTAGGTGCCCTGAGCTACCGCTTGTATCGAGCAACCGCCCCCGGCGGCGAATCGGGGAGCGCCTGTTTCGTAGCTCAGGTGGTCGGAGAGACGACATACGCCGACATTGGCCTCGCCGCTGGATTGGGCGGGGTCACCCAGCCGATCTTCGCTCTTTACTTCAACGGCTGGTATGCGCCGTATGAGACCTACACGAACCCCGCTAGCGGGCCTCAGGGCGCTTACCCTCCCTCTACCCCTCCCGTGGCTCCGGGACCGGGAGCAAGCCGCTGGTTCACTCTAAACCCCGCCGCCGTCGTAGCGGCTACAGCCACGGTCAACATCAACACGGCCAGCCCCGGAACAGCAACGTTCGGAGGCGTCACCGTGACCTCCGGACAGTACGTGCGTCTGGCCTTCCAGACATCATCGGATCAAGACGGTATCTGGATCTTCAATGGGCCGTCCAGCCCCATGACGGTAGCCCCCGCCATCTACGCGGATTGCTTCACGGTAGCCGACTACATGAACGCCCTGCCAAGTGTCGGTGACGGAAACCTATCTGTGACAGGCGGAGCCTCTGTCGTTGGCGGAGTCACGGTCATTGAGCCGTGGGTGTTCACCTTCACAAATACGCTGGCCAACGATAGCACAATCAACCAGATCAGTGTCATCTCGCCGTACTTCACGGATGAGGCGTTCGAGATCACCACCGGGACGGGACTTGTCAATGGCGACCAAGAGATCGTAGCTATCGCTCCCGCAGACCTTTACTCACTTCAGATTGCACTAGATCGAATTCGCTCAGTCACAACGATTCCCACCGTCCATCCATTCACTTCGATTCGTCAGAACCAGCCATGGGGCAACATCTACGCCACCACCCAGCAGAATCAGGTGCTCCGCTATGTGTCTGGGCTCTCCAGCGTCAATTGGCCGCCCGTCGATCAGTACCACTGGATCGTAGCGGGAGTGGAGGAACAGGCACCCCGCCTAGCGAACGATCCGCAGCACGACTATCAGGGCTTCCACAATCCTGTCACCACTACGGCATCCACCACTCTGGTTGGTCAGTTCAACCAGATGGAGAGCGCACTGTTCCCGTTCCTTGGGCAGCAGACCGACCCGACCGAGGTATGGGCTGCTTCGCAGGCGCTAGCTCCGAACGCGAGCGGGTCGGTGGACCTCTATATCCAGCAAGTCGCACTACCCGATAGCGGGTCCCCGGTGGCAATGATCGACGGTATCTATCCGTTCGACTACGTAACAGCGGTTGGAGGCGTTCAGGCGGTGAACCCGCCCTCCAACTTCTGGTCCTCGATGGCGGCCACGGAGGGCGCGGAGACACTACTCATCGACTTCGGATCTCCCCAGGCGATCAACTACATCGACTTCGAGATCGCACGTAAGCCGTTCGGTATCACCATCCAGTATGACACGATGGACCAGGCGGGATACTTCGACTGGCAGGCGGTTACCCCGAACCCGCTTCTGACGTATGATGACTTCATCTCCTACACCACCGATCAGCAGTCACTTTGGTACACATCGGAGTTCAACTTCGCAGACGGTATCAACGACGTGATCTATACGCGATACGTGCTGATAACGTTCACCCGGGGACTTGCGCCACCGCAGTTCGGTGGGCTCCCGTGGACATGCAACGTCCAGAACCTTCGTCTGGGCCGGATTGTAGGGTAGTCAGATGTCAGTAACCACCAAATATAGCGGCCTCGTCATCAACCAGAACGCGCTTTCATCGGGGTCAATTGTGCCGGGTTCCTCGTTGCTCAATTACGACGGCGGAGACGCATCAAGCTCAGGACTTCTTATTCTTGACGGTGACGGCGGAACCGTACTCGACGGAGGCAACGCTGAGATTGCGGACTTTGGGACGATTTACGCGGAAGCAATCTACCAGGACTTCTTTCTACCAGTGGATTACGAGCGCGGTCCCGATTCAACCCCCGAGATCCCGGCTCTGTCAGGTATCCAATTGATGATGCAGGCCACCGATCTGAATGTCACGGCGCTGTGGGGTATTGACCACCTAAATAGCCAGGGGTCCTGGGACAACTTGACGCAGAATACACTTGAGCAGGTACCCTATGTCGGATCATTTATTTGGGCGCAGATGACGGCTCCTACTCCTATCACGATTGATCCCGCTTGGTTGAATGATCGGTTTCGCCTTTGGACTGTTTTCTCCGCCGGGATCAGCGCTCTCTTCTATGTTGCTCCTAACCCCCTTGCAAGCTTCAATGTCTGTGCGTATGCCAACTCCGATGGAACCGGAATCTTCACCGACGACGGCAACGAGGTCAGTATGAATTTTCGGGTATCCGCTCTCTCCGCTGACAGCGGAACGGATATCCTGGGCAACCAGTTCCGTGCCGTCGTCATCCCAAAGGCAGTCGAAGCGGTCAACCCGGTAGATGGAGACCCGAACATCCAGTGGATGTCACGCCCAAACCCCTCCAAGTTCGCCATAGAGGCACTGTACGCTGACATGTCACAGGATGGAGAGCCGGTAGTGGTGGACTCGATTCTGCTCGACCCAATCACGCCGAACATGACCTTCAATGTGTACTACTCGTCGGACGGAGATCCCGCCATCGATGCCAGCGATTGGGATAGCAAGCTCTGGACCCGCGTGCCTATGGTGTACACCGCCAGGAAGCGTGACACCTACTATCTTCCACGGCCCGCCACTGCCAAGTTCTTCAAGATCGAGATGACCAACCTCCAGTCACAGCAGTACCGGACTAAGGTGGTTCAGCCGGTACAGTATCAGCGCTTCCCTTCGTGGGTGCTGACCTACTTCCTGGCTCAGTACGAGGCTAGCAGGATCTCAGAAGACTACTTGATTAGTCCGGCGACCAACGTTGTCTTCGATCTCCTGGATTACGCCTATTCGTACACCCTAGACGGCATTGACACTGGTCCCGAGCTTCCAGTGTCGATCCAGGTTCAGCAACAGCTTGAGTTTCAGGAGCAGCTTACCCAGGATCTATCCCAGGTTGACCAGACCACTCTTCAGAACATCTCAACCGCCCTCCTACCCTTCTCACTACAGCCCACGGACCTCTCGAACAACAACTCGCTGCTAGGTCAAATCGCATCGCAGGCGACAGCGGCTCTATCCACCCTGCAAGCCTACCCGCAGGAGCGCATCCGGCCAAGTTACATTCCCCTGGCTCCCTATACGTCTTCCCGACTGCGAGACCCGCTCATGCAGCAGAAGCAGCAGCCCGACATGTACTTCTTCGCGACGTGCCGCCACACCTATCGTAAGGCAACGGCTAAGTTCACCAATGACCGGGCTTACTTCGCTGGCGTTCGCGAGCTTGCCTTCTTGCGCGACAACTACAACATTCCACGAGATACCCCCGTCTATTGGGAGGTCTTTGGCGACGGGTTCAACCAGATCACGTAAGACAGCGGTCAAATAACCAATGATGCTTCAGCCCGCCGATTCACTGATCGAAAGCTTCCTGACTCCGGACGGGAGCTATCAGCCCTCAACCTGCCAGGACGTAAACCAGCAGGCACAGATTCCCTTTCAGCGCCACGTAGATCTACGGACGTTCATGCAGGACGATCTCACTACAGGGGCGACGATGTACGATCTTGATCTCTTCTCGGTGAGCGGGCTCGACTCGTACACAATGATGGAGCTTGATAGCGACTTCACCACTGTCTATGAGGGCGAACACTGGACAGAGGGTACGGTCGGGCCTCAGTCGGATCGTCAGAACCAGTCTGGTATCCAGCTTACCTGCACATCCGGCACCACTACGACCGTCTCGGTGTCGTCTCCGGTAGACATCCTAACGGGCTTTGACAACTCAGCCTTCGTATCCCTAGCGTGCCCTGCACTCCCTCTCGGGGATCTCACGCTCGCTAGTTGCTTCATTGATCTCACGTCCGACCCGGCGGGTAGCTTCGGCGGCACAATTGCCTCCGTTCCGTTCTCAGACAGCCTCACGAGCCCGGTGGCGGGAAACTCTGAGATCCGGCTTCCTCGTACGAGCTTCACCGGAATCGATTTGACGAACGTCACGGGTGTCCGGCTCCGTATCGCGGCAACCGCAAGCTGCACATTCCGTTGCATGGCAATCAGGGTCTTTTCGGCAACGTGGAAGGTTGCTCCTGTAGATCTCGACACACGTCGCAACATGCTCAAGCGTACAGTCACACGAGACGGCTCCCTCAATACGTCCGGTCCCAGCGTGGACTTCCCCACTTCTACAACGCCACCCTCGGACGAGACCGATTTCCCGATCCTGTTTCGGACCCTTCCGGGCACAAGCAACCCTATCGACATACGTCACACTACGTTCTTCTACACGGGCTCGATGACACAGGGCACTAACACGATCAACATGTACTACAGGGCTACCGCGTCCAGTGCGTCCACTATGGCCGACCTAGACGGTACCGCAATGTCCGTGCTCGATGGGAACGTACAACCAGACTTCTCGTCGTCTTCCATGCTCTTGGGTCCTGAGACCGTGGGCGGACTAGACGTTGATTCGATGATGACCCTGGACGGGCGCACGATGGCGCAAATGGACTCGCGACCCGTCTCAAACTCTGAAGACTACTTCGAGATCGAGGTAACTTGGGGAACAAGTCCCGCATCGCTGACGATGCAGAACAAAGGCGGCGACTTCTATTCCTTCGCCCCGACATTGAACTCCGACACCTACTATGTCGTCTTCACAGAGCTTGTCGGTACCTCCGTCCGGTGCATCATCTACCCGTCAGACGGATTCGGGAACATCGATTTCGACACCGTTGTCTTCGATACAACCGAGATTGACGATCCCGCCCTCCTACACAATCGCCGTGGACGGATCGGATGGTACGCTCAGCTAGTAGACGGTGACGCGAGCCTCGTGAGTATCAACAGCCGGTACGCGAACTACGGCGAGTACCTCTCGACCGCGATGCAGTCGATGACACCCGTTGTCGGCGCTCAGCTATTTGTGGAGTCGAGTCCGGACGTGGTAGAGGCCGCCCAGGTGGTCGATGGTCCGTTCGGCGGATCTGTCACTCTTCAGCCTAACGGGTTCCAGGTTGCAAGCGTCAGTTCGCAGCCCCACAGCGGAGCACAGACAACTCCCTTCTGGGTCTACGATTGGGACAACCTTGTTATCGAATTCGATCTTCTATACCCGACAGGTACGTCCGCCCTCCAAATCTTCTTGCTGAGTGATACCCACAACATCGTGCCGCTCCCGCTCCCCCTGATCAACGCCGGTCACTGGCAGCACTACCGTCTACAGGTGGCTACATCGCTCGCTCTCCCGTACCAAGATCGTGGCGACATCACAGGGTTCTACAATCTCCTGTTCCTCCAGCCGGGATCGCACTCGAACGTCTGGGTCATCAACAACCTTACAGTGACCGCTCGTGCCTTCCGTTGGAAGATGCGTAGTGACGGTCCGGATCTCTGGGATGATGACGGTCTCGATTGGGTTCCGTTTGACTTCATCAACGGGGTCTACGATGGAACCGTCGCGAACACACGCGGCACGAGTCTTCAGGTATCGGGCGTGCAGATGTTCCCGGAAGCCGAGATCAATGCCCTTCAGATCATTCCTAAGTACGCCTCTCCGGGTCGTTTCGTGTGGTCTGATGAAGCCCTACTGGACGGGGAGGGTCCGACAGCCGCATTCACGGTTGAAAGCTAATGCCCACAACTTGGTCCGATACATTCACGCATGACTACTTCAGCGATTCCACATACACCATACAGGCAGGCGTGGAGGGAACGGACTTCTCGGTCTCTGCAAATGATCTAGCGATCCTCTCGACTAGCACCACGGGGGCATTGCAGTGGACCGATCAACGGATCAGTCAGAATCCCCCGTTTACAGTGAACCTAGGATGGACTCCGGGAGGTTACGCCTACGGCATCTATGTGGCCACGATCTCGGACTCTACATTCACGTACGGTCTGTTCGCGTCGTTCTCGGCCCAGGAACCCAATAACCTTCAGGTGTTCGGATACGCTCCGGGTGGCCTAAACTTCTTTGACTCGTTGACTGTTACCGCACCCGTTGATCCTACCGAGATCACTATGACTTTTGACGCAGACAGCGGGGTGGTTACAAGTACCTTTGGGGCCACTTCACTTCCACACACTCTGGCCGCCGGATTCTGGACAGCACTTTCGGCCGAAGATCTCTACCCCGGGGCGATTCTATCTGATGGCAACGTTCCTTACGGGAATACATCGGCATACAACTGGTCTTACGATTGTGGGGTCCCCAGCAACCCCATTTTCACATGCAATGCAGAAACGTCCTCCGGACCGGCTCGTATTGCCTCTTATAGCTGGGCCTTTGATGACGGGACTTACGGGTATGGTCCTATCATCGAGAAATCGTTTGTATACGGCTCAGGAGACCACGACATCACGCTCACCGTAACCGATCAAAATGGTCGTCGCGGTTCAGTAACTCATACGGTGACAGCGTAATGACCATATACCAAGCCGATCCGCTCCCTATTCACGCCTTCTCGTCCGCCCAGGCCAGCGAGATAGGAGATACGATCAACAAACCCGGCCCCGGGATTCCCCCGATGACGTTGGACTTCTCGTGGACTCCTTTTACAGCGACACCCATCACTATAGGTGAAACTACAGTCACAGTCAATGAGACCGCCATCAGCACTGTTATCACCTTCACGGCGGCTGTAACCCTGGCACCCAATCGATCAGTCGTGAACTACGAGTGGGCAATGGGGGACGGGACAGTGTATCAGACTGGAACAGATACGGTAACTCACACCTATCTCGTAGCGAACTATCAGGCCCGCGCTAGCCTCGTGATCACCGATGACCTAGGCAACACGTATAGCGTCGGCCACCAGTTGTACCTAGTCTCTTGAGTCACGCGCCCAAGTAATCCTTGATGACCCTGGTCACCTTTCAAATCCGCCGGGATACGGCTGCCAACTGGACATCTGATGACCCCGTTCTAGCCCTTGGCGAACCCGCCCTCGAAACCGATACGGGGAAACAAAAGATCGGGGACGGCGCGACGGCCTGGAGTTCGTTGAAGTACGCCACCGACATTGCTAACCTGCCGAATTCGGTGGTAAGCGGGGCTCAGGACGAACTGGTCCAGGCGAAGGGCGACATGATCGTGGGCGCGTCGAACGGCGTCCGCGCGAGGCTGCCGGTCGGCACGGATGGCTATGTGCTCACGGCGCGCTCGTCGGCCACGGATGGCGTGGACTGGGAGGTTGGCGGGCCACCGTCCGGCGCTGCTGGCGGGAAGCTATCGGGCTCATACCCGAACCCGGGCTTGAACGCGGCCAGCACCGATCTGTCTGATTCGGCTACGCTGGCGCGGCTCGCCTCGCCAGCGTTCACGGGGACGCCGACAGCGCCGACAGCGGCGGCGCTCGATGACTCCACGAAGATCGCGACCACTGGCTACGCGGACTCTGCGGTGGCTGTCGAGAGGACGCGAGCGCTCGCTGCTGAGGCTACGCTGATCCCGCTGACACAGAGGGCCGCCGCAAGCGGCGTCGCGACGCTCGATGCGACCGCCCGCCTCCCGGCCGCTCAGAACACGTCGCTCACTTGGGCCTCTGGCGTGAACTACCTGAAGGGTCAGTTCGTTCTCGTCAACGGGCTCCTGTACGCGGCGCAGTCCGCCTTCACCTCCGGCTCGACTTTCGGGGCGGATGGGACGAACTGGGCGCTTGTCGCGCGTGGATCCACACTGACCCCGGACCAGTTCGGGGCGGTGGGTGACGGGGTGATGTTCTCCGACGGCGCGATCCAGGCCGGATCGAACGTGTTGACCACCTCGAAGGCGTCGCAGGCGAAGATCGGCCAGTACATCTATGTTCGTGGGGCGGGTGCGTCCACGTCGCTCGGGACGACGAGCGCGCAGATCACCTCGGGTACGAACCCGACCACGATCTCGCGCACTTCTGGCGCCGCGATCCCGCTTTCGGGCGCGTGGGTAATCGTGTCCAGTGGAGCGAACGGCATCCCGTTCGCTCTGGTATCGGCAGCGGCGTCAAACGGCAACATCACCGTCAACCATTTGGGGAACGTGCCGGTCACGCTGCCGTCCGGATCGGCTGTCACGACGATGGGCGCGGGACTGTTCGCGCAGATCACCGGGGTCCCTGGCAATGGTGCGTCGGCTGGAACGGTCACGCTGTCGGTGAACGCTTCAACGACGATCTCGACGAACTGTAATGGCTGGTTCTCGACCGACGATGCTGCGGCACTCTTGAACCTGAGCGCAGCGTGCGGCGCTGGCTATAAGGCGCAGTTCGCGAACAAGCTCTACGGCGTTGGTGCCAACGGTGGCACGTTCTCGACGTCTCAGGGGGGCTATGCGCTGATCCCGCTCCCCGAGAGCCCGAATATCGCCCTTGACTGGGACATGCCCCCGGGCGCTGGCATTCTGGCGCTCTGCCCGGGGCCGGGGTACAGCAGTAGCTTCGGTGTCCCGTCGGTGATTGGCGGCGCGACGATGCCGTACCCGTCCGACCTCTCGGCGTTCCCGATCTCGTGTGCGTTCCACTTCAACAACCTCACCGTGTGGATGCCCGAGAACGCGAATATGGGCGGCGTCGATCTGGCTCTCTGTGTCGAGGCGGTCCCGAGCGGCCACAACAATGTTCACACGGCAGGGTTGGCGTCTGGCGGCACCTACGGTACCGAGGGCATCCTGCCGACGAACAACTGCAACTTCGCGTGGCGGATGCCATACGGCGACAACAACGGCACCTCGCGTGCGTACAACGTCGATTTCGATGGAACCGTCGTCGGCATCGTACTCGGAGCGAACTGCACCTGGACGGGTAACGCCTTCGGCGTCGGGGCGATCTATAGCTTCCAGGACCCGAACGGCGGTGCGGGTCAGGTGGGCATCACGATCCCGTACATCACCGCGAACTCTTACCAGTACGTCTACTCCGGCTGGGATCCGGTGAATGGCCTGAAGTCGTTTGCGAGCATCGGGTCTAATCCTCCGATTAGCGTGCGTGGCACGCATTTCCTTGAGGACGGGTTCTGGGCGTGGGCACCGGTTACGAATCCGGTACTCGACGCGAACAACACGATCGGCGGAGAGCTGATCATCGAGCGCCTCGGTGGCCTTGGGTACATCACGGCGATCAATATCACCGGCGGGTCAAAGATGCGTATTCGTGCAGCCGACCCGACCGTGAACACGAACGGCCTTGAGTACCAGGTGCTCACCTCGAACGGCACGATCACGAAGCCCGGGGGCGCGAAGTCGGCCTACGTGTACGAGATCGGCTCGGGATGCGGGGGCACGTCTGGTTCTTGCGCAGCCACGAGCACCGCCGCATCCGGCGGCGCGGGTGGTGGCGCGGGTGGCTATTCAGTGGGCGAGTTCCTGGCGTCTGATCTCACCGCGACGATCGCGGGAACGGTCGGGACGAGCGGCACGGGTGGCGCGAGCGTTACGAGCGGCGCGGGGAACGCACCGAAGTACGGCAACCCCACGAGCTTCGGCTCGTATCTGACGGCCGCCGGGGGTTCGGGCACGACCTCGCAGGGCGGTGGCACCACGATGTTCGGTCCCGCCGGTCAAGCCGCTGGTGCGGCCGGTGCGTCCCCGACCGCGTTCCAGGCGGAGTGGAGCATGACCGGTGCGGGCGCTGCAGGGGGCGGATGCACGTCAGCGAACGCTGCGACAGCGGGCGGAAATGGCGGCTCGGGCTCGGGTGGCGCGCTCGCGCAGGCATCCGGCGGCTCGGGCGCGGTGGGGGCCGGTGGCGCGTCCACGGCCGCTACGAACTCTGCGATGGGCGGCTCCGGTGGTGGCGGCGGCGGTGGTGGCCTAACAGGCGGCTTCGCTGGCGGTTCTGGCGGCTCCTACGGCGGCGGCGGCGGGGGTGGTGGTGGCACGCGCACGGGCCAGAGTTCGGGCGTGGGCGGCAATGGTGGCAACGGAGTCCTGGTGGTGATATGGACGTTCTAAAGCGTCAGAGCACTAAGCAGGATGCATGGGCGATCCGCGCGCAGCTCATCGCAGAGGCCGCGAAGCAGGAACTCCTCGCACGAGGCGACGCGGGCATCCTGGACATCGACACGGACGGCCTCTTGGAGGTGGTCGGTGCGGCGTCGATCGAGCATGACGACCGCCCTCCGTTCCGGTTCTACCGTCTCCACTGGGAGAACGGCGACTGGTGCGAGATCGTCCGCAACGGCGACTGGCTGGAGTTCAAGTGGCTCCAGTCGAACGACGGCGGCCTGCTTACAAAGCTCGTCTCAACGCTTCCCGGTTACTTCCGCGAGCGGGGGATCGCGACGTTTGTCACGGTCCCGCACGCTCCGTCCGACGACGCGATGCGGAAGGTCGGGTTCGTCCACGGCACAGAGCATGCGTCCGGCTATCTGATCTGCGACACCTCTGAGGGCGGCCGGATGGACCAGTACGCCGCTTTCAAACGCGGCGAGGCGCCCGAGCCCGAATGGCGCAAGCCTCTAACGGAGGAAGAGAAATGACTAGGAAGATCCTGACCGTTCTGCTCATCGGCACGCTGCCGATGCTGGCCGGGTGCGGCGCCACCGGCGCGTGGAATGCGGGGGCGTACTGATGCTTCCGGAGGCCGCGCCGTGACCGTCCCCGCTGGACGACGGTGCTCGCGTCCGGGCTCGTCAGCACCTACCTGGGCGGCGTTCACCTTCCCCAGCGCCTACCGATTCCTCCCGTGACCACGCGACCCTGACTCCCGCTATTGCGCGAGAAGTGCATGTCAGCCTAGGATATCAAGCAAGTCCTGCCTGCTCATTCGCGAAGACCTGGACTCCGCGCTGGCACGACCCGTCAGTCCCTCGTGATAGCCCTTCTTGGTTCCGATGAGCTTCTGACGCCGCATCTCAACACTGTGAGTCATAAGTAGGTCGTACCAGTACACGGTGTCAAAATTGGATGTGGCTCGCTCGTTACGTCCTATCCTCTGCATGTACCGGGAGTAGTTCCAGGGGAGATCGTAGTTGATCCCGACTGATGCCACTTCGAGGTTTAGCGAGTCCGATCCGGCGTCAGATGAAAGGAAGACGCGAATAGAGGGGTCAGACTTGAAAACATCCTCCGCATACTGTTTCTGAGCGTTTGTTCCGGAGTACACTACGTGACTGACACCCCACAAGTCCAGCCAGTCCGACATCATCGGCAGCAGCGCTTGGTTGTAGATCGTGTAGACAAGGCACTTTTCAGTCGGGTGTCGCTCTGTGAGAAGCTCTCTAAGGGTCTGGATCTTAGTGTGGCGGGAGTTCGTCAGCTTGTACCCCGCAAGGGCTCTACAGAGCGCCAGGGCCGTCGCAGACCCCTCCGGAGGCACATCCGGCCCTAGAGCTTCCCACGTCTCGCGGACGGCGGCAGAGTTGAGCACCATCTCGGGAGCGTCACAGAGCATTTGTCCGATGGCGATGGCGGCCAGCACCGTGATATTCTGCTCTTCCGCTTCCTCAAGCTCCTTGCGTAGCTCCTTCATGACCTTCTTGTATGCCAGGTAGTCGTTCCACTCCCAATCGATCTCAACGATCTCCTGCACGACCTTGGGGAACTGAGCAGCGATGTCGGGGTGACTCTTGTCCACTCGGTGAACGATCCCGGAGGCCCGGAGAGCGATGTCATCGAGATCCTTCCACAAGATGACTTTGTTCTCATTGAAGTAGTCATAGGCCGCAGCGTAACGGTCTCGGAAGGCGGTCACAGTGCCGTATGTTCTACCCCCGTTGATGAGCCGCTCGACGTTGAACCAATCCTCCGGGTCGATCTCGATGGGAGTGGCCGTCAAAACAAGCTGTCTGAGGCCGGGAGAGCGCCGCTTAGTCCAATCCACGGCCGGGGCGTTTGTCTCATAGAGCGAACGGCAGACGCCCTTGTAGAGCTTGCTGTCGCGGCTCTTGAGCTTCGTGGGAGCCTCATCCCAGATCAAGAACAGGTTTGAGTCGAAGATCGGCTCGCACCACTCATGCAGCCGGGGCAGCCAAATGTCCTTCTTGCTCTTCTCGAACCAGCAGAAGTCGTCACGGAACTTCTCGTAGTTCGTGATGGCAATAGGGTGGCGTCCATCATCGAGTGCGTCGTAGAATTCGAGGTATCGCTTCTCGCGTTGTGGCTTCGTACCCTCGATCACAATGGAGTCAAGGTCCCCTAGCTGCTTGAGCCATCGCTGAGTGTTGATCTTGTTGTTGGCCTTGACTAGAAAGAAACAGGCGTCCGAGTGACCCTTCATGAAGTGGTACATGATCAGGGCGGTTGCCAGAACGGTCTTCCCGGAGCCGGTCGTCCAGAGGGCCGCTGCACCTTCTACGTCCTTGAGCGCGTTGTAGCCCTGTACCTGGTAGGGCAGCAATCCGTTGACGGTATTCTCGAAGTGACTGTTGATAGTCACTTCCGGAGGATCGTTTAGGTGCTCATACGAGGATAGGATTCCGAGAGGGTCCTCTCCGAACGCAACCTCGTAACCGCTTCTACTTGCAAGCTCAAGCAGATCTGGGAGTTCTGCCGGGGATATGACCCGATGGGGACCGATAAGGTCCGAGAACACAAGTAGGTAGTCGGGACTGACACATTGAACCTTCCAGTATCCCGGATAAGACTTGTGTTGATCAAGGACCAACCATCGGTCCTCAGCGGCATTCGCTGATATTTCCTCAACAAGCTCAGGGGTGAGGACATTATGCGCCATCCTGCCCCTCGGTAATCTGCTTCAGCTTAGCCATCATGCCACTTGTCTTGTAGATCTCTTCCGTGCGTGCAACGATAGCGTACCACGCATCCGCAGGTACGATCTCTTTCATCGCCTGCTGGAAGGCGTCAAACTGGTCCTGAAGCTCCGCCATCTGTGCCACGGTCTCGGACTCTTCGTACTGAGTGAGCATGTTGATCGCCGCCATTGCCTCCTTACCCGATAGAGGCAATTCGTTGTTCAGGAGAGCCTCCATTGTGCGTTGGATGTACGACGAGAGGAAGACACGGCGTGCCAGGATACCTCTAACACCATCCTCGACGTTCTCCTGGGTGGCGGATGCCTCTGCTTCGATGACACGACGAATGGACGCCTCGGCGTAGTCAAGGTGATTCTTCCCGTGGTTCACCACAGAGGCTCGACTGACCCCAAACATACGGGCGATCTCTGTTGGTGAGATGTTGGAGGTCACGCAGAGCTTGTCGATGGTCTTCCGGTACTCGTGTATGCAACAGTGACAGCGGCCGTCGAAGTAGAGCGACGGCGGCTCGACACTGGCTGTGCCAGCGGCAATCACTCGACTCTTACGTCGGCTGTTCTTCTTGCGGGCGGACTCGTCCTCCCCGTCAGAGTACCCGTCTACCTCGATCTCTTCGTTCATCTCGAAGTCCTAGGAGTAGAAGCTCGCGCCATGGGTTTCTCGCGATTCTTGACTGTTCACCCGGCGACCATCAGGGTGAGTCTTGTTGTACATCCCTGCCACGATGTTCGGGTCTGGAGTGCCGTTCTCACACATAATCTCGCGCCGCTTGCGGGCGATGATGTGCTCTTCTAGGAGGACCGGGTTCTCACCCTTGAATCCCTTGGCCTTGCCTTCGCCCTCAAACCAAGTGTGTCCGTTCGAGCACATAAGCTCGTAGAAGACGACACCAAGCTGGTGACCCTCGCCGTCCAGGAGAGGACCGAGAACGATTCCATCCTCGTCGTACATGAACTGTGGCCCGATCTTCTTCTCGCCGGTCTTCTCGCCCTGCCCTGCACACTGACGACACATCTCTCGCTTGGAGTCAGCCTTGAGGATTGCGTCGGCCATTAGCTCGATCTGATGGGCCGTATATGACTGACCCTCGATATACTCGGGAGCGTCTTCCTTCTTCCAGAATCGTCTACGCATAGTGGACATTACTTGGTCCTCCCGTAGTCGTACTGGCTCGTTGCCATGTCCTCTTCGGTGAAGTAGAGCTTGGCTAGCTGACGGAGCGCAAGATCGGCGTACTGACCGACCGATACCGGGGTAATTCCCATCTTCGCGGCGACATCCTTCTGCTTCCAGTCGAAGACGATGTTGTAGAGAAGGGCCTCTCGCTTGCGCTCAGACAGCACACCGCCCTTGGACTGCGGTAGTAGGCAGTTCTGGAGGTCAGAGAACGAGATCGACAGGGTGACCTTACGGATGCCCGGAGGGTCGGTTGAGTTGTCAGCGACGAAGTAACTGTGTTCGATCACGTCATCCTGGAACCCCCTGGATGCCAGATGGTCACGCCAACTGATGTAGTTCCTCAGGATCTCCTTGAGGACCCGGTGAGGCGGGGTTTCCTCTGTAGGGAGGGTATAGTTTTCCTTGAAGAGACGGATACCTCGTTCCATCACCCTCGCGTATTGGTCTTGCGCTGTGGTCGTCAATGTACTTCCTGTCGTTCCGGCGTCCATTAGCGTGGGCATCTGGCTCCCAGCGCTACTAGCCCGACCGCAATGGCATCGGGCTCATCGAACTTGTCGGCTTTCGTCCAATCGGACTTGCGACGGGCCAGTTCGGGCAGGAGGGAGATTACACCGTCACGGACCTTTGGTTTCGTGGCGGATCGTCCCCCTCCTATCCGTGCCTTCACAGACACGGCGGCTACTTGTGTAATCGGAATCTCGTGGATGTTCACCACGGTTTGCATGGACGCCAGAGCCGCGTTAGCAAGCACTGATTGGGCGGATGCCTTCCCGACGCCGATGACGGGCATCGTTTCGTTGGCGAATCGGGTTGGCGAGTAGGTTCTGAGTAGTTGGTCGCCCTCAATCGACCAGTAACGAATCAGTCGCAGGCGATAATCCTGCCAAGGCTCGTCCTCGGGCTTATCGAGCCCCATGACACCAGAGGCAATGTACCCGATCTCAGTGAAATCCTCATAGGCGTCGAGAACACTCCAGCCCATTCTCTTGGCACCCGTATCCATCGCTAGGAGGCGCATACGATTCCCTGTAGAGGTAGATCAATCCAGAGGTCAGCGTCTTCCTCATCCGGCGTGATCCCCTCATCGATCAGAAACGTTACCAACTGCCACTTCTCGTAGATGGCTTCCACTAGCGGAGGGTTGGGCTTGAAGACCCACTCCTTGAATCCATGCGGATTCTCCTTGCTGACGCCAAAGAAGATAGCCTCTTCGCACTCCGGGAACCAGTCCAGGTAAATGCACGCCTGACATTCCCACTTGTCCACATAGCGGGCAGGAGGGGTGTCAAACTTAGCGTCACTACCACTTATTGACTTGATGTCGAACAATAAATTGGTCGCATCAGGCAAGACAAGTGGCGCGATATCGGCCGATCCGGTTGACCAGTGGAACGGAGAGGGCTTGAAATACCCCTCCAGACGGTCATCACACATCTTCCCCGGCCAAAGCCCCCAGGCGTTCTCCGGAGCCGGTGTCGGGTTGTCGTAGTCGGCGTGTTCAAGGAACTCTCGCTCGCCCCACCATGAGCCCCCACGACGTTCCACGTCCTCGGGCTTGCACCACTGAAGTTCGTCCCTGAGAATCCACTGAATCCACTGATGGTAGTAATGGCCCACCCCAAACGTCTTCTTGAGCCCAACCGAGAGGGGTTTCCTGACAGCGGCTCCGGTGGCCTTCAACCAGAGATCGTAAACGCTAGGCGTGCAATCCCCAGAAGGGTGCCAAGCGTCATCAGGGATCTTGGGCTCAAAGTGAAAGCCCCACTCCTTCTCCGGATTATTGTCCAGCCAGTTGTCGATGGCCGGTGCGACTCGATACCCCAGGTTGAGGGACTGCATCAGCGTTCGATTAGTGGCGGCGACCTTGAAGTTACCCATGGGCAAGATCGTATTCCACGGTTCGGACGACTAGATTGACCCAGCCCTCATCGTTTGCTAGGAAATTGTCGGGATCGAAGTATTGGAGTGCTACAGCCGGTTCGAGACCGGCGGCGTATGCCTCGTCCGCGACCTTGGTGAAGACGTGTAGTAGGGGTGCAGTAGAAGGGTGGCCGGGAAACCCGGTGGTCTTGCATTCAAAGAGGTCGTTTGGACACCGAACATCTCCCGGATCGAGGTCCGACGCCCCGGAATTACTCGTACGGTGACCGCCGTAGCGCCGAGCAATCCATTCCTCATGAACAAGTGACCTATCCTTGTTTTCACCCCTAGCCCTCGCCATCTACGTCGTCGCTCTCTACAGGTCTTGATCCTTTTGCTTCGAGCCGCGCACGCATGACTGTCATCATCTCGTTGCGGATGGTCTCCACGGCCCGGGGATTGTCCTTGAAGAACTGCTCTACACCATCCTTGCCGTCTACCTGATTCTCCCCACTCTTGGCGAGAGGAAAGAGCGGGTGACGATACTTGGCTCCCGCTCGTGCAATAACTCCTGCACGAAGAGCCGTAGCGAGGATGTCGGCCGTTGTGTCAATCCCGAACGGTCGGCCTTCGACCTCTTCATAGAAGTAGTCGAACTGAGCACGTTTGCCAGTGCCCTCGGACATCTTGTTTCGCTTGATGGCAACCACGATGTTCTGGCCATTGGTGTAGCTGTACGACTCGTCGCCGTCATGGTCCTTACCGTACCACCGTTCCTTGCCGAACTTCACTTGGAGCCGAATAGGGCACGAGTGCTTGAGAGCGTGACCGCCCGGTGAATCGAGTAGCCCGGAGATCTTGCTCTTCTGATCGTCACGAACCTGGTTGATTAGGAGAAGACACTTGTTCTTCTTCCAGAGCGGCATGACACATCGCTTCAGACCCCAGGTAATGAGTCCCGCTTGGCCCATAGCGGCGGGTCCGGTGGCCTTCTCGTCGGTCTCTGATTCGCGCAGGACCGCCCCAATTGAATCGAACAAGATGAAGTCCACCGTGTCCCCGATAACCCAATCGTAAAGCATCGCGAAGGCGGCGTGGCCGTCGTCTGGCCGACCGATCAGGAGCCCGTCCGTGTCAAGGCCATGGCGCTCCGCCCAATCCGCGTCGAACCCTGGTTCGAGAGCGATGATGCCCGGTGTCATCCCCTCATTCTGAGCATTCACCATGGCGGTGATCCCCAGGATACTGCTCTTCCCTACGTCCGGCGGCCCAAAGATCTCCGTCATGTACCGTCGAGGGTAGCCGCCGATTCCTAGGGCGTAGTCGAGAGCTTGAATGCCCGTCGAAACCACATTCTGCTTGACACGGGTCGATCCGATGTCGGCAGACTTGTGACCGTACTTCTTCTCCATTCGGGCGCGCTCTGCTTCGAGTGCCTCTCTTACATCTTTGTTCATTTCAACAGCTTTACCTTCTCGACCGATTGTCCACGGTCGTTCTTACGTACATCGAAGATTCCTGTCTGATACTCCGACAGGAGGGCCTTGTACGACGGCCACTTTTGCGAGAAGATCGCAAACTCCGACGCCCAGCCACCGTATTCCAGTGTCAGGATCGCCATTGCCTTGCCAGTCTTTCTCACCTTCGTCTCACGTATACCTGTGATAGTAGCAGGAAGTCGAGATCTGTCAATGTCAGGGTCCTCGATAAACTGCTCCCAATCGTCACAGGCATCTAGTAAGTCGGCGTTCCGAGCGTAAATCGGACCGGAAGTGTCAGTTAGGACCACTCCCAGAAGTTCACGTTCAGCGATTTGCCGCTGTGCGTCTGTGAGTACACTCTGCTCGTACTGAGTGAAGCAACCCACTTGGTACAACAGGGCATCCTTGCCCGAATTGAGTCTAGAGCGGGGTGACTTCATGTTGAAGTCCAGGCCCTCCTTCTTCGACTCTTTCTTCTCGGTCTCCCACGAAAGCTGCAACTCGTCCATCGTGTCCGCATAGCCTCCGGGGGTCCTGATGACCTCTCCTACCTCATCACGGAGCGCGATGATCTGTTTAGCTGTCTTAGCCGCAATCCCCTTGATGTTGGTGAACCCGAAATAGATCCTACCGTCTGTACCAACCTCGATATCGGCCTGACTCATCATGATGTCCGGAGGAAGAATCTCAATCCCCTTGCGTCGGGCCTCACCAATCAACATGGCGGTCTTCTCCACCGCCTTGGGGTCCTTAGAGCCCTCGGTAGTGTCATTGATCGTCTTGATACAGGAGATGTAGAACTCGGCAGGAGCGTAATACTTCGCGAACAGGGTACGGAAGAGCATCGTCCCGTAGGCCATGGAGTGAGCCTTATTGAACGAGTATAGAGCGAACAGGTTGATCTTCGCGATCAGTGACTCCGCTGTCGCCCTCGGTACGCCCGCCTCGTCCGTGGCCTTGAAGTACCCCTTCCCCTTCCACGCGCCCTCTCCACGCTGGAAGTCACGCATCGCCTGCGGGTCCTTCTTACCGAGCATCTTCCGGATGGCGTCCGCGTCACCCGGTGAGTAACCGAGCTTCTGGGCGAACTTGATAATCTGCTCCTGGTAGATGATGACGCCGAGCGTCTCAGCCAGAATGTCGTCCAGGATGGGATGCTCAGCCGCCGGATCTTCGAGGCCGTTACGACGCCGCACGTAGGCTTCTGCGGCTCCTGAGCGCTGCGGCCCAGGGTTGTTCAGCCCGACGATGAGCGAGCAGTCTTCAACGCACCGGGGCTTGATGTCCTTGCAGAGCTTGCGAGCACCGAAATGGTCCTCAACCTGGAAGAGCCCCATTGTGTAGCCACGCTCCATGAGCTTCCACATGTCCTCGGGGTACTCTTCGCGCTCCAATCCGGACCAGTTGACCTTGATGCCCTCCTTGGCTACCCGGCGTTCCCACTCTTCAAGGGTGTCAAGGTTGCGAAGCCCTAGATAGTCGTTCTTGAGGAACATCAGCTTGTCAACCTGATCCATAGGGAACTGTGTCACCTTGATCTTGCCGTTGCTGTTCCACATTGCCGGAAGTCGGTCGGCCAGTACACAATCGGAGAGCACCACGCCTGACGGGTGAACGCCGTACCCTGACACTCGGGAGCAGAGATTGCTCACAGCATCAAGCCACGCCCAGAGGATGTCCTGGCGGTTCTCTGGCTGCTTGTTGATCCACTCTACGATCTCGTCCCCAACATGCTCCATGACATAGTGTTCCTTCGTCTGGAAGCGCAGGGTGCCATCGTCGTTGATCCCCTGAAATACGCCGGGGTCAGTCTCTTGGTCCCAACCGATAGAGTCAACGTCAAGGATGTTGATGTCTGGTACCTGATCAACGATCCGCTTCATCCCGTCAATCTCTGAGTTCTTGATCGCGTACGCCTTAGCGGTCCGTTCGAGAGCCGTCTTAGGCTTGAGCCGGGTGACCGTCCCGATGGAGTACACCCTGTCGATTCCCAGGCGTTCCTCGGAGTATTTACGGACCTTCGAGCGGTTCGCACGAGCGTAGTCAGAGTCGATGTCGGGGAACCCCTTGGCTCGTCCAGGGTTCCAGAAACGCTCGAAGTACAGATCGTAGTGAATCGGATCAATGTCGGTGATACCGAGCGCATAGGAGGTAACAGCACCCGGTGCAGAGCCTCGTCCGGGACCCCGGAGAATTCCCTTGTCATCGCACATCTCAGCGATGTCCCAATTGTAGAGGAAGTAGTGCTCTAGACCCGCATCCAAGAAGACACCGGCCTCATAGGCAGCACGGTCCCAGATTTCCGGAGAGGCATCTTCGCCATAGCGGTACACGATGCCTCGGGCGATCAACTCAACGAAAAGCTCCTGTGTGGTGAGACCTTTATCCTTTTCCTGTACGTATGGGCACGATGCGGGGATGAAGACAGGAAGGTGGGGCTCTGTGCCGGGAAGCGTAGCGTTGCAGTCGTTGGCGATCAGGGCGCTGTTCGCCAGACACTCATCAACGACGCTCTCAGGTAGGTAGTTGAGTGACTCCCGGATCTGTGCCTCATCCTGGATGTAGAGCGAGAGCGGATGCCACATCTTCCGGTCATTCGGGTCCATCCAAATGACATCCCCGGTCTGCATACAAACGTACAAGTCGTGTAGGTCGTACTGATTGGGGAAGGCGAAGTGGGCATCTGTAGCGTACACGAGCCCGATCCCTCGCTCCGTCGCCACATTGACTAGGTTCCAGTTTAGTTCCTCGTGCTCTTCGCCAGGATAGACGTGGATCTCAATGAAGAACCTATCGCCGTAGCAGTCGAGGTACTGATTGATGGCATCGTAGGGGTCGTAGTCGATCTTACCCCGAATCGAAGCGGAGAGAACGCCCTGGATGCACGACGAAGTAGCGTAGACGCCCTCCGAGTAAGTCTTCATCGTCTCCCATGTCATTCGGGGAACGAAGTGACTGTTCTCGGCCGCCTTGTCAGAGAGCCGCCAGATGTTCTTCAGACCCTCGTCATTCTGGGCCAGGACGATAAAGTGGTTCTGGTCGCGAACCGCCTTCTTGTTGACCGAGGCGGGCTTACCGGGGATGAGACCATGGTAAGCCTCCATACCGAGGACGGGAGTGAGACCGTTGAGCCTCATTACCCGGTCGAACTCGATATGACCCGCCACTACTCCGTGGTCGGTGATACCGGCCCTTCCGACACCGATCTCCTGGCAGCGCTGGACGATCTCAAGGGGTGTTGAGATACCGTCCAATGCACTATAATGTGTATGATTGTGAAGCGGGCAGAAGTCCATTACCCGTCAATATCCTTCTCGGTCAATCGGTGAAGCCATTTACCCATTTGGGAGCCTTACTAGAAGATTGGAGCCGCCGGGGCGGCTCAGGTACTACTTGGGAGACGAGACCAGTCGGTACTCGTACTGGCCCGGATCGGTGGCGTCGGGACGCCGCTTGATCTCGTAGCCGTCCGCACGAAGCTCTCGGACACGACGGAGGCCGTCGAGCCCGCCGACACCCTGAATGTCGAACGAAGAGGTCCAGCGGCGCGGCTTCAGGAGTGCGAGCACTCGCTGCTTGTAGGTGGTCGGCTTAGAAGCCATGATCACCCTTTCTTTGGTTGGACTTGACTGTCCACTATGACCTTCCTTGCGGCCACAGCAGCTTTATCGGCACAGTTGTTCCAGTAGCCTTCTACACCCTTCTGATGGCCATGGATGTGCTCAAACTCGATTACACGGAACGTGGCGGCGGCTGTTTCCAGGTAACCCCAGAGGTCACCATTCTTGTTCCGTGCGCGGGTCTTATCGTTGAACCCGTCTACTACGTACGCTGAGTCACTTACGACCAGCACGTCCTCGACGCCCTCCATCTCCGCTAGAGACTCAAGCGCCATCACGACAGCCGTAAGTTCCATGCGACCGATGGTGGTGTCTTCCTCGCCGCCCCGCTCATCAATTCGTCCGTCCCCGCTATCGAGGGCTATCCATGCCCACCCACCTGTACGGTTCTTGACGCTGGCACTTCCGTCTGTGAAGACGATTACACCGTGACTAGGGTCGAAAGTGTCTGTTTCAGTTCTCAAGGGAGTCGTATGCGTAGAGGATGACAAGCGCGCCATACATAGCCTGACCGTAACCATACGGTGTCAGGCCGATCTTGTCAAAAGTGACAAGTAGTTCGTCTTTCAGCGCTTGGGAAAGACCCAGGTGATCAAGAACGATTGTGATGGCCTCCGTTCGTTCCTCGTGAGAGGAACTCTTGTGGACCTTCATAAACGTCTTGATCCGAACCTGGGCTTCCCTGATGGCCTCGGGAGTCAGTTGGGCCATTACTCCTGAGTGGCACGAGCAGCCCGCGAACGCGCACGCTCACGGAGTGACTTGAACCCATCGGACTCGGCTCCGGAATCCGTCTCCGGAGCGTCAACCTCTGCGGGGGTCGCATCATCTGCGGCGGCCTCCGGTTCGGCGTCCGACCTCTTGGACCGTGAGGATGACCGTGCCGTGCTCCGTGTGGCTCGTGACGGCTTGTCCTCGCTCTTGCGAGCGGACCGACCACCCTTTGCCTTGCCACCTTTGCCCTTGCCCCAGCGGGACTCAAGCTCAGTGATGGTCGGAACAACGGCGTGATACCGCTCACCGTCGCTCAACTCCGCGATGCGAGTCGAGAGAAGGTAATCGGCAATGATGGCTGCGCCATCCGCCGGGTCCTCTGCGCTCTCAGCCTCGCCCATGACATCATCGAAGTCATCGGTCTCGCGGATGTAGCTAAGACCCTCAGCTAGCTCCACAATGGCTGACAGGTCCACTTCCTGACCCGTGAGAGGGATGAAGTCGTAACGAGTGTCCTTGTCGCCGCCCTGACGGGTAACTGACATGACGGTCTCGGTGACCTCTGCCTTCTCCTGGAAGTTGCCGAGCCAGCCCCAGAAGTTGGAGCTAGACAGTGAGATGATCCCGATACACGGGTACTCAACCTCGACCTCTTCCTCGTCCTCATCCTTGGCGGTGTACGTGTCGGTCGCGACTTCCCAGCCGACGATAGTGGACTTTCCACCACGGCCTGCCTCGGTAATCGGGACCAACTCAACGCCGACGCCAACGAAGCGAAGGCGCGGCTGGCTACCCAGACGGCTCTCGATCTCGTCGTACGCCTCACCGATGGAGGGGTCCTTGCGCGACAGGAAGAAGTCGTAATCCGGCTTCACTTCCCCGTCGTTGTTGGTGTGAGAACCAACCTTGATCCACTCGTGGATCGCGTACTCCTGAAGCTCCGAGAGGTCAGTAAGGACGAGAATGTTCTTCTCTTCCCCGCTGCTCCAACGAAGTTCGGGGCAGAACGGCTTGAAGTCTCCGCCGCCCTTGCGCTCTGCGGCCTCTTTGATGGCGGAAAGGCCCTTCCGCACTTCTGGCTTTACAGCCATGGTGTTACTCCTGGTTTCATAGCCCCTGGTAGGGCTTGTTTCACGAGTCTAGTAGACTCAACGTGGTTACTGTACCACTTATTTCACTGGCTTGTCAAGTGCCTTTGTTGCAGCGACCTTACGTGCCTCATCAGCCTCTTTCGGCTTGAGGGGTGTAACAGTCTCTACCTTCTGGAACTTGGTGAACGCCATTGCGGGTTATCTGAGCGGTTAGACCCGGAACATTGTGTCAAGGTGACGACTCAGTGCGTCCATATTAGGAGCCAGATCCCCTAGGTCACACCCGTCGTTGATTCCCTTGATTTGAACCGGATCACACTGGTACACGGGCACAAACGGCTCCAGATACTCACTGATCAGAGTGGCGAAATTCCTGCCCGGTCCATCGTTGTCGGGAGCGATCACTACTCCCTGCTGAAAACGCCTGAGTAGGCGCATTTGGGCCGGGGTGATCTTTGCTCCAAAGCTAGCCACCGCCGGAACATCACAGCTTGCGAGCCAGAGTACGGTAGACGGCGATTCGACAATGAAGATCGGGATATCCTCTCCGCAGGCCCGGTCGTAGTTGAACAGGGTGTCATAGCGCGGGATATCTGCTGTGCTCTTGTACTTTCCGACCCCCTCGGGGCGGTCGTCCGAGAGCCACCGCTGCTGCCACCCCACGAGCTTGTCCCGCCAGAAGTGCGGGATGATGATTGCCTCACCTATCCAGGGCTCTTTAGCGTCTGTCATCGTCCGGATGCGCCCGAACCGCAGCTTGAACTTGTCTGCAACTTCCGCCGACACCCCCTTGTTCTCCGCCCAAACCTCGGCAATCTCAGGCCATTCGTTATAGGGCTGATACCTGTCTAGGATCTGTGGGGCGAAGCGGGGCTGAATCACCTTCTTAGGTGTCCGATCCTTCAGGATGTCATCGATCTCGTTCAGGAACGACTCGTCTGTCTGCTCTACGTCGTCAGCGAATTGGTATAGCCAGCGTGTTGCCTGATCTTCGTCATAGTCGAACATCGACTCCACGAACGAGAGCAAGGTGCAACTCCCGCATACGTAACAACTCACCAACCCGCTTTCCCGGTAGAAGACGAACTTCCCGGTGCGATCTCCATTCTTGTGGAGCCCTAGTAGATCGAAGCACTGACCGATGTCGTTGTCGTCGCCGTCCTGACGAAGCGGCTCAAAGTCTAGGGCGTCGTATAGCCGCTCGTAGTCGATGTCGTGAACGAAGTCCTCATACTCAATCATCTTCGTCCTCTTCGTCGTCCACTACCCCGCGCATATCAAACGAGCACCCATTGCTCAGGTTCACATCCAGATGCCACTCTAGGTGGTCATAGTTACGGGACGCCAGAGTGCCCACCTGGAGCACATTCGAGGCTCGTAGCTCTTTGTTAGCCCAAAGACCAAGCTCCAGAGTGGCTGTTTCTTCAATGGCGCTCGAACCCTTCCCCTGCTGAGCCTCGGGCATGCCGTCCTTGTTGTTCATGACGGAACGGTTGAACTGGTGAACGATCCAGAGTGGCACCTTGTCGGAGAAGTCCCGGAAATCATCACAGACCTCCCAATAGTCACCCGTGTTGTTGAGTGACCCGATAGACCGTCCCGCCTGCGTCTCACAATACTGAAGCTGATCGATGAAGATGACATCGGCACCGCCTGACGCGGCCTTCTCGGTCATAGCTTCGACCGAGCGTTCGCCCACCGGAGGCTTCTCTGTGCTGAACGTGCCCATCTCCATCAGTTCACCCTCGATGGCGTGGAGATGGTCAAGCTCCGCTGGCATAAGCACTGACTTTAGGTACTTCCAGTACGGCACGTTGGCCGCCATACACATGACACGCCAGTATGCCTCAACCGCCGGTAGCTCCAGCGAGTAGAGCCAACAGTGACGCCCCTGGAGTACGTTCTGGATAAGGGCGTTAGTGGTGATCCAGCTATTGTGAGTTGGGATCATTCCCTCACCAGCTAGATACAGGTGGCTAAGCGAGTCAACCTCAATACATTTGACCGGAGTACTTGGGACGCTCACTACGTTTGTAATCTGCCGTGTCTGAGATCTGGTTTGCCTGTTTGGCGGATCATCCTGGTTTTGAAGCTTCCGCTGAAGTCGGAAGACTGGAGTATCCGAATATGCCTTGAATCGCACATGCCACTTAGGTCCACAGTCTTCACCGTAGAGAGTGGCCCGATACTCATTAGCCACAGGTTTGAATCCAAGCGACCTAACCAACTCAAGAATCCCGTCTCGGAGGGCGGGCTTCGTGGTCACAAAGACACACTCTCCCTTGCCGGTGCATGACCCGTCAGTATCCATTAGACCCTGTAAAAGTTCTAGACGCTGAGAGTAATTGCCTCTCAGATATGCGGTGGGTATATGCTTGTTTCCAAGTACCCCAAGCTCACGCAAGCGCACTCTTAGCCCTAGTACTCCATAGGTGAGTTTCGCAGACTTCCATTTTCGGATTTGAAAGTGATCCATGATTTCACAGAGAATGTCGGGGTCGCCGGTGGTGATCGCTCCATCTTCTGATGTTCCATCTCCTAACCAGGCTCCTAGTACGTAGGGAGAAACCTTGAACTGTGATTCGGAACATGTAATCGCCCCCGATACAGGAATCGAGTGGTTCGATCCTATATCGGGTCTCCGAAGAGTCTGAATAATCTCTTCGGTTGTAGAAATAGAAGACCGACCCCTTTTCGATTTCTGAAAAGTCACCCATTCGTGATCCTTGTCCGCGATGACATGGGTCCCATCCGAAAACTCGACTCTGTAACACGGTCGTCCAGTGAATACTTCTGTTTGGGCAGTAACCCGACATACATTCCCGGTTTCATCAAATACAGAATCTCCGACTCTAAGATCTCCCATTAGAGTCCACCCTGTCGGTGTCGGGATAGGGGTATCAAGAGCCAGAGCCTTGTAGGTCTTAGGAGCGCCGACTAGGAATGTGAGCCCCTTCATGCCGTAAAAGTGCTCGTCAAGCTCCGCGTATCCAAGTGATGGTCCCGCCCCGGCGAGCTTGTCCTTCTCGTAGATGTTCAGGGCTCGTGTGAAGTCTCCTGAGCCAAACCGCTCCCCGCGCCGAGCGATCAGTTCACCTAGGCGCTTGCCCTCGCTCACCATGACCCGTGCAACCTCTAGAGGGGCCTCTACGACCGTGTTGGAGATCCGCTTGGCGGACGCCTTACCTTCGTTGCGTACATGGCGCTCACGGAGTCTCGTGATCAGGTCTCCAATGGCCGTCTCGGGTCTGAGGATCTGTAGAGCCGGTAGATCCTCCTGAGAGCCGTCGAACTCGTCTTCGAGTACGAGAGCAGTCGCGGGCTTGCCATGATCCCTGACATGCTGCATCTGCCAGTCGTAGACGGTGCGGGTGAACTTGTCATAGATCAGCTTAGTGCCGATCTGTTCCTTCCGCATCTCATCAACCGACTCAGGAATCGCAAGATGGAAGATGATCTCATCATCGAGGTCTAGCGATAGCGGACCCTCAAGCGTTGATGAGTCTGACGTTTCCATTTGCTCCGGGCCAGTTGTTGTAAGGGTGGGGCTCAAGTGGAACTCCGTATTTCGTCATCAGAGGGTTAGTACGCGGCCTATGTGGGTCCGACGCTCTCAGCACAGTAGCAAGTGTGCGCTGATAGTCAACTACACAACTCAGTGCCTCGGTGAGATCGGCGTGAAACTGCTCCGCCTTGCGACGGTTGGGGTCCTGGTCTTCAACCATCGCACTCACAGACCCATTTCTCGCACTTGGCGCACCCGCACCCGACCGTCCACACTGGCTGAACCATGTATCCAAGCGCTGCGATCCGAGCGGCCATACGCGCATCCCAGATCTGTTCGATATGCTCAGTCTTTTCGGGGTCAAGGAGATCCTCGTCGTAGTAAATCCCCTCCGGGTCCTCCCGGTAGTCCCAGATGTAGGCGAGCGTCTCCTTACCGTTGGAGTCCACGTCGATTGCCAGGGCGAGCCCTAGCGGGTGGAGAAAGCGCCGATTCAACTCGTGAAGGTAACCCTTCTCGCGGAACTCGGCAATGTCGATCTTCTTGATGTCTGGATGCTCGTCTTTGGGGTCTACGAAGCTCATATGATGGGCCTTACCTCGTCGTTCATGAACAGTTCTTTGTTGTCGATCACTGACTGGCCGAGACGGTAGTCCTGGCCATGGAATTCGATCACGAATTGCTTGGCTGCAAGGAGCGAATTGATGCGAGGCCAGTGCTTGCCTAGCTGCTCCGGGGAGAAGTTGGTAGTGAGGATTGTCGGTACGTTCCGGTTGGTTCGGTACCGGATCAAACGCTCGAAGTGTTCCCCAAAGAGGGCCTTCTGTGCCTCACTCTGGCGAGGGTTATACCAAACCTCATCCAAGATCAGAAACGGGATGCGCTGGAGGGCGTCCATCTCTTCAACGGTCCCATCGATGGCCGTGGTCACGATGTCATCGAAGTGAATTAGCCGAACCCGCTGACCACGCTTGATTAGGTACTTGGCTATATGAGTGGCCCCGAATGTCTTGCCCGTCCCAACCTCGGCCGACCAGAGTGTCACCCCCATGCCGTTTTGACGAGCGTTCTTCCACTTCTCGCAGTAGGTGTCGATGAAGCGCTTAGCCTCTGTGTCTCCGTGGTAGTCCTCGGTCCAGTCGAGGCGCATGTATTGCTCCCCGATTCCGGCGGCCGTGTAGTGGCGGTAGAGAGCCATCTGTGCCTGACAGTCGCACTCGTGAATCTGGTCAAGGTAGCGATACTGACCATTGACCTCTCCGTAGTGATTATCCGAGGCTTGGATCTTCCCTGCCTCACTTCCGTCTAGTCGCTTACCGTCACATGTAGGGCAACGATCAAGACGCTTGGCCGCGTTTCGCTCGACCCAATCAAACTCGGCGTCTGTCAGGATCGGGAGGGTAAGGATACCCTCCTTAGTTGGGAGTTTGAGCGTCTTGGTCTGCGAAAAGGTCATCAATAATGTACTCCACCTGGTTGTCGAGGCCCACCGGAAGTTCCTTGTAGGCCATGTCTAGAGCTTCTAGACCTAGCGCCATTTGGCTCGCCACGGCGCGGTTGAATTGGATCTCGTCGTCTAGATACGGTACCAGATAGGTAGGGTGAATCCCCATGGACATTCGGATGAGCGGGTACAAGGGGGTCACTACCTGGGCCACACCGTATGAGAACTGGTCGGCTGAGATCTCGGCGTTGATCGCCGTGTGAATCGCGTTCTCAGCAAGCGATCCACATACAATGAAATGCTCAATGCCCTGGGCGATATATGCCCGCTCCTGGCCGATTCTTTCTAGGGCGACAGCAATGTCAGCGATGTAACCACCGGCCATCCCAACGGCCAGATCGTACCGTTCCTCTACATCCACATGAACGTGGTCGATGATCCGGAGAGGGTTCATCCCTCGCTCCACTAGATGCGGAAAGAGAGCATTCGCCAGGTCTGACTTGCCAGCGCCGGGGGCTCCTACTAGGGTTATCCGATTAGGAGCCACGGACGGACCCTCTACTGGCACGGCGAGCGGCCCTGACAGCCCTACGCTTCTGCTTGCGCTTATTCGGAAGGGGTGTGTAGTCGCCCGCGCTCCGCTTGAGCACTTCCGGCTCTACGGGCGCGTCAGGGACGATGTTGAAGTTCGGGAGCACCATGGCGAGCTTCTTGAGCCGGTAAGTGGTATCCCTCCCCTGTCGGCGCTTCAGTCTACGAGCGGGAGATGTCATGCTTCCTCTAGTTCTTCTGGCTTAGCGGCTCGCACGGGTGACAATTTCGCCACCGGCTTACCCTGATAGATGTAGGGCTGAACCCGATTCAGCGTGGCGTCATCCATGAACTGGAACGGCATCACGATATGCTCGCCACCCCATGTCTCCATAGTGACGCTCTTGAAAAGCTCTGGGTCCTCTTCCTCCATGCGGTCCCCGTCAACGTGCATCTTACCGTCTTCGACTTTGCGGCAGTACACATTCCCGTCGCGTTTGTTGATGTAGGTGAAGTCAAGCCATTGAGGATCTTCTTCGAGAACAGCCTTGTAGGTTGTAGATGTTTCGTCTGCCGAGGTCTCCTGGACTCCCTTGACGATGAATCGAGGGTGCTTCTGCTCCGCACGAGCAGTGGCAGTATCGATGTCCTGAGCGAACCCGACCAGCTTGATCTCAACCACCTTGGTACGCATGGTGGCGTCCTTGTTCGCCGCGATGGCTAGCTCGAAGAACGCCTTACGGTCGGCCTCCTTGTTCTTCTCTTCCTCCTTCCAGGCGAAGTAGGATTCACCTAGCTGTGTCGTGATGAAGAGAAGCTCGTCAACCTCAGACATATAGGTCCCGTCCGGCGATCCCTACGGGCTCCCCGACCACCTTCGACCATGATCCGGTCTCATGTGTCACTGTGACAACCGAGGGCATGTAAAAGGTGCCTTTACGCAGGGAAATTCCCAATACGAAGTCCACCGGGTAGTCGGTGTCGCGCGGGTCGAACCTAACAAGATCGCCCACCATTAGTGCTTCAACGGGAGCTACGACAACGCCATCGAGGAAGTAAGCCTCTGGCTTGAGCATTGTCTGCGGGGTCATAGGGTCAACTCCAATTTGGTTGGGCCGCCGCACTTGGGGCAGCGCTGTAGACGCTCTTCTTCCGGGGTCTGGGTCTCTGCTAGATAGTCGTTTGCGCTCCACGCACAGTTCTTTTCCTCGGCCTTCGTCTGATGAGAGCAGTGGCCACGATACTGATAGCCCTTGCAGTCGCAGATGTTCTCCTGTGGGTCGCCCCACGGATTCACGAGCACTACGTAAGTGACATCAGGGTCACTAGACGATTCGACCTTGACAGCCTGCCAGCCCTCGGAGGAACGACATACCTGTTTGACTTTCAAATCCACGGTGAAACCTTACCACCGATATCATGAAAGCGCAAGAGCCCCGAGAATAGTCCCGAGACTCCTGTGAATTACTGGTCTAGAGAGCCCTTCGAGGCTCGTCTGGCGGAGACACTGACACCAGCCTGCTTGTCAAGTTCGACAATGATGGCGGTGATAAGCGGTGTCAGAATGACCGCTAGGGACGCCTTATTGACGACAATGTGGAGGTCTTTCGCCAATAGGACGAGGCCCGACAGCAAGGCTCCCACAACGATGGACTCGGACTGAGTGATGGCTACAAGGGCAGCCTGAATGAGTTGCTTGAGCATGAAATTTCCTTTCGCCCGTTATCGGTGCGTTTGACACAGTGAAAATGCTGTGTTACAGTAACTCGGTTCGTCAGGCATGACGGTAAACATATGCACGCCGAGAGTGGCACCCTGAAGCCTCCTATCGGAGCCGGTGAAAACCCCTACGGGGAGGAACCCCGGTTTACGGAGTGAGCAGATACAGGCAAGCTCGACGCCATCCTGCCAGAAATGGCCAGTGGGATGTGGGTCTGAGTGGGTGAACGGAACGTCAGACGCGCCCGCGCGTTATGTATCTAAGTGTCTCGATACGCAAGTAGCGAAATGTGTGTTAGAACGCCACAGTTCTTCCCCCTTTCTGGTACTGTCTAGCTATCCGGTAACGGTTACGCTTTGAACCGAATAGAAAGGGCCAAGTGACACAAGTCGGCCTCCCCACGCCATACCAAGAACAAATCCATCAGACGAAGTACGCGCGATGGAACGAAGACCTCAAGCGCCGCGAGACCTGGACGGAAACCGTTGACCGTTACATGTCAGCTATTCAGCGGCAGTCCGAGAAACACGAATTCACTCTCAACGGTGAGTACGACCAGATCAGAAATGCCATCTTGAATCTGGAGCTAGTGCCGTCAATGCGAGCACTCATGACAGCGGGTCCGGCTCTCGACCGCGACAACATCGCTGGCTACAACTGCGCCTATCTGGCGATCAATCGGGTCCACGCCTTTGACGAAGCCATGTATGTCCTCATGTGCGGAACAGGTGTTGGCTTCTCGGTCGAACGCCAGTATGTCAACCAGCTTCCTGAAGTACCAACTCTCTATCCCGTCGATGACGTAATCGTCGTCGCGGATTCCAAGCAGGGCTGGGCTTCTGCGTTTCGTAGGCTCCTAGCAGCCCTGTACGCTGGCGGGACCCCTTCATGGGATCTCAGCAAGCTACGTCCCGCTGGAGCGCGGCTCAAGACCATGGGAGGGCGGTCCTCTGGACCCGTTCCCCTTGACGAGTTGTTTCGGTACACCGTGGCCATCTTCAAGGAGGCTCAGGGGCGTAAGCTCACGTCTCTGGAGTGTCACGGGATCATGTGCAAGATCGGTGATATCGTAGTTGTCGGAGGCGTCCGTCGCAGCGCTCTTTTGTCACTGTCGAATCCCTCCGATGACCGCATGCGAGAGGCCAAGAGTGGTCGGTGGGATATCGAGAATCCTCACTACGCGCTAGCCAATAACTCGGCGGCATGGACCGAGAAACCTTCCATGGAACGGTTCCTAGACGAGTGGATCTCGCTCATCAAGTCCAAGTCCGGAGAGCGAGGTATCTTCTCTCGTGAAGCGGCCAAGAAGCAAGCGGCCAAGTACGGTCGTCGTGACCCCGATCATGAGTTCGGAGTCAACCCCTGTTCAGAGATCATTCTTCGGGATCGTCAGACCTGCAATCTCACCGAGGTAATCGTTCGCCCGGGTGACACCGAGGCCGAACTGATGCGTAAGGTCGAACTGGCGACGATTCTGGGTACGATCCAGAGTACGTACACCGACTTCCGTTACCTGTCTGCTCAGTGGAAGAAGAACTGCGAGGAAGAGCGTCTCCTAGGGGTGTCACTGACAGGTGTTATGGCACACTCGATCCTTTCACAAGTGACCGATGAATGTAAGGGTCTTCTCGGACGCTTGCGGGAGCACTCGGTGGAGACCAATGCCGTATGGGCCGCTAAGCTAGGGATCAACCCTGCCACGGCGATCACCTGTAACAAGCCAAGCGGAAACACGTCAGAGCTATGTCAGACCTACGCTTCGGGCATCCACGCGGGTCACGGTCACTGGTACATCCGCACCAACCGGCTCAACAAGACTGATCCTGTAGGTCAGTTGCTAATGATGCAGGGAGTGCCCTATGAGGACGAGATCCACCATCCGGATACCATGTGGGTCTTTTCGTGGCCTATGAAGGCTCCGCCTGGGCTCATCACCCGTGGCCAGATGTCGGCCATTGATCAGCTAGAGATCTGGTTGATGTACGCCGAGCACTGGTGCGAGCACAAGCCGTCCGTGACGATCACTGTTCGCGAGAGCGAGTGGCTTGCTGTGGGTGACTTCGTGTACCGACATTGGGATCAGATGAGCGGGGTATCCTTTCTGCCACACTCCGATCACATCTACCAGCAGGCACCCTATCAGGAGATCACCGAGGACGAGTATGAACAATTTGTTCAGACTATGCCGACAGATATCGACTGGTCGCTTCTTACCGCAATCGAGCTTGAGGACCACACAGAGGCCACCCAGGAGCTTGCGTGCGTCGGTGGTGCCTGCGAGGTTACTTACTAGTTGACAGAAGGCGGAGGGCCTGATACGGTCCTCCGCATGAGATCCGCCCGAAACCGAGACCCTGGCTGGGGCGACTGAATGACGGAGGACGCGCAAGTCATCTTCGAGCCCCATGGATTTGTCGAACTAACCAAATGGATCGGGAGCGAGTTGGACATCGTGAACGCGGCTCGCGTCTCTTTCGCCAAGGAAAGCCTGGAATTCAGCAACGATGACGCTAGGTTGATCAACTACTTGCTCAAGAACAAGCATGGATCACCATTTGAGCAGGGGTTCTATTCGATGTGGCACATCCGTCTCCCGGTATTCGTGATGCGTGAGTGGATTCGGCATCGGATCGGATTCTCGGTCAACGAAGAGAGCGGACGGTACGTGGAGATGCGGGGCGACTTCTTTGAGCCCGATCACCTTCGAGTCCAGAAGGGGCGGCCCGGAGCCTACACCTTCGAGACCATAGAAGATCCGGAGATGTACGCGGAGTACCTAGACGATCTAGCCGAGGCCAACCAAGCTGCCTGGAACTTCTACAAGAAGTGGCTTAGGCGCGGTGTGGCTAAGGAGCAGGCCCGTATCTCTCTTCCTCTCAACTTGTATACGGAGATTCGCTGGACGGCCAATAGTCGCTCTCTGATGAACTTCCTCGCCCTCCGAAACTCACCCGGAGCAATGTACGAGATCAGACGGTATGCAGAGGCGATAGAGGGAATCTTCGCTAGGCATTTGCCGACAACCCATCGAGCTTTCGTGGCTGCGGGCCGCGTGGCACCATAACCAGGAGCATTTATGCCAGCCCCAGACAAGGCAGACACTACCCGACCGCTTCATAAGGCGGAGATCGCCGCATTCGAGGCGTTGGCCGAGGTTCGCTTGGCCGAACGCGACCTCTTCTCGGCACAGGCCCAGAAGGCGGGCAACGATGCCATGATCAGTGCCATCAATCTACGCACGAAGCAGCGCGAGGAAGCGGCCGAGCAAGCCAACAACTCCAACAACTTCGTCTACGTCTTCGACAAACAAGTCGATGACAATACGGTGAAGTCGTGCATTACCAAACTGACCGAGTGGTCACGTCTCAACCCCGAGTGCGAGATTGAGGTTCAGATCAACTCGCCCGGTGGATCGATCTTCGCGGGCCTTGCGCTTGTGGACTTCATCAGGTCTCTCCAAGACAAGGGTCACACTGTCAACACGGTGGCTCTTGGGGTGGCAGCGTCGATGGGCGGCGTCATCCTCCAGGTTGGCACGACGCGGATCATGGGCAAGAACTGCATCCTCCTACTCCATCAGGGATCGTTGGGCGCAATCGGTGATTTTGCCCAGGTCGAGGATCGGGTTCGTCTCATGAGCTTGTTTCACGAGCGTATCCTTGATATCTTCGAGGAACGGTCGAAGCCCATCAATCCCAAGACCACCAAGGCGTTCATCAAGCGCAATTGGGATCGTAAGGACTGGTGGATGACGGCCGACGATGCTCTCAAGCTAGGGTTTGTAGATGAGGTTCGGTAGGGCTCCTTGGGGAGTAGCTCAGTTGGTAGAGCGGCGTGGTGGTTAGTCCGCATGTCGCAGGTTCGAGCCCTGCCTCCCCAGCTTAGTCATGCCCGGTGCATTCAACTTCTCGTCTGGCGACGGAGACCACTTCTACTGCAAGGTCTGCGATGAGCCAATCGATATCGTGGCGTACCGTAGACTTGCCCTCTGCCCGGATTGTGAAGCGCCAGTGCTCGCCAAGGTCAAGGGTAGTCCAGATGAACAGGTGGGCCGCATCCTTGAAGCCCACGGGGATGATTGGGACGACGCTTTCCTTGCAGATCTCAACGAGTGGTGGGATGAGATTCAAAGACGAGCCCGATAGCAAAATGCCTGCAAATCTCAATAAACCTAAGTGCTCTGAGTGCGGAGCGGAGTTCATTCCGAACATCATGGTCGCTAACGGGCGCTACCTCTGTGCGCTTTGCATCCGAGTCCAATCTCAGATCACAGACGATTGGGATAAGGACTTCCTCCGGAAGATGAACGACCTAGATCCGCTTGACGGACCTAGATACGGCTGATACCCTCTCACGTAAGTACCAACTGAATAGCAGTTCCCCTACGAGGGTTTACAGATACAACCGTGAGGAACACATGAAGCTCAAAGAAGAGCCATACGACGTTGGAGTCGTCGTCGGACGATTCCAGGTAGCGTCCCTGCATTGGGCGCACCGAGACCTGATCCAACAGGTCTGTGATCGGCACGACAAAGTGCTGGTCTTTATCGGGCTCGCCCCGATTCGCAACTCTCAGGGCAACCCGCTCGACTACGAGGCGAGGAAGCAGATGGTCCTTGCTGAGTTCCCGAACGTCACGGTCGGGTACATCGATGACTCGTGGTCGGACCGTCTCTGGTCCCGCAACTTCGACCGGGAGGTCCGTAAGAACTTGACCCCCTCGCAGTCGGTGTGCGTCTATGGAGGACGTGACGGATTCATCTCTCGCTACCACGGAACGCTCCCAACGCGGGAGTTCGAGCAGGAATCCTACGTCAGCGGCACGGAGATGCGGAAGGAGATCGCATCCCGGAGCACCAAGGCCACACCGGAATTCAGAGAGGGTGTCATCTGGGCGACCTTCAATCGCTGGGATACGACTTACCCCACCGTGGACATCGCATGCTTCAACGAGGATGGGTCGAAGGTCTTGCTGGGGCGTAAACCCGAAGAGACTGAGTTCCGCTTCCCCGGAGGATTCATCGACCCCTCTGACAGTAGTGCCGAGGCGGCGGCCCGCCGCGAGATGGGCGAAGAGACAAGCGCTTCAATCACTGATCCCGAGTACGTCGCCTCTCTTGTCGTTGATGACTGGCGGTATAAGGGCGAGCCAGACGGCATCATGACATTCCTCTTCCGTGCGAAGCTCCTGCACGGACCGCTTGAAGCGGGAGATGATCTGGCGGAGATCCGTTGGTTCCCTGCGGACGGCTTGTACAAACGGGACATCGTTCCCACACACCACCCGCTCATCGAGGCTCTTGGCCTTGCGTGGGCCTAACGCTCAAGGATTACAGATACCATGAGAACCAAGAACATCATCACCAAGACTGACAGCTACAAGCTGACACACTGGAAGCAGTACCCGACGAACACGACCGGCGTCTACAGTTACTTCGAGAGCCGTGACGGAGCCAAGTACCCATACACGGTCTTCTTTGGACTCCAGTATCTCCTTCAGGAATACCTAGAGGGTCAGGTTGTGACACCGGAGAAGTTGGCACACGCCAAGAAGCTAGCGCTGGCGCACTTTGGCCGTCCCCTCTTCCATGAGGAAGGGTGGCAGCACATCATCGACAAGCACGGAGGCAGACTTCCGCTACGTATCAGTGCCGTCCCCGAGGGGACTCCTGTGCCGATCTCCAACGTCATGATGACCGTGGAGAACACGGACCCCGACTGCTTTTGGCTCACCAACGCTCTTGAGTCGCTTCTGACACACGTCTGGTCTTCGTCCAACGTTGCGACGATCAGTCGGACAATCAAGGAGGGCCTAGCAGGTTTCTTGAAGACCTACGGAGACGGTCTGGATGGGCTCCCGTACATGCTTCACGACTTTGGTTACAGAGGCGCGTCCTCTGACGAATCGGCCGCAGTCGGCGGTGCCGGTCACCTAATCAACTTCGCGGGCAGTGATACTCCTGTCGCCATGGAGTTGGCTCTGGACTACTACAACGCTAACCTCGACACTCTGGCGTACTCTGTGGCGGCCACCGAGCACAGCACGATGACGGCCCTGGGTCGAGATGGCGAGTACGAACAAGCCCTTAGGATCATGAAGGACAATCCGGACTCAATTCTCTCGGAAGTGGGCGACTCTTACAACATCTACGACTTCGTGGATCAGGTCACCGGACCATGGCTCCCGACGATCATGAACCGCACCATGCCGTTCGTGGTGCGGCCGGATTCGACAACCAAGCAGCATCCGACGCCGCCCGCACTGATGGTGGCGCTCCTGAACCGCATGGGAGCCAACCTGACCGGCTACATCCAGCACAACTCTAAGGGGCTCAAGTTGCTCCCGAGTCAGATCCGGACTCTCTGGGGAGACGGTATCCCGACTCCTGAGGCTGTCTTCGAGATCATGCAGGCGGTGGTGGATGCCGGGTGGGCACCCGAGAACATAGCTGCTCTCGGAATGGGCGGAGGGCTGCACCAGAAGCACGACCGAGACACACAACGAAACGCTTTCAAGTCATCGTCGCAGAGACGAAACGGGGAGTGGCACGATGTCTGGAAGGACCCGGTGGATTCGACCAAGAAGAGCAAGCGAGGCAGGCTGGCTCTTTATAGCAACAACGGGGAAGTCCGAACCGTGCGGGAGGCCGAGGTTGGAGGGCACAATCTGCTCGAACAGGTCTTCGAGAACGGATCGCTCTCCAGGTACCAGACATTCGATCAGGTACGTAACAATGCGGCCCTAGCGTTGTAGTAAGTACCGTGGAGTAGAGCAGCTAGGTAGCTCGTCTGGCTCATAACCAGAAGGTCGTCATAAACGGTTCGATTCCTACCTCCGCATCCTGAACATCGCCCCGGCAAGCCAGAAGCTTGACCGGGGCTTTGTTGTTTGCTACTGTCCGTTTATGGCTAAACCACTTGATAGGCAGACCGCACGCCTAGAACGTCGTATCGCTGGCGCGGGCAAGATCAACCCCAGCACTCACAAGCCGGGTTCGATGAACCGGCACAAGTCGTCACCCAACGGTAACGGTCGTCGGCCTACGTCGAGAATCCAGGCGGATTCCCGGAATGCGACAAGCTCATGAGGTTTGTCCTCAAGCCGAATAGAGAGATCCGACTAGATCGGGTCCGTGCTGGCGCGGCGACGGATGCCCGTTGGCGAGAGTGTCTAGGACCGGCCTACCAGGGCCGAGACGAGGACGGAGATCAGGTCTACAGGATCGACTCCACGATTGCCCACGAGATCGAAATGCGAGCAGAAGGTGAGCGAGATGTCTTCAGCAACAATCGAGGCCACTGAGATCAAGCCCGAGTTTCGGGCGTGGCCTAAGATTGGCCGCTTGAATCGCAACGTGGTCGTCACCGAGAAGATTGACGGCACGAATGCAGCGGTGATAATCAGCTACGATCTTGTTCCCGAGTACATCAAGGAACGGGTGGCCCACGAGGGCGTGTTCGACCACATTCGGTACGAGGGTGGCACCATCGTCATCAATCCGGCTGACGGACAGCTTGTCTGGGTCGGGTGCCAGAGTCGGAAGCGTCTCATCACTCCAGAGCAGGACAACTTCAACTTCGCTCAGTGGGTATTCGACAACGCAGTGAGCCTGGCGATGGACCTGGGCGACGGATATCACTTTGGCGAGTGGTGGGGTTCCGGCATCCAGCGGGGCTACGGACTAGAGAAGGGTGTCAAGAAGTTCTCGCTCTTCAACGTCAAGAAGTGGTCGTCTGTCATGAATCCGGATGCTCCCGATTTCTTCACCGAGAACCTGCACACCGTCCCGGTCCTCGACATCCATACCTTCTCCACCGAGCGCATCAATTCGGTGGTAGGGATGCTTCGTGCGTCCGGCTCGAAGGCGTCACCGGGGTTCTTCCCGCCCGAGGGTGTCGTTGTCTTCCACACGGCCACAAATGATCTGTACAAGGTCATGTGCGAGAACGATGAGACCCCAAAGGGAGCCTAAGGGGAGCGTCCCGCCTGATAGTCTCTTGGAGACGGCCGCGCCTCTAGAGATGTGGCGGCGTGCGACTAAGCAGGCTCAGCGTTCAGTCTTCCGTAGGCACCGGGTCGGCGCAGTCCTCTTTAGGGGCAACACCATCTTGTCAAACGGGTGCTCTCACGATTCCGACCTTGCAGGCGAGCTACGGTCGGTTCATGCCGAGCGGCATGCCCTGCAAGGGCTCTGGAACATCTGGAGGGGCACGAGAGATATCGACTGTCTCGTAGTGACGTTGACCCGGAGTGACAACTTTGCTCAGGTCTCTAAGCCTTGTGCGTCGTGTGCTCAGCTTTTGCTCGCGTCGGACATTCGGAACGTGATCTACGCCGAACGTACGAACGATGGATCGTGGACTGTTAGGAACCTCCCGGTGGAGTTCCTGAACAACTGCAAGAGCCCTCGCCTGAGTTCATAGGGTCACCGCCCCGATAAGGGGCGTGAAGACTGTCAGGCGTATCCAGAACTTCCTATTCACGGACCTTCCGAACCGAGCGCTGGTCATCTTCAGTGAATGGTTCATGTCGCCCAGGGGAGTGTGGCAAACCTTCCTGATCACGGCACTCATTGTCATCTTCGAGTTGCTCTTCCCGCACGCTGACCCGCACGGGTTCTGGCTGCTCTACTGGCTGACGGTCTACAGCGCTATCACGCAGCCCGCGCTAGCCTATGTTGGAGGGAAGTCCTCCGACCACTCTGAAGAGGTCTTGAAGCGGATCGAGGGCCTAGAGATCAGCATTCTAGAAATTGTGCGACATCTAGAAGACATGAAAACTCGCGACAACTCATAGGTAATTAGCGCATGGTCATCACCCCAAACATGAGCCTTACCGCGTGGACTAGTTCGGATGACGATTTCGACCACACCCAGCTAGCCACCAACTTCGCACTTGTGGATGGTCACGACCACTCTCCGGGTAAGGGAACACAGCTAAACGCCGCCGAGGCGATTGTCAACGAGACGATCACTGACGCGCTGATCGCCGCCGCAACCATTACGGGCGACAAGATCGCGGACGAGACGATTACGGCCGCCCTGATCGCGAACAACACGATTACCGCCGCGCAGATCGCGAACAACACTATCACGTCCTCGCAGATCAGTAACAGCGCAGGAATTACCCTTGAACAGTTGGCGGCCGGTGTTGCGCGTCTCACTGTGTCTACCAAGACTTCTGCCTTCACTGCGGCAGACGGTAACCTCTACGAGGTCTCAACCGCCGGTGTCGCCGTTACACTTCCGACGCCTACGTCCGGATCGCTTATCTCCATTTGGAACGGCGGAGACTTCGCGACCTCTCCCACGGCTATCACCGCTTCGAGCGGGGTGATCTTGGGTAATGGGGTGTTGAGCACGAGTATGGATTTGGGTGCCGGTGGCGCATATGTCACGCTCTACGCTAACGGAACCGACTGGTTCATTGTTGGAGGGGGATTGGATACTGGTTGGGTTTCTGTAACGCTCGCCAACGGTTGGACTAATTCTGTAGGTTACTATCCCGCCTCGTATCGAGTTATCGAGGATCGTGTCTGGCTTCGCGGGAGTCCAAACGTACCGTCGTCTGATGTGGTTGGGTTTACCCTCCCTGTTGGTGCCCGTCCGGCGTCCCCCGTCATTCTCGACGCTGGCCAGTATGCCGTTGCAACGAATGGTCAGGTATCCAATGAAGAGACGGATGTCCAGATCACCTTTGACGGGGTCAGCTTCAGCCTGACCTAATTCCTATCGCCCGCCGTTACCTCTAGGAGACGGGTGCGTAGGTAGGAGAGGGCTTCATGCCGTTCTCCCGAGTCCTCATCTCTCGTCCAGTAGAACACCGCCCGTTTCCACACCATGTAGGCATCCTGTTTACGTGTACGTAACGGATAGAGGTCGAGGACCCGTGTCAGGGCAACACAGTCTGGCTTCGATTGGATCTCCCAATGGCCGCGTGGCCTAGTAGCCCCGTAAACCTTCTGTGGGTACAAACTCCCAATCGAGGTTTGCATTTGGACTTCCTGGAGGCACTCCCAATCTTCAATCAGGAAGGGCAATCGGAATCGACATCCGGCCTTTGGTCGAATGATGAAGTTGGCACCACTGTCAATCATTCCAGAGAGCCAGTAACCAAGCGATTCGTCCATCTCCCTCACTATAGGGGAGATTGACCCTACTTTCAAGGCGAGACTCTCTAATAAGGCTTGAACCTTACCCTACGAATCCAGGAGACTCATGCCCCCATACCTACCAGTGGTTGCCCTCAACCGATCTAGTAAGATCCGGATTGACAACCAGCTAGTCGCGTCCTTCGCGCAGATCTACAGCAGCATCACGCAATACCCACCGAACGACCAGACCGGACCGACGTATGTCGATCTCGGTGCAGAGGTCGAGGGTGGAGATCCGGTGTGGAAGGAAGTCGCCTACCACTCGTCAATCGGTCAGCTTCTAGTTGTGGGTCCGCTCACGTCTACGAACGCTCCCGTCGTTGTGTCAAGCGGCCTCGTCGCCACCGCCGATGGCTCTGATCTCGTGATCACTGTCTCGTCCGGTGTCCTCAAGACCCGTTCGACCGGCGTGACCACGGTGTCTGTCGGTGGATCGACCACCTTGGCTGCGGCCTCCAGTTCGCATCCTCGTATCGACACCATTGCGGTCAACGAGACCACGGGTGCCATCACGAACGTTGAAGGAACCCCGGCAGTCTCGCCGGTCGCTCCTGCGGCGCTCACCGGCACGCTTGCCATCGATCATGTTCTGGTCGGTACGAGCGTGACTGATGTCACTCAGGCCAACGTGACCGACGTAGCCCCTCGCGGCTAATCGCAACCCCCGTTACGGAGGGCTCCCACTATAAACGGGAGCCCTCCGAATGTAAATCTGTATAGACAAGTAAGGAAAAGATGAGCGCATCAGATTTCACCCTCCCGCCGCCCGTGCATCAGATGCCGGTGGCTGACGACAAGATTCAGAACCGCAAACAGCTTGTGGAGTTTGCTTCTGAGCTTCAGGACACCGAGGCCAAGTTCGTGGCCAACGTCATGGTCAAGATGAGCCAGAAGTGGTCGAGTCGCGCATGCACGGTCAAGAACCTGGAGCAGATGCGTGACGAGATTCTCGAATTGCTAGCGAAGGGCGGCATCCTGGCGACGGTCGATGTGGCACCCGTGCTCAACGGGGAGCCCCCGGTGGTCGAGATCGTTGGTCACATGAGCGGCACGGAGCGAGCCGAGTACGGCATGGATCACGAGCGCAAGCAGTGGGAGGTCCAGAAGGCACATGCACGCGGTGAGTTCTTCCTGGGCGAGAAGGAACATGCCGATTCGACGCCAGCTAAGAAGCGTGACGCGGCCGAACGAGAGAAGCGCAAGGGGTCCTAAGTGGACTTCCTATCTCAGCTACAATCCAACTTCGACACAAAGCCTGTCGGGATTGCTGAGTTCTCGGAGAGCAAGAAGTTCTGTGGGAAGCCGCTGTATCCGAGGCAGCGGCTCCTACTCAAACTGATTTTCCTAGAGGAACTGAACGAGTACGAAGAGAAGGTTCTCGACTACTGGATTGCTGGTGGTCGAGGCGGTGACGAAATCGTTATCTCGCCTGACATCCGGGAGCGGATCAAGCGGCTTCGAGAGAAGGGTAACAGTCACTTCCGAGAGGTAGTGGTGGTTGCTGGTCGCCGCGCCTCCAAGGGCCACCTCGCCGGGCTCGCCATGGCAAAGACGATGTACGACGTGTTGCGGATCGATGACCCCCGCAAGCACTTCTCTCTACCGGAAGAGGGCACCAAGGAGATCTATTGGTCTTGCATCGCCACGGCTCAGGATCAGGCCAAGAAGCTCCAGTACGCAGACCTTGCGTCTACGATCAACGCCTGTAAGGCGATGCAGAAGTACATCCAGAAGACGCAGGAGCTTGAGTGCAGCGTCAACACACAGTCTGACCTACGCCGTGCCGATCTAGAGAAGCGTCAGGGCCGCAAGGTGGTTCGAGACACGGCTATGCTCCGGGCCAACGCCCTCCCGGCTAACCAGGCATCCATCCGTGGCCAGGCGACACTCGTAGCCGACTTTGACGAGTTCGCGTTCTTCATGCAGGGTGACTCCGCACAGTCTGACAGTGAGTGCTATGAGGCCCTGAAGCCATCTCTTGACCAGTTCGGAAAGGAGGCCATGCTGTTCATCAAGTCGTCCCCGGCGTCGAAGGTCGGAAAGTTCTACGAGCGCTTCCAGGCCGGTATGGCGGTGGACGATGACGGCGTACCTCTCTACGACAACATCTTTGTCATCCAGATCCCTTCCTGGGCTCTCTATGAGGGTTGGTGGGACGAGGAAGCCGAATACGATGGTCCGCAGCAGTGTCAGCAGGCGAGCCCCGATTGGGACCCCGAGCGGCGTAAGGGGGACAGCACCTACTTCTACACTCGCAAGGATCGCGAGCTTATCGAGCAGGCACGGCAGGAGGAACAGGAGAACCCCGAGAAGTTCAAGGTCGAGCGCCGAGGCCAATGGGCTGAGACTATCGACGCTTACCTCATGCCTGAGAAGGTTGACGCTATGTATGCGGGCACGCCGGTCTTGAGCGAGGAAGGCAAGGTCACCGGCTACACGCCAATGAAGACCAACTTCCGAGAGTCGTCCTATATGTACCAGTACGTCGGCCACCTTGACCCGTCATCCACCACTGCCGGTTTTGGATTTGCTCTTGGTCACATAGACTACTACGCTGGCGTGCCACACGTCTGTTTCGACATAGTAAAGCGATGGACCGCCGAGCAGTTCGGTGGTGTCATTGACCCTGATGAGGTCATGGAGGAATTGATGCAGTACATCGGGATCTTCCGGCCCAAGGAGATCACGACCGACCAGTTCCAGTCACCGGCCATCGTCGGAGGACTGCGTAAGCGGTGTCAGAAGGCGAACTACGGAGAGGTCCGAATTTACGAGAAGGTGGCAACGGCGTCCGTCAACTGGAATCGCGCCGAGGTCTTCAAGACAGCACTCTACCGTGGGCTCGTACACGCTCCCTTCGATATCAAGGAGGCTCAGTATTCGGCTCTAGAGTTGAAGCGCCTTCAGAAGATCGCCACCGGACAGATCCCGAGGGTTGAGCATCAGACTACTGGTGACTGCCAGACGAAGGATATCGCGGACTGCATCATGACGGTCACCGAGTCTCTGATTGGCGACTTGCTAGCGAATGACACTCGCGCCATCCTTGACGAAGGTCTCCGATCCGGGGCTGCCGGGGGCTACCCCATGCTGTTGGGAGAGGACCGGCACCCGTTAGGGAAGATGACCCTCAACATGGCGCACAATGAGATCCTCAGGCGGGCTGGTGGGCGCGAAGGTCAGAGTAAGGGCAGCCGCAGGGCGACTCCCAATCGGAGCTACGGGGCAAAGCCGGGATACACACGTCGGAATCGGTACTAGGTTCTAAGAGCCAGCAACAAGTAAGATACGATGAGCCGCAAGATCTCTTACGCCTTCCGAGATGACGGAGTATACGCCATCGAGAACGGGCAAGTCATCGCCTTTGCCGAGACCCTCGACAAGATCGCTCTAAACGGGCAGGATGTACAGGCCCTAGAGACAGTCACTGAGCACGCCAAGGCAGAACTTGGTATTCGCTCTCAGGAGACCTCTTACGACGGCGACACCGAGGGCCTAGGTGGCTTCGGTCACGGCTCCAGTGCCAAGGTTGCCACACACATTGTCACCCCGAACGGCCTCAAGGGCAAGATCATGGGTCAGGTTGTGCCGGGTCTCTGGAGTGACGAGGTTACTGTCCGCTTCGAGAACGGACACATCGCTCGCCTAGAGGTCACCGACGATTTCACCTTTACTTCTGACGCGAAGCCGCTTCGTGCCGTCGCATCCGCCAAGGCGCAGGCGTCGAGCGAGGACCGGATCGAGTTCCTTCGTGAGAAGCTAGCTGAAGTTGCTGATGGCGACGGTCTTTCACTCAAGACTCGCCTCGCGGATCTTCAGGAGATTCAGGAGATCGCCACCGAGCTTGGCTCGCGTCGGTCCGCCAGCACTGAAGAGGTCACTGAGCTTGACACTATTCGCGCCGAGGCGGCCTATGAGGCTTCAGAGGTCAGGGATGCTCTAGCTTACCTAGAGGACGCCGAGCCTATGGCACCGCCGACTCCGATCCTCTCGCGGGTCGTTGAGCAGGAGCACGTTGGGCGGGGAGACGCGGGCTGGCTCGACAAGGTTGCCCAGGACATGATCGAAGAGGCCGACGCTACAGACTTCGACAAGATGCTCAACGAGGGACCCGCTGTGTTCGTCGCTGAGCTTGAGAGCGGCCCGCTAGCCGACCAGGGCCTTACCGCTAGCCTAGCTACCAGTTTCATTGAGAGCAAGGTCGCCGCAGCGCGCCCGGAGATCCGTGAGAAGATCACAGAGCTTTGGGTCGAGCGCGTCGAGAGTGCTCGTCGGGAGGCATATGCTAACCGTAAGCAGACCATCGCAAAGGAGGCGGCAGCCGAGGCAGACTTGTACGAGTCAATGCCGGATGATATCCTCTTCTCGTAATGGAGCAAACGACTGTCTACTGCCGCCAGTGCAGGACACATTTTCCCTTTCATTGCGTCGAGTATCCTCCAGCTATGGTAGTGTGCCAGCAGGGCCACGTTCATCAGCTTGAGGCGTATCACCCGGAACTAGCTCCGTACTACAAGTACGTCGCCACGCTCCGCAGACCCTAATGGACTACATCGCATCGATCTTCGACATTGATCTCGCCAACGACACGGACGCCGCCAATCAGGGCAAGCGTGCTACTGCCGCTGCTCTTGCACGTTGCCGACAGCGTTTCGGGAGCTTCCTCCAAGGAAGTGACGGGCACGAGATCGCCGCACGGTTCGATCTCATCGAGATGGATCTCAAGCAGGTTGTCGCTGACGTGGTGTCTGAGTATGGCGGAGACGTTGATAACGTCGAGGCATCAGTTACCTCAGTCCTAGCGGCCGGTGGATTCTGCGATGACTGTCGTAAGTGGAAGAGCGGTCCTAAGGCTGGCTGCACATGCGGTACTTCAGACGGAGGGTCGTCAGACGATGATGACTCCGAAGGCGACATCGATAAGGAAGCCGCTTCCGGAGGCACCTTTCGCGACAAGGTGGCACGGTACGGGTACTGCCCCGCCTGCGAGTCTCCTGGCCAGCTTGTCGGTAAGCTAGGCAACCGCGACCACTATCAGTGCTCGAACTGCGGCTCTGACTTCTCAGAGTTCGATACGCACCCTGGAGTCACTCAGGCTCCCGCTGCCGCCCCGCAGTCTGTAGGACCCCCGTCGCCTGTCATGGCACGGTGGAACGTCGTAGGGGAGGCCCTAGAGACCGAGAAGCTACCCGACAACTCGTTCGGTAGTGACCCTTGGAGTCACGGACCGTCTCCCAAGATCGACAAGAAGGACTGGAAGCCGAACGCCCTCAATGATGAGGGTAACCTGAAGCCGATTGATACGGAGGGCGCGGGCTCACCCCACCCGACCGAGCATCACGACATCAGCCGGTCTACGGACCACACACGAGACTTCAAGGAGCAGACAAACGCCGTGACCGAGCAGGAGACCCTCAAGGGCACTGACTCGGTTGATGGTGCTGGTTTCAACGGTGACAAGAACCAGACTCAGTATCCGACACGCACGTTCGGTGACAAGGGTCAGCAGCCGTCCGGTGTGGGGGACGAGGCATTCCCCAAGAAGTCCAACGGGCACGGTAACTTCTCTGGCGATATGTATGAGGACGACGCCACTCCGGATGACGAGAGTGAGATTCTCACACGTCAGAAGAAGCTTCAGCGCAATGAGTGTCCCGACTGTGGGTATAACGTCGAGCACTGCAAGTGCGAAGAGGGTCAGCATACCGCGTCTGGCGACCCGGACAAGAACCCAATCCGCGAGTCTCTGCGGGCCGAGCACGGTGTCCTACCTGAGAGCGATCTCCAGGCGGCCATCAGTGCCTTCAAGTCCTAAGACGCCACCTAACCTCCGCTTGTCGCACGGCAAGCACTCATGCAGTAATTGTGAAATGTTCGACAAGAAGTCTCTCGTCTGCAAGGGTTACAGCGATTACCCCGTCGAGGGCGATCTGGTCTGTAACACCTGGAAGCCCGAGGACGGATACGACCCGGACGAAAACTCGTAACGACTTTTCTTGACCGTCCCGGTTTTCTTGGAGAAACTCGCGACAAACTTACCCTCTTTCGGGCTCAAACGCCGTAGTAAGTTCTGATGTCAGGTCAGAGCGCACGTAACACGAAGCAACTGAACGCGATGGTAGACAACCTCCGTGCTCGTGGCGTGTCACTACCTCGCAACGCCGCTAGAGCCCAGGTAGAGGCTCTGTCAATCCACAAGATGGCGGGTGCTCAGCCCGGATCGTCTAGGCGCTACGGATTCCTTGACACGTCCGCTAACTCAGAGAGTGCGGCCGACGACATCCAGCAGAACACCCGCATCATCCGAGAGATGAAGCGCCAGCGTACCGCGTCGAGCATGCGGAAGAACGCCAACATCGGCACGGGAGGCGGCGGAGATGTCTTCGCGGCTATGCCTCGGTTCTACGACCCCCTGGAGTATTGGGACATCACCGGACTTCCCTGGAACATGGCAGACGAAGGCCACCGGCACAAGCTCCACAAGTGGCTGCGGCTCTACTACGCGACTCACTACCTAGTTCCCATTCTCATCGACATCTTCACCCGCTTCCCTCTGTCGGGCATGGAGATCCGGTGCAAGGACAAGCGGGCCACCAAGTTCTACGAGGAACTGTTCCTCAATGACCTCAACTACCCGGAGTTCTTCGTCGGCCTCGGTCGCGAGCACTTCCTAGTCGGTGAGGCATTCCCGCTCGCGTCGTTTGATGACACACTAGGTATCTGGGAGCGCGAAGAGCTATTGAACCCAGAGGACATCATCATCGAGAACTTCCCGCTCTTGGGCTCTCGTGCGCTGAAGATCGTTCCGCCGGATTACCTCAAGAAGCTAGCACAGACAAAGCAGCCTGCTCGCGAGTACCGGATGCTGGAGATGAACTTCCCAGAGTTGATCCCGTACCTACGCAAGAACGAACACATCCCGATCAGCGACGTGTTGCTCAAGCAGGTAGCTAACAAGTTTACGTCGTGGGACGACCATGGCACTCCGATGTTGCTGCGCGGACTACGCACGCTCATCCACGAAGAGAAGCTACTGGCTTCACAGGACGCTATCGCAGAGCGCCTGTACTCTCCCCTGATCCTAGCCAAGATGGGGATTACCGATCTGGGCGATGGTCAGGGTCCGTGGTTCCCGTCTCCCGACGAGCTTGACGCTCTCCGTGACGATATGGATGTGGCGCTCTCGTCCGATTTCCGGCTCTTAGTTCACCACATGGGTCTCGACATCACGAACGTCTTTGGCCGCGAGCAGATGCCACGTCTCGGTGACGACTTCGACCGCATCGAGCGGCGACTGATGCAGATTTTCGGGATCAACCCGTCACTGCTCTCGGCCGGTGCCAACTCGCAGCCGTACGCATCGAGCGCACTGCAAGCTGAGTTCATGAACCAGGTTCTTCGCACCTACCAAGGCCACTTGAAGCGGCACTTCCAGGAGCGGGCGATGGTTGTCGCTGAGGCTCAAGGTCACTATGACTACGAGACACGCGGCGAGACTCGTGTGCCGATCATGGAAGAGGTTGTGGTTGAGGATGAAGATGGTAACAAGCATGTCGAAGAGCGACACAAGCTCATTGACGTTGAATTGGACTTCTCTGTGCTGGACCTCCGTGATGAGGCCACCGAGCGTCAGTTCTTCCAGGCCCTACGTCAGCAGGGCGTCCCGATCCCGGACGAGAATCTGATGATCGGTGTGAACATCGATTTTGACGAAATGGTCATCAAGTACAACGAAGACCTGGAGAAGAAGACCATCGCCCAGCAGGCCGCAAAGGTCAAGACCTACAACGCTCTCGCTGCGGCAGGGTACCCGATCCCACCGGATCTCAAGGCAGAGGTCGAGGCGAGCCGCAACGGTGGCACTCCGCCCCCGCCAACGGGTGGCGGCGGACCGACACAGCCGCCCATGCCCCCAGGAGGCGGTCAGGGACCCCACGGCGGCCCTGGAAGCCCAATCGTGATGCCCGGACCTCCCGGCGGGATCGGTGGCGCTATGGGAGCCCCGGGTGGCCCAGGACAGCTTGGTCCGGGCGGCATCGGTGGAGCAACCCCCGGAGGCGGAGCGCCGCCCCGTGGAGGGATGCAGCCGGGTCCAGCAGGGACCGTACCCGACATCAGTAACGAGCGGCGGCCGGGACTCTTCTACGGAGGCTCAGTCGAGGATGGCCCCGATGGTGACTTCGAGCTAGAGGACAGTGGCCCTCGCTACCCGTACAACATTGATCCCGGGCAGTACGGCAAGATTGTCAACTTCCCGCCCATTGATCAAGTGGCTGGCATTCCCGAGCCCGACCACTATCGCGGCGAGAATCACCCTTTGACACTTCATCTAGACGGTAATAAGGGTCACCGCCAGTATAAGACCGATTGCAGTAACGCTTGGAGTCAGAATTTCAGTCCCTATGAGCTTGCCTCCGGTTCGTATGAAACCACAGACCCGAGTGACTCGGCATGGTTCACTTACGGTCACCCGCCAGACGAGAACCCAGAAGACTTGAAACACCAGGGTAAAACTGATACTGTCCACGACGATGAAAGCGAATCTGAAGGTGTGCGGACAAAAGAAGCAAGAGTGGATGACACAGTTATCCGGCTTCCGCAGGCTAGTAAGAAACGAAGATATCGACTACTGGATGAGGATTGAGCCTAAATAATCCGAGCCCCATCGAAGCGTACCGTGATCTGATCACGAACTGCGTGAACGAAGGGCGCTCATACCAGCAGATTGCAGACATCCTAGAAGATTGTCACGATCTGCAAACTACCCGCCATTCAGTTCGCCGCGCAGTGCGTAGGTGGGGGATTCGGAAGAGTCCAGCCGTCAAGGCAAGTTTCAAGCTAGAGGGCGATGACGCGGAGATCATCACCCAGCCCGGTACAACCGTCAACACTCCCGACGATCTTCTCCGTGAGCGCGGCCTAGAGCCCGACGATTGGGAGGTAGTGAATCTCAAGGTCAATGAGTGGAACGCCATGACCTCAGACAAGGCCAGTGGTGACAACCGCATCGTGCTGATGAAGCAGTTGACGGTGAACTACAAGCGGAAGGCTCCGTTGACACTCATCATCCCGGCCCGCGTCCCCGGTGACTACATCCGGAGACGGCCGCTAGCAGTCAGATACGACGGCGACAACAACATCCGCAGGATCGTGTTCGTCGGTGACCAGCAGGCCCCCAAGCACGACCGGAGACTCCACGGACTCTTCTGCGAGTGGCTTGAGTACAACAAGCCCGACGAGGGTGTCATGATGGGTGACTCTGGTGACTTCTCGCAGTTGTCGAAGTATCCCGACAACCCCGAGTGGGACGAGGCCGTTCAGGTCTGTCTCGATGAGACCTACATGGTCAAGCGCGAGTATGTGCAAGCCAGTGAGTCCACCGAGTGGGTCATGCTTGAAGGTAACCATGATGCACGAATGCGTGATGCCATCCTCGCCAAGATGCCACGGATCTACGGTGTCCGCCGAGCCCTAGTGCCCGGTCAGAAGGAAGAGCTACCAGTCATGTCGATTCCTTACCTACTCCGTCTGGACGAACTAGGGATCAAGTACATCACGCCGGATGGCGAATACGAGCAGGCGGCGCACAAGGTGTGTCAGAATCTCGCCGCTCGCCACGGTTGGCTTGTTCGCAAGGGTGCCGGTGCGTCAGCACTAGCCACTCTTGAGACGCTAGGTCACTCAATCGTGATCGGCCATGTTCACCGCCAGTCAATCGTTCACAAGACGATCCATGACATCGACGGTAACCCCGGCGTGATCGCGGCGATGGAGACTGGCTGTATGTGTACGTCTGATGGGCTAGGCTACACAGTCAACCCCGACTGGCAGCAGGGCTTTGGCACGGCTACCGTGTGGCCCGATGGCAAGTTCAAGCTAGAGCTTGCAACGTACGTCAACGATGTCCTGTACTTTCGGGATCAGCGTTACTCCTAATGAAGGGCATACAACCCGAGTTTGAACGATTGCGTCTGCTAGGACTAAAGCGATGTAACGGACCGTGTGGACTTGTAAAACCGCACGAGGACTTCGTACGTAATGGTACGGCAGGCCGAGATGGTCGTGTGGGGAAGTGCCGCTCGTGTCAGAATGAGGCACGAGCCGATTGGAGAGCGAAGAACCCAGATAAGCTCTATGAGATGGCTCAACGAGATTATGCCAAGCATACGGAGAAGCGGAAAGCTAATGCGATGCTTGGTGTACACCGACGTAGGGCAAGGATTCTCGGAGCGTTTATCGAAGACATAGACCGCAATGTGGTCTTCCGTATGCACGGAGGGATGTGTGGAATCTGCAAGGAATTCATCAATGGTGAGTTTGAAGTAGACCATGTGATCCCGCTAGCCAGGGGAGGGCGGCACGGTTACATCAACGTGCAGCCATCTCACATTCCATGTAATCGCACGAAGGGTGACAGGATCGTCTAATGGCCACTCCCACAACGACACCGTATTACCGCTACGACAAGGGGCTTCTGAAGTATGCCATGCTTCGCTTCCACACAACACGGATGCTGAATCGCATCTGGGATCGGGTACAGGGAATCTAATGGCAGAGAAGAAAGCCCGTAAGCCGCCCCGCAAGCCCTCGAAGCGGCGCAAAGAGGGGTACGTCGAACGCTCGAATGCGGTTCACTTGACTGTGTGGGACGGATATGGTAACGTCCTTCCCGATGACGTTGTTACGGAGATCGTCAACACAGTCAACGAGGTTTCTGGGAGACATGGGTTCCTACTCTCATTTACACAGACGTAAGCCGGAACCTGCACATCGACTAGATAAAGCCCTGGACCGGCTTGGGCGCATGCTCAGGCTGATCGTATCCCTACGGAGAACAGTATGCCTTTCACCGCTGAATGTGAAGACGCCAACTGCGCCTGTCACGACGAAGTTGCACTAGCAGTAGACGATCAACCCACCAAACAGGTGGTAACAGGGTTCTCGGACTTCCTCGTCGGAGTGTTCGGTGCCGGTAACGTCGATGAGGGGGCGAGTGACGACGGTTTCTGTGATTGCCTTCACTGCATTGCCGAACGCCAGGAATACGAGGATGATGTCTCTTACGAGAGCGCAGACTGCGCCTGCGGCGGTACGTGTCCACCAGGGGGCTCCTGCCCCTGTGTTGATGGCGATGCGTGTTCTGACTGTCCGCCGCCGAAAACGGAGATCAGCTACGGTCCATGCACATGTGGACCCGGCGAGGTATGTACGAGTGACTGCGATCCACGGGACCAGTATGACCCTCCGGGCGTCTCCTACTCAGAGGTCGGGCCGCATCCGTTCGGAGCGGACACCACGTACGAGTATAAGGTGACGGCTGTGTACCCCGATCTACGGGGCAGGGTGATCGCGCGTCTGTTCGCGATTGCGGGCGACGACTATAGCGAGACCCCGGAAGTCCTCGACGCGGCAGAGCTTCTCCATGCGATTGGTGAACTGTGATCCTCGGACTGACGGGGCGTGCCGGGGCAGGCAAAGATCTCACCTACCAACTGCTCACCGAGATCGGTGAGCTATCAGGAGCGGCCCTGAAGGGCTTTGGGGTTGTACGGCGAGCGTTCGCTGATCCGCTCAAGGTGTCGGCGGCCCGTGCCCTGGGGTTCAAGGGTAACGCGGCTGCCTGTATCGACTTCTGCAACGCTCTCAAGGGTGACGCCATCATCAAGGTGGAGTCCATGTCGGGGAAGCCGTATTACGCCGTCCTGAGCGGTCGAGAGTATTTGCAATGGTATGGCACGGAAGCTCACAGAGAGGTCTTCTCGGATAGCTTCTGGGTCGATCAGACACTCCCGCCTCTGTGGAATCCCAAGAAGGAGATGGTGGTGGTCACCGATGTTCGTTTTCCCAACGAGGCGGCGCGAGTCATCGAGAATGGCGGGGTGATCTGGAACATCATTCGGCCGACCGGAGACGAGATAATCGAGAGCGCACACGCTTCTGAGTCGGGTCTTGACCCCACCCTGATCCACCGCTGCATCATCAATGGTGGAACCGTCGATGAGCTACGCGACAAGATCGTGGAGGCAATCAGCCACTATGACCACGATGCGGCGCTTGAAGTCCCCTGTGGGTGCGTCTGAGTGACCCACGTCGCAATCGACATCGATGACACTCTCTACTCGTTCTGCCAGGCCGCACGGCAAGAACTGATTGACTGGCCGGGTGAAGATGCCCAGCGAGCCAAGCAGGCTGCCTACTCCATCTGGTCGGACTGGCGTTCGGCCGGGGAGCTATGTAACGGGTTCTTCGATGACGTGATCGCCAAGGTTCACGAGGATGACTGCATTTTGTCTCAAGAGCCGTTCAAGGATGCCGTCGATGTCCTCAACGAGATTTGTGAGGCGGGCAATGAGATCACCTACATCTCGACCCGCGCTCCAAAGACCTACGATGCAACCGCACAGTGGCTTGACAATTGTGGTTTCCCCGCCGGGAATCTCATTTGCACCTTCGAGAGCAAGATCCCGCGCGTTCGTCACTGTCAGTACATCATTGACGACCGGGCTAAGACTCTGGTAGAGTTCGTGTATGACTTCGACTGGAAGTACAAGCACGGTTCGCAGAACGATGACATGCGTCGTCTGGGATTCGGACTTCATGTCACTCAGAACCTCTCACTCACGGATGTCCCCGGTGTGTACCTGGCACCGTCCTGGGCTCTCCTGCGAACCTACCTAGTCGAGAAGGGACAACTGCTCAATGCCTAAAGCGATCACTCTCACCGAGGTAGAGGCAAATCGTGTCATCGAGAGCCTCACTGCGGCCTACAACTTCTTCTACGTCCGGGATCTGTCCGACAGCTATCTCAAGCTAAATCGGCAGAACCGTTCCTCACCAATCACCCTAGATCTAGAGGCGACACTGGCGCTTCTTGCGGAGAAGATAGACGATGAGCCTGTTCAGTGATAAGAGTGCATTTGCCCAGGAACAAGAGCGCCTTGACCGGCCCGCTACTCCCGCTGAGCAAGATGCCGTCAAGTACAAGACTCTCTATGAGGCTGCTATCGAGAACGCGGTGGGCGTCCAGAAGACGGCGGCTCAGACGGCGCGTTATGGGGCTGCCCTGGATGAGATCCGGGACTGGCTCAATCATGGTGCGTCTCATCTATCCGATGAGGACTTCTTCACTCTCCACAACGCACTAGAGGCGGCAGGGAAATGACAGCCACCGAGACCCAATACACGCTTAGCGCCACCAAGCTCAAGGAGCTTGCCTATCTGATTGCGGGGGCGACGACGGCCGTCTTCATGGCTAAGAGCCCCGATATGGAGATGCCGGTTGAAGAGGTCAAGGTGGCTGTGTTGTCCGTCCTGTCAGAGTTCGGGTATGACGCGGTGGGCGTCGATGAGTAACCTAATCATCCTCGCTGGAGTCCCGGGTTGCGGGAAGAGCACACTGGCAGAGCTATTCCGATACCACTACAAGATCGTCTCGTCCGATGTGATTCGCAAGCGCCTAGCCGGATCGCTCAAAGAGGCGCATCGGGAGGACATCAAGCCTTGGGATGTGTTCTACGGGGAGATTGCTACGGCCCTTCAGCACGACGTTGATGTGGTTGCCGACGCAACCTTTCTGACCGTGGAGCATCGTCAGCGAATCCGGGACGTGGCTAGCGATTGTCACGCCGATACCCACTTCATCCTGTTCAAGAATCTCGATGAGGCACGGGCTCGTAATGCTGCCCGACCCGACGAAACGCGGGTTCCCCCTGAGGTAATGGAGGGGTTTGTTGACCTCTATAGTGACACACTTGTACGACTCCCTCAAGAGTGCTACAGTTCAGTCACTTCAGTTGGAAGTTACCGATGACGACGATTCTCACAGACAAAGAACGGCAGTTTCCTGAGTTTGCCACGGCCGTTGGCAGGGGCATCTATGAATCTGCACTTACTGATCCGGACATGCTTGTGATGGCCACAGCGGCGCTGACGGCCACCCTCCCTGTCAAGGCACTAAACCGTCTGTCGAAGGTGGTCATGGTGTATGTCGGCCTCAGAACAGCCGACCGACTCATCTCCTTGATAGCGCGGACAAGTGTCAGAGACTAGTAACGAGCCACTTCCATACACCAAGGGGTCCCGAGTCCGCCTACGTCCGGGGTACGACAAGGTGTACCCATTGTCCTTTGCTGGTGCCGAGGCAACCATCGGGGAGTACACAATCGATCCCGAGAAGTTCGAGCGTATCCTTGTAATCTGGGATAAGAAGCACATGCGTTACAACAACGAGCGGAACATGTGGACCTACGCCGCCCACTTTGAGGTAATCGCTCCCCCGGAGATCACCGAGGAAGAGATCCCCGAGGACATCGAGGAACCGACGCCCGTGCTAGGCGGTCAGGAAGGGGTCGAGTCGGAGATCCTACGACGCCTTCTAGCAACAGCAGGAGCAGCACCGCCTACCGATGAGGAAGAGATCGACAACTACGCCGGGATGCTTCGCAAGGCCATCGAGGTAATGACCTCAGGAGCGGCCTTCATGGTGGTCACAGTCGCACCGGCTCCGGATGACAGTGGCAGACTTGCTCCCTACTTCTTTGGCGCTCAGATTGATGAGACCGCCGGTCAGGCCGCTCAGACGGCATTCGTCACTATCGCTGGTGACGTGATGAAGCAGATCGTCAACCGCAAGGACTAAGGATCATGGATGGACAGCCACAGGTTATCCCGCGAGAGGTCATCAACGACCGACCGATCAAGCATGAGTACGAGTGCGAGCACGGGGGCACTGTATACGCGGTGCCGTCCGCGAGATACTCCACTTGTTCCAAGGGGCTCGTTCACTGCAACCGATGCACTCGCACTTGTCGCAGGCGCGGTCGAGCGTTTACTTGCGGGTTTGGCTGTATCGAGATTCCAAGGTAAGCAATGGCGACCGTAGAGCCACCTGAGATCCCAACAGTATGCAGGCGGGCAAAGCACGGAGACGTGCCCGAGCATCGCATCATCGTATTGCCGGACGAGGTAACGGCCAGCGGCTTCTTCCGTCCTACTCTTCCTGTTGTGCTGTGTGCCCACTGTGACGGCGGCGCTCACCTAGCGGCGATCCGCGAGCACGACAAGCGTAAGCCGGTCTAGCGACCCGATAAGGGTTGTATGAACCCCGAGGACCCGCTAGCCGATCCGACACAGGAACCAGAGTCCCAAGTCCCGGGACAGGGAACAGGACAGCTTGCCTATGACCAGAATGAGCGCACTAACCTCATGGACGCGGGGTTTTCTCCCTGCGCCCACAATGGGTGCGGTTTCATGCACGCCCCTGGACTCAGCCTTACACAGACCTGTCCGAACTGCGGCACAACGCCTGAGATGGCCGACCAGATGGGCAACGCCCAGATGCAATTGGCGGTTGGCCCCGGCGGTGCCACTCGCTCCGGGTTGTCACTCAAGGAGCAGGGAGACATCGGGGAGAACCTGCTCAAAGAGATCGGGTACTTGCCCGGGTACGGGAAGATCGTGTGGACCTCTCCCACTTACACGTCGCCCCTTGACATGGCTACCGAGGAATGGGGTATCGAAGTCCGGTCGTACAACGTTGACAACGCCGCCCTTCAGTTCAATGTGGGGCCAGATGAGAAGATCACCAAGAACGCAGCCGCAGCAGAGGCGGGCTACAAGGGGATTCTGGGCGTGCTCGTGGCGCTGGATTTCCGACGTTCACTGGCCGACATTTACGTCAAGCCGTTCACCCTCAATGAGCCCTGGGGGAGCTATCGCGGACAGCCCCGAACAGGCATCGGCTTCTACCGGCCAAATGGCACTTACCGACTTCTAGAGGAAGTTCCGTTCCGTAACCCTTACATGCTTCCGAACAACGACGCTATGCCCGAGACCACCGAGCCACATTCGGAGATGCCGTTCTAATGCTCAGCCAGGGCGAGCTTCACCTTCTACGAGAGGCCGCAGAGCGTGCATGGGACGATGACACACGTCACCCGGCGTTCAAGGGTCACCCGCAGCGGTCGGCGGGGCAATGCTACGTCACAGCTTCTTGGCTGGCCAATCGCCTCGGTGGACACGTCGCACGCAAGGACGGCCACTACGTGTGGCTCAGTAAGGACGGGAAGTACGTCCTAGACCTGACCGGCGATCTCTTCGCTCAGAAGCCCGCACACCCATCTCTCAACGGGATGAAGATTCACCCCGACGACACCGGACTGGAGCTACAGCCTCGACACCGTAGCCACCGGCCGGGTCCTGTCGTCTTCAAGAAGTCTTCTCACCCGTTCTACGCTGGCATTGAGATTGTGCCCGCGCTCAACAATGAACGGGCCGCGCGATTTGCTCAGCGTGCTAACCGGCTCTTCGACAACCCTGATGCGCTCCATAAGTTTGCCGACATGATTGGGGACGCCTATCCGGGCGAGACGCCACAGAATATTGACGACATGGACCAGCGTTATATGCACGACGATCTCACCGACACAGCCAATGGCGAGTACAAGTACGTCTACGCTAACGGGTCCCTCGAAGTGTCACCGTTCCACAGCCACGAAGACCTCCTAGGCCACACGGGAGCGGAGCCCAATCACATGGGACCAATGTCAGCAGGGACAGTAGATGTGTCAGATGGGGTAGCATTCTGGCATGCAACCGGGAACATTAGCCCCAACGCTCTCATGCGAGTCCTCAAGGACTACGGGAAGCACGCTGGCTGGAGTTGGGGAGGGCTTGCCCAGGCTGACGGGACGCCTATAGACGATGAAGCGTTCCTCGGCAAGTCCAGCAGTCGGACCTACTTTGCGTATACGAATGCGGGCGAGTTGGTGATTGTCCATCGGTATGGTGCTCTTTCGCTGGTTGAAGATTCCCGCATTACCGGGGCGCTGACAACCACGAGCGGTTATACCCGTGTACAAGTTTTGACTCAGCCCGATTACCCTTTGTCCATGCGTCACGTCGCATTCGAGGATGACAAGCGCGTGTTCGCCTGTCTCAGCGAGTGGTGCGAGGATCAGGGACACACTCTACTAGCCTACAACGATAACGTGGTGAAACCCCTTGAGCATCTTGACCTTCACAACAACGCCGACCCGAATCCTACGCAGCCAGATGACATCCAGTATCCGGCGCGTTACGAGAATGAATCTGGTTCCACCAATGGTGGAGCATTCAAGTGTGAACACTGCGGCGCAGTATACCCGACCTATAGCGAATACCTCGAACATCAACACCGTGAAGAAAGTCTCAATCCCGCCGTGGACGGAGCGCCTCTTCCGGACGACTCCCACATGCCCGAGCTACGGGACCCCGACAACCCTTCACCGTCTAACCGCTTCGAGGATCAGTTTCCTTACGTTGCCCACGTCACGGCTGCTCAAGCCGGAAACCTCGGCTCGCACCTACGAGGAATTTCGGAAAGGACCAGTAGCGCAGAATCGGATCATTACCTCGTGGCTTGGCGACATGCTGGTATATCGGCTATTGCACGGCTCACGGGGGATGACCGGGTGTCCGGAGTCGCCGGACGACCTGAAGATATAAACGCTCTTCTGGTCAAGGTAGCGCTTACCAACAGGACGACTCCGGGCGAGAGCCTTGCAGGACCGCTTCCGTTCATCTACGACATCAAGGATGATACGATCACAACGGGTCAGCCGGGTACCACCGTCTCCGACATCCCTGGGCAGTTCACCCCCGGAGGGATCGTGGATGGTGTCTATGACCCGAGCGGCAAGGTCATAATCCACACCTTCACCAACATGCCGTGGACGGCCAACTACTTCCTCAAGCTCTGGTACGCCAAGTTCCCGACCCTAGAGGTCAAGAGCTTGCATCTTCGAGACGATGGCGGCGGAGATACGAGATTGGCGGACTGGCATGGATAGCCTCAAGCATCAGGTGGGCGAGTCGATTGACTACGGAGAGATCTACGTCAATGATGCCGAGAAGAAGGTCCAGATCGTCCTAGGTGACGCTGATCCGACCGAACTGTTCAGCAAGGTCCAGAAGGCGGCCGAGAAGGAGTACCCGAACTACAAGATCGACGTGGGCAGCGAGGACTATGAGTGGGACGTGAAGGCACCGGGTTGGCATAAGGTCAAGGTTTCCGCCCTTGAGACTGAGTGTCAAACACCCGACGCTGTGTACGACACGGAGATCACTCCCAAGGACGTGAAGGTAGATGTCAAGCTCCCGCACGAGCTTGATCTAGACGAAGGTCAGGCCGAATTGCTAGAGAAGAACCTTCACAACGTGGTGGAGTTAGTGTTGGCACCGCACTTCAAGGACGCCAATATCCTCGATCCAATCCAGCCCTATCTCGATCCGGCCGTATGGATCGCCCCGAATACCGCCACCCCACAGTTGAAGCCCAAGCTCAACGACTGGATTCACAAGACGATCTACGGAGCGCTGGAGCGGCACGGCTACGAGGGTCCGAATAGGTGGCTCAAGCTCGTCCTCACAGGCTCTCTTACTACGTACCAGTACAGCGCACACTCAGACTGCGACATCAGCCTTTTCGTCTCAGGGCTCCCCGAGTGGTCCCGTGGCGAGATGATCGGTGTCATGGTCAAGGAGTTCGACGGTATCCTCCTACCGGGCACTGCTCACGACATCCAGGCGTTCGTGGTCTCGAAGACGCTGACGGTCCACGACCTGTACAAGCCGGGGCTGCGTTCCGCGTACGACCTTGAGACCCGTAAGTGGATCGTCCCGCCCGATCACAGTATGAGCCACGATGTTGAACGAGAGCGTCACGCCGACTACACGTACGCGCTTGAGGTCTGCGACAAGATGAACACCCTACTCAAGTTCGAGCCCGAGAAGGCTGTTCAGTATTACGGGGTCATCCATCGGCGGCGGCAGAGAGATCAAACCTCCGGTAAGGGTGACTTCTCTGCGAGCAACCTGGCGTACAAGATGATCATGAATCGTGGGTATGGCGAGAAGCTCAAGCAGTTGGGCGTTCGGATCTACTAGAACGGCCTGGTAATAGACGTGGAACTTCAAGAGATCCTAGATCGCCCTTGCATCGGGTTCACTCAGCACGCTTCCTGTCTCAAGACGGATCAGGGCGTGATCGTGTTCTCGCGAGGACCGCTTCGAGAGGTCGCGGAGATCGAGCTAGCGTACCATGGGTATAAGCTGGCCGAGACCGAGATGCCGGATGAGCCAACGGAGGATAGCGAGTATGACCCGGGCACACCACAGGTGATCCCGTCACGCGATGAATTAGCCAAATATCGAGCCAAGGAAGAGTGCTACGAACTAGCCAGTGCCGTAGCACGTCAATGGCCGCATCTGAGACAAGATGCGGGTTTCTATGTACGTCCAAGACTTGGCCCCGGCGATCATTCTTGGAATGTAGCGCCAGATGGAACTATCGTAGACACGACAAGTGGACAGCATCCAGGCCCCGAAATAGTCCCACCTGACCATCCTCATTATCAACGGTATGTATCGTGGGCTAGCGGAGGACCAGCGCAAACCTTGGCACACCAATTGGGATATCATGAAGGTGAATCATCTGAGGTAAATCCTAGTTGCCCAGAATGTAATCCGAGCCGAATATCAAGCACACCACAGGTGATGTACCACGTTGCGCCCTCTGATTCCCGTGATAGCATCCTCCAGTATGGTTTGGACCACGCTCGGGGTGCCGATGCGAGTATCGAGGCACCAGAGGGCAATTATCTTTGGGGCGATGAACATAGTGCTCACGATTATGCTGCGATGAAGTACTTTGATTTCCATGTCCCCTATGATGTGTGGCGCGTTCGTCATGAGGGTTTACCTCTTGTAGGTGACCCATACTTGGGATCCCCTCCTGAAGATGCCGCTATGACGACTCAGCCGATATCCCCTGATCGCCTAGAGTTGATGGACCCATCCCAATGGGCATATGAGAGTTACTATGCCCCTGGCGCAAACGTTCCGAATACCCGTCGCAGAACGATAGGAATGCGACGTATTACACCGCCACCAACCGATGAATCACCTTTCTATCCCTATGAGGGTGAAGGACCTTTTTACCATGGCACCAATGCTCTACTCAATCCTGGTGACGTCGTACAACCGGCTTCTGAGATAGGACATCCTGGTAACTTCAGCGAAGTCGAAGGGGTACGCAATCAATCCTATCACCCTACGATGGCATATGCTCATGTTGATCCTGATCAGGCTGGCTTATACGGGGGCGATCAAGCAAATGTCTACCGAGTTGAACCAACTGGACCGATATACGAAGATCCTGAAAACTTCTTACCGGGAGGTAAGGCTGGCACTTCGCTGATGAGTTCAGGATGGCGGGTAGTTGAGCCAATCCCACCAGAACGGATTAGGCGCATAGCCGTTCAACGGCGGGAGAGCGCTATCAAGACGGCAGACTGGAACGACATCATGGAGAAGGCCAAGCGGCTCATCCAGGGTAATCAGGTCATCCTACTCCGCAACGGCACCACGAACATCGTTGGCACCGTGCAGGGCGACCACGGTCAGTACGAGGTAGAGATCGGCCGCCAGGACCCGGAGTCACGGGTGATCACCAACTGGCATTGTTTCCTCCCCGATGCCCCTGTCACAATGGCAGACGGGACTCGACGTGCAATCAAGGATATCGGTGTTGGCGACCACGTTCTCACTCATGAGGGTAACTCGCGGGCTGTTCTTACTCATTGGTCAAAGCCCTACCGAGGGCGGCTGGCGACAATCAAGCTTCAGGGGGTGGATGAGCCTATTGTCTGCACCGAGGACCACCAGTTCTGGTCGGCCAACGACGATTACTACCTGCAAGACTGTGTTGGTTGGCGCGGCAAGATCAAGCTTGGGGAGGGGCCGCTAAACCCGAGGTTCGGGTGGGAGCAGGCAAACAAGCTTCAAGCGGGTGGCTATCTGTCATCCACTCCGATTCAGGAGGAAGAGACTTGCGTGATTGCTGGCGTCACTATCGATGAGGATATGGGGACCGTCTTGGGATGGTATGCGGCTGAAGGGTTCGTGATCAAGGCAACAAAGAATCGGATCGGTTTTAGTATGCATCGGGACGAGCGACCCATCGCCAAGAAGCTATCTGAGATCATCGAACGTAAGTTCGGGACGCCGGGGACCATTCGCATGAATACATGGCCCGGAACGGATCGTATGGACACGACAGACTTCCGAGTATCGGACGGGGGTCTACGAGCCCTTGTGACAGAGGCGGTAGGAACCGGGTCTCATTTGAAGCAACTTCATCCTTCCCTACTTCGAGCCCCGTTGGCCGTCCAGAGGGCTTTTATCGATGCCTATGTCGCGGGCGACGGCCATGTAGACGGCAATCGAACCTCTATCATCACAACAAGTGGGTCGATGGCACATCAGCTTCGCCTTATTCTTGATCGTCTCGGTCATGCTACCTCGCTTACATGGAATGACGAGAACAGTGGTAATGGATTCGTCAAGAACTGGCGACGGATTTACCGAGTGCGGTGGGCGACCGGCGCTCGCTGCAATCCTCGGTTCGTCCGCGATGGCAAGTCTTGGTATAAGATCGAGAGCGTTACCTTCGAGGATTACGACGGCCCCGTGTTTGACATGGAGGTCGAAGAGGATCACTCATTCCGTGTCTATGGGGTGAATGTTCACAACTGCCAGTGCCCATGGGCTCAGTTCTCATTTGATCGCACTCGCAAGTGGAAGAAGTACGAGCAGCGTCCGTGCTCTCACGTTCTCGCGCTATACTGGAAGAGCCTCTCAGCCCCTGTAGACGACGATGACGAGCAACAGGGACCCTCTGGGCAACCGGCTCCAGCCCCAGGCGGTCCACCCGGGCTCCCAGGGCAGCCAGGAGGCCCTCCGGGGCCAGGAGCGCCGAAAGGCGGCCCAGCACCCGCCCCAGCGCCGATTGGCGTCAGAGAGGCTCCCAGCGGCCCACGTACGTTCATGCCTAACGGGGACATGTTCCCGGCCGATCAGGGTCAGCAGCCGCTTCCGGGGATGCCACCGGCACAGCAGGCTCAGCCGCAGCAGCGAGCACAGCCCCAGGGCGTCATCCCGCCGTTCCCCGGCCAGCAGATGCAGCTATGGGAGCAGTGGCAGGGACCGGGCACCACAGATGGCGGTCAGCCATCCCCTCCGTGGGCGGTCTCGGTACCGGGCGCCAAGCCCACGAGCCCGTTCAACCCCGTGCAGAGTCCCGGCACATACTCTAAGTTCGTGTGGGCGGCACAGTACCAGAATGGACAGATCGTCCAGTTGATGGAAGACGAGTACATGCAGGAGCAGGGTGGCGCAGGGCAGTATGTTCTCGTCACGGCTAGGCGTCCTGACGGCTCCCCACGCACGGGCGAGGTACAGGCGCAGGACGAGATGACAGGGTGGACCGAAGTCATGTTCTCCATGGACGACAACGGTCCGGGCGAGGCACGATTCGCCATTGGCTACCTTGATCCGGGCCAGGTTCGGCCCTCGCAGCAACTACCACCCGGACAGACCGGGCCGAGACGGGTATATAAGTAGGGTCGCGTAGAAACTCGCCCTCGCGGCTGAGTAATCTACGTATGATTCAGCCTGCCAATATCGCGTTCCAGGGTGTCGTAGGCGGGACCTTCGATACGCAGATCACTCTTTTCGACGGGAATCTTGAGTACGTCTGGTACGGAATCTGGCAGCCATTTCGCACCTACCCCGTCAACGCTATGGTAGCGGGTGCCGATGCGAATGTCTACGCCTCGCTCAATGAGATCGCAGAGAATGACAACCCCGTCACGGACGGAGGTACTAATTGGGCTCCGCTTGATAAGCTCAACCTTACGGGGTGGACGGGTTCTGCCACTATAGCCACAACGGGTAACCCGTCCGGTCCGAGCGTGACCGTCGCCGCCACCATGGGAGGCACGGAGGGTACCGTGGCCGTCAAGTTTACCGGCACTCAGATGTCCGTTTTCGCTGTGGGCTCGTACGACTTCAACATCGAAGTCATTGATACTGACACCAACAACTACTTCCCCGTTATCGGGACAATCGCTCTTATCAGTCCAACCCCATGACCGGTCCCGTAATCGTCGCATACCCCACGGGCGACACGGTGGCAACAGTTGTCGGCATGGGAGCAATCGAGAGCCCCGATACCCCGGTAGTCACTTATCCGGCGGCAAGCGCTGTCACAGCCGTAATCGGCCAGCAGGGACCGCCTGGTGCTGGCTTCACGGGAGCTACCGGCGCAACCGGACCTACGGGGCCTACAGGGGCCACGGGAGCTACAGGCCCAAGCGGGATGACCGGCCCGACAGGCGCGGGTACAACCGGTGCTACTGGCGCTACAGGTGTTCAGGGGGCGACGGGACCAACGGGAGGTCAGGGCATCCAGGGAGTCCAGGGCGCTCCTGGACCAACGGGCGCTACGGGCTCGACCGGCCCAACAGGAGGCACGGGCGCTCCGGGTGCTACGGGCTCGACAGGACCGATAGGTCCGGTGGGACCGACCGGGGTTACCGGAGCCACGGGCGTAGGAGCCACCGGTGCTACGGGTCCGGTAGGAAGCACCGGACCAACGGGACCGACCGGGGTTACCGGTGCTACGGGTTCCCCCGGCCAGAGCTTCACTTATCTCGGTAACTACAACCCCGCCACTGCCTATCAGTTGGACAACGTTGTTGTCGGTTCCGACGAAAATACGTACATCGTCTACCAGAATGCTCCCGTTACGGGGGTTGACCCTGTAACAGACACTAGCGGTGGTACTTTACCGGGAGTCCATTGGGAGGTCTTCGTTCTTCGAGGACTCGATGGGACTACAGGGGCGACAGGAGCCACGGGAGCGACCGGGCCTACCGGAGTAGGAACAACGGGTGCTACAGGTCCCACGGGTGGAACTGGTGCGGTAGGAGCGACCGGGCCTATCGGCGTCACCGGAGCTACTGGCTCGACCGGGGTAGGGACAACTGGAGCGACAGGACCAATCGGGTCAACTGGCGTCACCGGGCCAACTGGTCCCACAGGAGCACAAGGTCCGTCCGGAGCGGCTGGTGGCCTTGGAGCAACGGGTGTCACCGGACCAACAGGCCCGCAGGGGTCGGCGGGTGGCGATAGCTTCGCTTACACCTTTAGCACGAGTACAACGAACGCCGATCCCGGTGCCGGTGAGCTTGCATTCAACAACACTACGCTCTCGTCCGTAACAGCAATTTACATCGATCAGGTTGACTTTGCAGGATCGAACATCAGTACATGGCTCGCGGCCATGGCGTCTCCCGCTGTCATCAAGGTGTTTGACAACAGCAACCCTGCTAACTTCGCCGTCTTCAGTCTCAACTCTGTTACCAACTCTGCCCCGTACTTTCAGCTAGGTGTCACCTATGTCTCTGGCGGCGGCACGATGGATACCACACCTGGTGACACAATCATCACCTATGTTCCGGCCGGATCGACCGGCGCTACAGGAGCGACCGGGCCTACAGGGGGTACGGGCGGAACCGGAGGTACGGGCGGAACGGGATCAGTAGGAGCGAGCGGGGCGACTGGACCAACAGGCCCTACCGGACCCACGGGCGCTACCGGCTCGACGGGGACGGTGGCGGTCAACACGATCAACGCTGGCACCGTAGGATCGACTTATACGCTTGCACTTGCGAGCAACGTCTACAACGTTGCCACAATGACTCTGAGCGCCAATTTGACTCTTACTGTGACGGGAGTTGTAGTGGGTACGACCGTCTATCTCTACATCACTCAGCCAGCGGGCGGCGGAGATACGCTAACAATGGCTCTCGGCTCTCTGTCGGTGCCGATCAACCTGGCGGCGAACTCACTGACTTGTGTGATTATTCAGAGCCCCGACGGCTCCAATCTAGATGTCTCTGTTCAGGGCGGAGGCCCTGCCGGTGCCACCGGACCAACCGGCCCAACCGGCCCAACCGGCCCAACTGGTGTGGGCACAACCGGGGCGACCGGACCCACTGGTGGTACGGGCGCAGCAGGGGCGACCGGGCCTACAGGCCCCACCGGAGCGACAGGGGCGACAGGGGCGACAGGACCCACTCTATCGACCATTTCTTCGACATCCCAGACTGGATCGACCTACACCTTCGCACTCACCGATGCTGGTACGGTGGTTGAGGGTAACTCGGCGTCCGCGCAGACTTTCACGATTCCGCCAAACTCATCGGTCAATTTCCCGGTCGGGACCTGGATCGAGGTCTTCCAGTTGGGAGCCGGTGCTATCACAATAGCGGCCGGTGCGGGTGTGACCCTATTGGCTGACAATAGCTTCTACGTCACCGCTAACCAGTATGCGACCATCGGCCTGAGACAGCGTGCCACCAATACATGGGTGATCTCGGGAGATCTGATCTAGTGACTCGTCGCAGAGCGCCCTTTCAACCTCATCGCCCGCGCTTCGTTTCAACCCCTGGCAACGCTTACACGGAAACAAACGTTACCTCCCTCAGTTGCACATTGACATCTCCTGTTCCGGTAGGTGCCACATTGATCGCAGGCGCTAAGTCAGGCGGCGGCGTCAGTCTTACAACGTCTGAGATAGCTGATGCCGGGGGCAATACATATCACCTAGATGTAGTTGAGAATGCGGGCGGCCCTGTTGCTCACATCTTTCGCGCGACAATTACAACTGCGCTTGCCAAAGGCAGCACTTGGACAATCACGCCCGCTTCATCTAGCGGCAATTGGGGGTTCACCCTCCTGTTGGTGCTTGGAACCGGACCAACGCTTGATAAAACAGCGACCGGCACAGGAACGGCTAGTGTCACGGTAAACTGTGCTACAACGGCGCATTCGCCGGAACTTCTCGTCGCTGTAGCGAGCCTTGCTGGGAACGCAGTAGCCGGTACAACCATCACCCCGTCGAGCGGATGGGTTGACATCGCAACGGGAGATACGAACAACGACTTTTTCGGTATGGGGTATCAAATCGTCAATACAACGGTGACCCCAACCTGCACGTTTACCCCGCATACCTCTGGCCTAAGTCTCGTAGGCGCAATTGCGACGTATTCCTAGGTTCCGGTCATGGCAACTTCCACTCTAGTAACAGGCACAGGCGGTCCAACTGGACCTACCGGCCCAACCGGGCCGACCGGGCCTACGGGAACAATTCCCGCGCTTCCCAAGAACCTGATGGTGTTTGGACACTCATACGCTCAGGGTAATGGCCTCACGAACGCTACTCCCGCCTACTCGGTCAACGACAGGCAATCGACACGTATCGCTCAAGCGATGGGTGCCACTGAGTCTAACTACGGGATAGGCGGCTCGTGCATCTGCCTTGAGAACGGGTCCGGCCTATCAGGAGCAGCAGCCACAGGCGGCTGGCCGACAATCTACTCTACCTTCTCGCCCACCCTTTCGGGAGCACCGTATGTCACCAACTTGGGGGCTGTTCTCTTTATCTACGGCATCAACGACTACGGCATGTTTGGGTCCGGGTTCACGACAGTTTTCGAGGCGGCCATGCAGGCGGCGGTGGATCGGATTCGCTGTGCAGAGGTCTTCGAGGATGGCGATGCCACGGTTACCTATTCGACCGGAACATGGACAACCAGCACGTTCACCGCCAATACTCAGAGTTCTGGGACAACGGCTCACCGAACAGCCTCCGCCTCCGCCACAATTACTATCGCGTTGCCCTCGGACTACAACGGTGAAGGCGTGTGCTTTGGCACTATCATCAATGACGCGACACCGTGGCCTACGGGGTTTGCGGGTACCATTGCGGCCACGGATCACCTAGGTAACCCCATCGGCAATACGATCAACTTGGGTACTATCTGGGCAGCCTTCAACAATACCACCACCAATGCTCATTACGGAACTGCGACTATTCGCGTACCGGCCGGGACTCTAGCTGCGGGGGCTCAGAATGTCACACTTACATTCACCAACGCTCAGACCAAGGGTGTCTTCTTCGACTGGTGGGGTATTGAGGCGGATGTGCCACCGCTTGTGATTCTGGAGCCACCGCTACGATTGACAAGCACCGGATATTCAGTAGAGGGGTTGACCCGTCCATACGCGCTGAATGACGCGGGGGTCGCATCTGTGCTTAGTGCGCTACAGGCGGTTGCCGCTCTTTATTCCGATGGTCGCGTCATTGTGCCGACAGGAGCGGACACAGCTATCGCCAAGAATGTGTACTACTTCACGGAGACCGATCAGATTCATCCTAACTCGGCGGGTACAGGGATCGTAGCGGCCTACGATTTTGCTGGAATCGCCAACTACTACGCCTCTAACCCTACAGAGGCGCTGAAGACCCAGCAGAACCAAGGACCCCTAATAGGGTCGAACACTATTGGGCGAGCACATGTAGCTTCAACTCCCTCGGCTTACGGTAGTGGATGGCAGAAGATCGCGTTTGATACGGTTGATTATGACCCGGGCGGCAACTGGAGTCTCACGAATCATCGGTACAGTTGTCGTGTTGCGGGCTATTACCAGGTCAGTGGACAGATTCTCTTGAATACAGCGGTAGCGGGCGGCGCTCAGAACTACCTTGCGATTTACCAGAATGGTACCGTCGTCACACATGGAGTGTGCATGGCAACGGCAGCGGGGGCCGCCGGGTCTCTAACGGCTCTCGCAATCTCAGATATCCTCTTGTGTAATGCCGGTGACTACCTTGAGCTTTGGTTCCAGACCAATGTAACGACATCTGGATACCCTGACGGTAACGACAGCACCAATAACTATCTCAGCGTTGTCCGCGTGGCGTAACTTGACACGGCGCGACCCGCCTGTTACGATTTCCTTGTGCGCCTCCACGTAATCGGACTCCCTCACACCGAGACGACCTCCGACTACAACCAGTGCGCCTATACGGCTAAGGTCCGCAAGTTCGCCACGATGATGACTCGTCGCGGCTACGAGGTCTTCCTGTACTCATCGGGGCGAAACGAGGCGGAATGCACGGAGCACATTCCCGTGCTCTCACTAGACGCACAGCAGCGACAATTTCGGAAGTATCCGTGGTGGGTCAATAAGGAGTGGTTCGGGCTCGATTGGAATAGTGAGCTTCCCTATTGGCGGAGCTTCAACCATCGGGTCATTGCAGAGATCAGCGAGCGCATCGAACCTCAGGACTTCATCTGCTTCATCACCGGGAGTCCCCAGGCTAGCATCATCGAGAGTTTCCCGTCGAACATGTCGGTGGAGTACGGGATTGGCTATGAGGGTGTGTACGCGCCCTATCGCGTGTTCGAGAGCTACGCATGGATGCACACTGTGTACGGGAAGATGGGACCGTCGTCGGCGGATGGTCGGTTCTATGATGCAGTCATCCCGAACTACTACGACGCAGACGAGTTTCCTGAGCGCCGCCTCAACGGCGATTCAGAATCGTACCTCTTCATGTCTCGAATGACCCCTCGCAAGGGTTACGACATCGCCATCGAGTTGACCAGGCGTCTCGGAGCAAAGCTTATCGTGGCGGGGACCGGCGGAGATAGACCTCAGCACGATCATGTTGAGTACGTCGGGTATGCCGACACAGAGACTCGCGGGCAACTACTCTCGTCCTGCAAGGCCCTATTGTGCCCCACGCTCTACCTAGAGCCGTTTGGCGGCGTCGTGGCGGAAGCCATGCTCTGCGGCACCCCCGTTCTCACTACGGATTGGGGAGCCTTCACAGAGACCGTGAGGGACGGTGTAGACGGGTTCCGCTGTCGGACGCTGAAGGAGTTTGAGGCGGCTACCGGCCAGCTTCAGTATCTCAACAACGCGGAGATCCGGAATCACGCACAAGCCAGATTCAGCACGGAGGTCGTCGGCGCTAAGTACGACGTGTACTTCAAGCGGCTGATGGGCCTCTGGGGCGACGGCTTCTACGAGTGAAGGCCCTGAGAATGACCGGCGTCGGACTTCACGGCTACGCCTGAGCTTCGCCGGTAGTGCTCGAACAGGGCCGCCAGGAAGTTGGAGCCCTGTTCGGGCCGAGCGTCGTGATGCTGATGGCCGAGGGTGATCTTCATACGGCGAGCAGCGTAGTCGTTCGTCGGGATAGCGATGCCGTCACGGACTTCGACGGCACCAAGTTCATGGCCGTCCTCTCGATCATGGAATGACAAACGGTTCATAGGAGGCTATTCTAGCAGATCAGAGTGCATGAGTCAACCCACCGTCTGCCACTGAGGGTGTTCGGGCCACTCGGGCTGGCCGGGAGCGAACATGTTTGAATCGAGTGGCTGCTGCGGGTACTGCTGCCTAAGGGCCTGCTGAGCCTGCTCACGCTGTTCTGCGCCGTTGCCAGACCATGTGTCGGCGTCCGGGTCGTCCTCCCACTCGTCACAGCCATTGGCGCATTCGAGCTTCCCTCCCATGGGGACCCTCCAAGTACCGCAGTGCACGCATTCCGGCTGCTCATTGGGGTCGCCGCCGTGCGCCACTGTCATGTCGGCGTTGTCGAGCATCTTGTTGTTGCCGATCATCGCCTGTATACGGTTGCGGGTAAAGGGAATCGTGTTAGGAGGCAGATCCAGGTCGTTCAGTTCGTTCCACATGGTAGGGTGGTTTAGGAGCCGCTGAAGGTGATCCCTCTCGTGCCTCTGAAGCTCAGCGCCATCCAAGAAGTCGCGGTTGTACTCATGGAGGTCGTAGTTCCCAGAAGGCTCGTGGATCGAGTTGTCAGGGAAGCTAAGGCCATGATCGATGGGTACGAATCCTGCATCGGTGATCAGGCCGTTGGCACCGTGGCGGTCATGGTTACCGATGATGCTGTCGAAGAGTGCGGCATTACGAAGCTCGTCAGGGTCGAGCCTGTAACCTTCATCGTACGCCTCGGCGTTCGGGATCATGTGCTGAACGGACGTAGGGCCGCTCTGCCAGCTAGTGGGTACGTCGTAGTCCGCATCCTCATTGAACACCGACTCCGGGTACTCAACGTGGCGAATGTCTGTGGTGGGCACACGGGCACCGGGGAGATCGAGATGCTTACTGATGATGTGAGCCGCCTTCTCGCGCTCAGCGTCGTAGCCGGGGCTGATTGACCAACGTGTCGGGTGGAAGTTCCCATTGTCATCTAGGTCATCGTCATCTTCGCGCTCAGGGGAACGCTCTTGGGCCTTTGACTTGAGGATGACACGGCCGTCACCCTCCAGGTCCCCCGTGTAAGTGTCGTTGATGCCGCCGCCCAGAACATTGAAGTTGTTGATCGGGTTCTCAGCGAGCATCTCCGGAGGTACTCCGCCCCATGCCTTCTGACGGTTCAGTTCGTTGTGGTGCTCGTCGTCGCCCCATGATGGTGACCGGGGGTCGGTGAACTTGCTCTTGTCCTCTTCCTCGTCTGTTCCGTACGCCTCTTTGCGGCTCTTGTAGTGAATTCCGCCCTCGACGTTCTCGCCACACTCAGGACAGGTAATCTGGTTATAGGGGAGGCTACCGGGGTCGTCAACTAGCTCCCAGCAATGTGGGCACTCAATGACGGGCGTATCCATGTCTTCACCGGGGCGAGCCGTCTTACGACGTGCCGTCTTGGGTGGCGCGGGCATGACGGTGGGTCCACCGCTCATCTCCGGACACGGAACACCGGGCTCGTGCTCACGACCACACTCTTTACAAAGCTGCTCTTTTGATGCGTTATCCCCGGAATCGGCCGTAACGCCTCGTAAATGCGGCGTTAGAGGAAGAGGCTCAGACGGGAACTGATCTAGCCACTCGCGTAGGTCGAAGATCGGTGACCGCAAATCGTCAGCGTGAGGTACGCCTAGGGATGTCGGGGTCCAGTCCTCCACTAGAGAACGTGGAGCTTGGTAAGGATGGTAATGACGGTCGAGATGAAGGCGACACCGCCGCTGACAGTTACGAGAAGCTTATGTCGTCTGGAGAGCCGCCGCTGTGTCTCTTTGACAGCGCCCCGGGCCTCGGCCTCTTCAGCTAGCTCTTCATCCTCGATGCGGCGGACGCGGTACTCCACGTCATGAAGCTCTTGCCACAGAGGGTCAATCTCACTGGCTCGCCTACGGAGACGCATTACTTATGCCTCGCTGATGCCAGGGTTCGGTCGGCAATAGCCTTGCAGTCAAGTTGGGGGAGGTCTAGCACTGGAACGTTCTTGTACTGGCCGCTGACATGGGCAATATACGTCACTAGGATCGTGCGCTCTGCATCGATAGCCCCGCACCAAGTGTAGACGTTTCGGGCACGGTTTGTAACCTGATCGAGTACGTTGGCCTTTAGGGCTTGCTCCTGCTGTTTCAACTGGCCCTGCTGGGCTACAAGCTGACCCTGTTGAGTCTTTAGCTGACCCTCTTGGCTGGCGCTTTTAGAGAGGCCGAGAATGCCAACAACAAGCGCCGCCGTCATGACGATCAGGATCAAGGCGGCTATCGAGTTACGGAACCAATTGTCGTCGGTCATACGCGCTCGCGTGATCTCTAGATGACATGCGCGGCAACCGCGCTCGCGAACACAGAGGCGATAAGCGCGAACGCCGAGACCATCTCTAGAACAAATGTACGTGCCTTGAGGGCGCGTTCCCGATCTTCCTTGTCCACTTTTATAGCCGCCTCATCGACCGCCTTGGCCTCTTTGACCTCAGCGAGTGTAGTGATAATCTCGTCCAATTTGGTATCGACGTGGATCTTGTGGTCATCGAGCTTATTGTCCAGGTGCATTCGCGTTTGGTCAAGCTTGCTATCGAATGAGCGCATCTGGACGCCTAGGTCATCAATGCGTCTTGACATCTCATAAGCCTGCCCGTGGCCGTTGGTGAAAGGTGTGTCCGCCATCTTACTTTAGGCGTAGCGCAAGAGGGTTTCCCTAGGGGGAGTTGCCCGTCCAAGGAAAGTCGTGCCAATCATCTATCATCAGCATGACGCCCGTGGACACCAGGAGCAGGCGCGTGACCGGCGGATGGACGACTCTCCCTAGGAGTCCCATGAGCACAAGCGACACACCGACAGCGCCATGATGAATCTGGGTTCCAACTACGTAGACCCGATTACTGCGACGGTCGAAATGCGCGACTGACATCCCGTCCTTTACTACGAGCGGGACTTGATCTTGAAGGATTGCGTCAGTCGATAAGTTCGACTGTATACGTGAACGAAGCACCGTGCTCGATGGCTTCCCAAAGCTCGTTAGGTCCACCATCCTGAAGGAAGGTGACAACGGCGTCCCCGCTCTCTAGATCGAAGTCCTCAAGCGTGTAATCGAGCGCGACTACTAGCGTGGAACGAACACGGACGGTCCCTTGGAGTTCCCGGATACGAGCTTCCAGGGCGTCTACGCGCTCAAGGAGCTTCTCCTTCTCCGGGTCTACACAGTCCGGCTGCTCTGTCACCCGGTCGATGATCTCGGCGGCCTCAACAGCCTCTCGGAAGGTCCTGATCAGGTCATCCATCCGCTTGATTTCCACCGGGTCCACGGTAGGGATGATTTGCGGAGCATCGGGGGCGGTACCCGGCCACGGCTGCGGTTGGATCGGCTGCTGCGGGAATGCGGGCCATTGGTTGGGCGAAGGGAACTGCGGATTGAACTTGTCCATCACTACTGACATGACACACATCAGCGCATCGCCTCCCGCCGCGCCTGAGCGGCCAGGACGCGATCCCGCTTGGCGACGGGCAAGCTGTCCTGTTCTGTCTTGAACGGGTGACGGACGCCCTGAGGGTTCGTCTCACGCTCTTGGATCGGCTCTAGGCTGCGCGGCTCGAACGGACCCCTTGACGGGTCGTGAATACGAGCCATGCGTACTGAAGTACGACCGGACATGGAGTCTCCTTACTGAAGCCGGAACGCGGCGTTGATTCGGTTCTGGAAGTACCCAACACGGGAGCGGAATAGCTCGTAGCCAGTGCGCTCATAAGCTCGCTGGCTTGAGTCACGAGCGTGCGACCAGTATGACACTGTGGGGCGCACTACCTCACAGAAGCGATTACCCAGAGTGGCATGCTTGCCCCAGCACGGGACGATCTGTGTCGAGACCTTGGCGTGTACAAGCTTGGTCTGGAAGTAGAGAGTGCGCTGGAGGAAGAAGTGACACCCGGAGGTAGCCGGATCGTGACCGCACGAAGGACGCTCAAGAAACACCTTCTCCGATGCTGCCTTAGCGTTGATCCAGTGCTGGATCGTAGCTGTAGACGGGCCGACCGGCGGAGGCGGCGCGAAGAAGTAGGTGGAGAATGCACTCTGATCGATGAAGTTGTTGCTGAACCACTGTGTGGCCGCGAAGCCCGCATCGATGTGGTAGGTGTAGGTCCAGTCCGCGTCCCAGAGGTAGTACAGCGAGGACGGGATTCTGCTTACACGCAGGTAGTCCTCGACAGTGCTCATCTCACTCAGTGACGAGTAGATGCAGGGGTGATAGACGTGCAGGGTATAGATCTCCCACCGGAGCCAACTGGCGTCCTGCGAGGGTACCGCGTCCTGAGGCTCTGTGTCGAGACAGCGTGCCTCGACGCTCGCGGTAGTGGCGATAGTTACCAGGGTCGCGTGCGGTAGGAGAAGGTGCATCTCCCCACAGTTGGCGTACGGACCTGATGCGTAGCAGGCTGCATACTTCGCCGTCGAAGGGATGTTGCGCGGAGTCACCGCGTCATACACGAGCACCGAACTACCGGGGAGCGCGACTGTCACTCTAGCGGCGGCAGTCGGGGGCTTACCGAAAGACGGCGAGCGTGAAGCCACACCACCGGGCGTCACTAGGTGTGTCGGAGCGGCTGCGACGTTGGGTGTCACCTTGTGGGACGATGTGCTCGTGCCGTAGGCGATGCCCAGAATGACAGCCAGGAGAGCTAGGAGTGCGGCAGGTTTCTTCATTAGGTTCCTCGGTAGGGTCTATTCTTACAAGGCGGGATCGTCACCAAAGTTCGCCCTTAGTGCGTTGATCCAGCCATCGTACTCTCTCATGATGGTGCCAGGAGAGGGTAGCGGACGATTGGTGTGGGGGTCTTTCCAGGAGTTTGCGAGCATGAAGTCTCGGTAGTCACCAATCGAAGGCGGGAAGCCGACACACTGATGAACGAGTTTGAGAGCGTCGTCCATGTCCTCACGGTCGTAGGTGGCTTCTCCAGTGCCCTCGGCCGGTCTGGAATTCGGTGTCAGACCGGCGGCCTCACAGGCGAGTGACCATCCTCCACGGTCAGAGGATGAGTCATCGAAGCGCTTGACAATCGTCATCGCATGTGGTAGTGCAAGTTCAGGCCAGGCGGCTCGATACTTGCTGTACGCGGTAACCCCCGGCGTGCCCCCAAAGACCTCAGCGACAAGACGGAGAGATTCGAGAAGTTCCTCATCGCTGTAGGCGGTCTCACTGCCCTTGTAGCGGATCTCTTTCTTGTCGAGCGGCGTGAAGGTGTTGTAGATGTCTCGTACCGCAGAAGGCAGCACTTCGAGCTTTGCTGCAACGGCTGTAGGTGTATCGCCGCCGCGCAGAGCGGACCGGATGACCTCCTGCATCCCCATAGCACGAGCGGTCTCACGCTCGCGTATTACAGCCTTGGCTTCCTTCTTGTTGCGTACGACACCGGCCTTCTTGAGACGAGCGTAGACGGCCTGACGGGTAACCCCAAAGTGCTGGCCGACTTCGGTCAGCGAAGAGCCCGCCTCGTACATCTCGATCATCGCCCCTAGTTCGATGAGGCGTTCCTGTCTTGATCCGCTCATGCCGCCAGCCTTTCGGGAGCGTATACGAATGGTTCGTGGGCTGGCCTAGCCATTGAGCCTCTTCTGGTTCCGTGTCTCGATACGCTTTGCCTTGGCCGCTTCGATGCGCCTCTGGTTCTTTGCTCGCTTGCGGCGAGTGAAGTAGCGCTCGATGCGGTAGAAGATGGGTCGGTCGAGAATCCAGATCAAGATTCGGAGCGTCACGTCCAGCGCGGGCACCGCACCCACCCCGATGACAACGCACCAGGCGAAGGACAGGCCAAACAGCGCCGATACGAGGCACCCGATGACAAAGGCGATGAGTAGACCACCGCAGTTGATTTGCAGTCTCATGTCACAGTCCTTGTCGTGGTGGAGAAGCTACTCGTGTAGCGCGGGCGACCGTTCTTGTAGCCGAGCAGACTGATGATGCCGCTATCCTCGCAGTACATGAAGTACAGGGAGTCGAGGTTCACGAGCGAGTTCAGTGTAGCCGCAAGATGCGGGTCTCGATATGGGTTCACGCGGCGTAGACTACCACAGACCGGGGTTGCCAGTCAAGTGGCAAATTGTCGATGTTGGTTTGCAACGTTTGTCTCGGATCTGGTATAATGATCAACGGCGCAGGGCACAAGAGACCAACAGAGAGGGCGCACATGACGGTGCATGAAGTTCTAAATGAAGAGCGCAAGCGGATCAACGCGCTTACGGCAAGAGAAGGGCTCCCTGCCTCCCAAGCTGCGGAGTACGTAGCCGACGAGCGTGACGTGAAGGAGCTTCTGCGCTCCCTTGACAACGCTCTCACGATGTAGTATCCTTTGAACCACTGTTCTCGAAGTCGTCCTTACAGAGAGGAACTAATGCTTCCCACCGCACCCGACATCAGCGTCAAGAGCACCATGACCGGCGACGATATTCGCCTGACGCTGGACGAAGACTCGCTCATCCACTTGATGAGTCAGTACATCGACTTGTACACGGACTCTGAGCTTGCCGCTGTGCGCGAGTACAGCACAAACGCTCTGGACGCCCATGTCGAGGCGGGCGAGTCGCGGCCCATTGAGGTCACCACGCCGTCTCTCCTGTCCCCGTACCTGCGGGTCAAGGACTACGGGAACGGTCTGAGTCGGCAGGACATTGTGGATGTCTACTCCAAGTACGGAGCGTCCACCAAGCGCGGCTCGAATGACTTTCAGGGCATGTTGGGGCTGGGCTGCAAGTCCGGACTGGCCTACACCAATCAGTTCACGCTCTCGTCTGTCAAGGACGGGCGCAAGATCTTGGTGGCTGTCTCTCGCGACGAGGATGGCGCGGCAACAATGACCATCATCTCGAACGAAGAGACCGACGAGCCTTCAGGCGTGGAAGTCACCATCCCGGCCCGTGGCAGCAACCAGATGGAGGCCAAGGCGATCAACCTCTTCCAGTATTGGCCCGAGGGATCGGTCCTGCTGAACGGTGCTGAGCCGCGTCGATTTACCTACAGCATGAAGGTCTCCGATGAGATCTACGTCATCGCAGCCGACCGCTACCGCGAGAAGACGAACAGTCTCGTGGTCATGGGCAATGTCGCCTACCCCGTTGAGCGTCAGTACATCGATCACGGTCTCGGTGAAGAGCAGGGCATTCTCGCCTTCGTCCCCATCGGCACTGTGGAGTTCACACCGGCCCGAGAGGGACTGCGCTACACGCGCAAGACAAAGGACGCGCTAGCCGCCATCGCAGACGCCTACAAGGCGGAGCGGGACAAGGCCATCGACCGCGAGATTCAGCAGGCGAGCACTCCCCGCGAGGCCATTTCCACCCTGCTCCGACTCCGCAAGGTGTTCGGCATGAAGGGTAACCAGAGCGCTGTCTACACCTATCGGGGTAAGGACTTCCCGGCTACTCTGGCTCTCCCGGCACAGGGTGCGATCACGTCCTCAGAGAAGGATTACGGGCAGAACTATAACACGCACGAGTTGATCACCACGCTTGATATCACCTACCTGCCTAAGACATACTTCGTCCGGGGCTGGGACCAGGCTCGCTTTACCGCGACCACTAAGAAGAAGCTCATGAAGTGGCTGGAGGATCGCCGCGAGGCAGAGATCGCTTCCGGGCTCACAGACCGGACGGAGTGCAACCATTTCGTGCTGGTGGACAAGATGCCCGATCAGACGTGGATCGATGACAGTCACGTTCTTGAGTGGGCCGACATCAAAGCGATCAAGCTCCCGGTGGCTGGCCGTCCCGTTCGCGTCGGCGCAGACGGTAAGACCGTCGTCTCGGCTGGCGAGTACGAGGTTACGACTATCCTTGGAGACCAGAGCGATACGAGCCTCATGCTTGCCGAGGACTTCGATTCCGAGGTACCGATCTTCTGGGTCGAGTACCAGAAGAATCGCTCCACGAAGACCGAGCGAGACATCCTGTCTCGCAGGTACGCCGACGACGGTTTCTACTTCATTGAGTTGTGGGCAAATCGGCGGGACAAGTTCCTGCGGCTCTTCCCTCATGCTCAGCAGGCCGCCCCCGAGTGCCGAGAGATCATCACAGAGTGGCAGGAGAGCATTACGGACGAGGACCGGCTGGCGCTGGCCATTGACTCCGAGTACGGCGCGAGGCGCGTGCTTCAGAGTCTCAAGCCCGAGAAGATCCATGATCCGGCCGTTGTCGCGGCGATCAGGGCCGCCAACCACAGTATCAAGGGCCTGAAGGCGATGGCTGACAGGTTCGGCCACTATGCACGCCGTAATCTGATCGGGGACATCGAGTGGGTCAACCCGCTTGATCGTTACCCGCTAGTGCAGGCGGGCCGGTACTACGCCGACAACGTGACGCGAGAGCACGAGTACATGTACATCAATGCGGTCTACGCTGCGGACCAGGCAACCTCGCCTCGATTCGCTGACGCGGACTACGGCATGGGCTGTTGACAAGCCGCCCACCACTCTGCTAACCTACCCACCATGAATCCCACCCGAGGTATCCAACGATGAGCAGTTACACGTACACACTGGTCCGTGACGAAGACGGCGATCTCAACCTCACGCTCGTAGCGGGTGGGGAGTTTCTTCCGCCGATTCGCGAGGACCATCCCAACTGGCAGCAAATCTTCAACGCCGTCGTGGTTGAGGGTAACGCTGATCTGGAAGAGATCCAGACGCTTCTTGATCTCGCTGCCGACGCCGCTCGCAAGTTCGAGCCGCTGAGTGACCGGATCTCTGTCAAGGACGGCCGCGTCTACGTCGATCACGATGAGGTTGACAACGCGCTGACCAGTCAGATTCTCCGCTTCATGGCGGACGATCTCCCGTTCGGTCCGCTCGTGCGGTTCTTCGAGAACGTGCTGGCCAACCCCGAGCCCCACAGCCGCGATCAGCTTTGCGACTGGCTGGGCCGGTACAGCTTCGCGATCACGGATGACGGCCGGTTCGTCGCCTACAAGGGTGTCAAGGCGTCTCCCAAGAAGGGCGTTTCATGGGAGTCCATCTTCTCCGGTCCGGCCATCGTGGACGGCGAAGAGCACGAGAGCGGTCCTGTCCCCAACAACGTCGGCTCCGTCGTGGAGATGGCTCGTAGCGCCGTCCAGCACGACCCGAGCAATCCGTGTTCAACCGGGCTGCATGTCGGCACGTTCAGCTTCGCCAGGGGGATGTATAGCTCTGGCACGGTGCTGGAAGTCCATGTCAACCCCCGCGATGTCGTCTCGGTCCCGACCGATTGCGACTCGCAGAAGATGCGGGTGTGCTCGTACGAGATCATCCGCGACGGCGTGACGAGCAAGATCGAGGACGCGCTGGTGCTGACGAACCCGGATGTCGTCGTGACTCCGCCGGTCCGTACGCACGAGGACGAGTTCCCCATTGACGAGGATATCCCTGTCGATGAGGACGGGCTGGAACCCGAGTACGACGAGGACGAGGTTGAGTGCGTCTGCGGCAACACGCCCGAGTGGTGTGTCTGCGGCGAGGACGCGGCTGCCGAGCCCGAGGCACCGCAGGAAGACGAGCCGGTGAAGAACCCGACCAAGGGCGCATTCACCAAGATGCAGGTTCGGGCCAAGACGAGGCGTCAGAACTTCGTCAAGTACGCCACCAAGATGGGTCCCTGGACCCTGATCAGTGAGGACCCGAGCAAGCGCTCGTCCTGGAAGGTCAACGAGTAGCACGGTGTCGCCGTACGGTGTCAAGAGCAGTATGTCATCGTACGGCGACATCTACCCTCTGTATTGGTCTGTGAGGTCCGTAAGAGGCCGCAGGGAGCTTCAGGGCAACCCTACGAGCAACTGCACCGGATGAGGGCGGTTGAGCGGGCGCTGGAGCGCTGGGGAGCCGTTAGCTTGTATCTGGATGGAGTCCTCTGCTATAATGGCGGACATATGGCCAGGAACAAGCGCAAGCCCAAGCTGGATCTAGGACCGTCCAAGGTCGCCGTCGATGCACACCGCCGGAAGGGCGGTATTCACGCCGATCAGAGGATCAACCACAAGGCGGCTCGAAAGGCCGCCCGAATCGAACTGAGGAACCATGACGCTGACTAGCAACGAGCTTGCGGACCTCAAGTGTCTCCTGGACAAGCTCAACGAGAACATGGAGAACCTGCCGACCATCACCATCGGCAACGGGACTCTCGTTGACGCCAACGGCGATACGGTTGGCACGCTGGGTTTCGAGCACGGCGAGTATGTCTTCGAGACCGCCCTGCCGCAGAGCACCTACAGCGGACCCGGTTGACATTGACGCACGGACATGGTATTCTATGTCCATGAACAAGGCACCAATTGCTCAAGTCGGGTCGCGCCAAGGGCGGGGCAGTCGAAACACTCTCGACCGACCGAGGCTTCTAGGTCCTTGACAGTCACTCTTTGACCTGGTAAACTGTAGGAACAGCAAGCGAAACGGAGTACAGAATGCGCATCAAGACCGGCACCACCCTCACCCACAGCGATGTTGTCCAGGCCGCCAAGGCCGCCCGCGAGCAGGGCCACGATATCTGGATCGACGAGCTTCTCGTCGGCAAGCGTGGCGCGATCACCCTCTACTGCAACAGTCACACGGGCCGCCGCGCCTGCAACGGTCGCGAGGGACGCGCCGCCTCCTGGACCGCATGGGGCTGGCTGATCGCAGACCTCTTCGCCAAGGACCCGGAGGCCCACATCGGCTTCTACAAGGGCGTCGAGGACTTCGTGACGCAGTGCCGCCAGATGGCCCAGTACAACGGCCCCAGCACGGACTTCCTCACCCGCCTGCCCCGCGCCTCGGTGGCGGCATAGCCATGAAGTGGTGTCCAGCGTGTGAGGGCGCAATGTCTTACGATCAGTGGTTAGAGGCCCCCTACCAGCGCAACCAGGGCGACGTGCCGCCCACCTTCGAGAACTACGCCGACTGTCGCGTCTGGATCGAGGATGAGGATGAGTTCGCCCAGGTCACCAGCTACGAGTGCTGGGAGGACGCCGATGAGGACGGCCGCCACGGCGGCACTGACCTGATCCTCACCCTCCCGAGCGGCCGGACGCTGACGCTGAGCGAGAGCGAGATCGAGGAAGTCTGGCCGGTCTCGGAACAGATCAACTACTGGACAGGAAGGCTCGCATGTCCCTCACGCTAGATCAGGCCATCGACATTCTCTTCGGAGGCCTCGAAGAGGGGATCGAATGCCCCTGCTGTGGCCAGTTCGCCAAGATCTACAAGCGGACGGTCAACAGCGGGATGGCCCGCTCGCTGATCACGATGTATAAGGCGTCCGGTCGCGAGTGGCAGCATGTCCCGACTACGACCGACAGAGCGTCCCGCGAGGAAGGTAAGCTCGCATACTGGGGGCTGCTTGAAGAGAGTGAAGAGGTCCGCACGGACGGCGGTCGTGCGGGCTGGTGGAGGGTCACCGAGGACGGCGAGAAGTTCGTCAAGGGGTGTCTCTCGATTCCGAAGTACGCTTACGTCTACAACGGCGAGGTAGTCAAGCTCGGAGGCGACAAGGTGTTCATCACCAAGTGTCTCGGCAAGGGGTTCATCTACCGCGAACTGATGGCCGCCTGATGGCCGCCCAGAGCCCACCTAAGCCCGCTGTAGCCTGTCCGAACTGCCAGAGCATCAACGACGAGGACGAGTTCCCCATTGACGGCGGCGACTTCGAGATCGTAGATCCGGCGTAGTTGACAAACCGCCAGCGATACGATATCATAGAGTCATGAGCACACACGAGAACACACTCACTTGGCATCCGCGCAAGAAGCGCCTTGTCGGCCGCTACCGGGGCGTCGAGCTTGAGCGCCGCGTTGCCTACCAGTTCCAGGTCGTGGATGAGATCATCACGGCCGATTGGGATGGCACGGTGGACACAAGCGGTGAGCCCATTTTCCACACGGTGGACGACCGGGGCGGCAATGCTCGCTTTGGGGCGAACTGCCAGGTCTCGGCTCGTTTCGCCAAGTGGTTCGGACAGCTTTCACAGATCGGAGAGTCGGCATGAGCGTCCGCAAGCAACAGGTCTTCCGGATCGACCCCGCCGGTCTCATGGATCGCACGGACTCACGAGTCCTGCGCCACACCGGCCAGGAGGTCCACATCGTTCAGCCGCCGAACACACCCCGCAATGGCACGTTCGGCATGGTCTACGTCCAGCACGCCGAGAGCGGTGAGTTCATCGGGCTTGTCTCGAAGCAGTCGCTCGTGAGGGTGGGCAACAAGCGTCTGCCCGTTCGCGACCTCGCTGCTGAGGCACGCGAGGCACGGCGGCCCAAGTACAATCGCACCGGTCCGTCTCCCTTCCAGGTTGTCGGCCGCGTCGATGTCGAGATTGGAGACTGAGATAATGTACGGTCTGAACGAGCCCTGTAAGCACTGCTTCTGCCGGTCTAAGACCGTGGCCGTCGATCCGATGGCTACGGTCAAGAAACAGGTTCACTACTGCTGCTGGTGCGGCGAAGAGAAGCCGCGTGCTAAGGGCGGGTTCCGCTACAACGTCCAGGACGTGATCGACAACGCTCGCAAGCGCGGCGAGACATGATTTGGCGCTCCGCCGCAACTAACGATGTTCTGACGACGCTCAACTACAACGAGCCTACGTTGGAGCAGGCATTCATCCCGACCAGATTCCCGTACACCTATGCCCTTGATTACCTACGGGCAACGTGTCAGACGGCCCGGAACGCTAGCCGCGCCGAGGTTAGTGGGATCGTGCGGAGATTGGTCCCCGACGACGAGACGCGGAAGATGGTCATGGCCGACCTAGCTCTCATGTACTGTGAGCACTACCACGTCCGGGTCCCGGAGGATTACCGGATCAGACCGCTTGACTTTACTGGACCCTCCGGGCTCACCGCTTGACTTTACTTGACATAGATCGCCAATCGCGCTATTCTATGTCCTGTAACCGAGAGAACGGACCTAGAAATGCCCAAGCTTGACGCATACCAGGTAGTCACCGACAAGATCGTGGCGCAGCTTGAGAAGGGCGTCGTGCCCTGGACCAAGCCTTGGGATGCGGCCGTAGGTATGCCCCGCAATCTCGATGGGCGGCCCTATCGCGGGATCAACATTCTGCTGCTGGGCTGCGAGGGCTACGATGATCCTCGCTGGGGCACGTTCAAGGCGATCAGCGACAAGGGCGGCAAGGTCAAGAAGGGCGAGAAGGGCTCGCTCGTCGTCTTCTTCAAGATGCTGGAGAGCAAGAAGGAAGTGGACGCGAAGGGCAAGCCCAAGAAGATCCCGATGCTCCGCTACTTCTACGTGTTCAACGTCCGTCAGACCGAGGGCCTTGAGCTTGAGCCGATGACCGAGGGTCTCGGCTACCTTGAAGACCGCTCGTGCGAAGAGCGCGGCGATTCGGTGCTGGATGGCTATGTCGATGCCCCGGCCTACAAGATCGACAGCATCGCCGCAAGCTACAACCCGCAACTGGACGAGGTTCGGATGCCCGAGCCCGAGCGGTTCAACACCTTGGAGGACTACTACCGGGCTCAGTTCCACGAACTGATCCACAGCACGGGCCACAGCAAGCGCCTCGCACGCGAGGATCTCGCCGCCGGACGGTTTGGCTCACAGACCTACAGCCGCGAAGAGCTTGTGGCAGAGATCGGCTCCGCCATGGTCTGCGCCAAGGTCGGCATCGCTCCCGATGTCGAGAACAGTGCGGCCTACATCGCCTCTTGGCTCAAGGCGCTGGGCAACGACAAGAAGCTTGTCGTCACCGCTGCCAACCGGGCGACTCACGCGGCCGAGTACATCCTGGAAGGCCCTAAGACGGACGAGGGTTGACAGGGACTATGGCACCCGCTATAATGATCGACATGAACCAGATCACTGTCTCAGCCACCGCCCGCCAGGCCGGTCGCAACGTCGTCCACACCGTCGTCCGCAGTGACGGCGGTCGGGTCGTTCGCAACACCCGTCGCAGCGCTGGCCACTACGCCTATGCGATTTGCCGGTGGGACACCGCCTGTGTGCACGTCGCGTCCGTCGGCCGCGAGCGCCAGCGTGAGGTTGTCGAGGGGCGCGTCGTCCGGACCGGTGAGCGCATCGTCATCGTCAAGCGTTGGTCGAATAACGCGAAGGCGACCGGCATGGACTTCGCAGTCCGGGTGGAGTCATGAGCCGCCTCAACATCTACGAGTACGCCGAGGAATACGGCGAGAGCGTGGCCGATCTCCGCCGTGAGATGGCCGAGGACAACGGGACCGCCTACATCCGGAGGAACGTCTGATGGCCCGAGAGATCGACAACGCAATCGAGCGGCTCGCGCTCAAGCACGGCCGCGTGGCAGTCTCACAGGGCTACACAGACGGTCTGGTGAGGGCTACGACGCCCAACGGCGTCGAGCACTTCATCAATGAGGCCGGTCGAGTCGTTAGGACGGGTCTGAACTTCTCCGTTCTCTGGGACGGGTTGACAACGGACTAGCACTTGTGCTATTCTAGAGCCATGACCACAATCATGAGCCAGCGCGTCACAATCGTCGGCCCCAACCTTCCCGGCTCGCTTCAGCGCCAGGGTACCTTCCACGTCCACGCCGAGGGTTGCGCCGATCTCAAGCGCGGAGCCATTCGCGAAGAGGCTGAGAACGGCTGGACCATCGAGGCGTCGAGCGTCGATGAGGTAGTTCAGAACATCTACGACCCGGGCAACTTCCAGTATGACCCGAGCGACCCCGCCGACTACTCGCCGTATCTGCACGATGTTCACTTCGCACCGTGCGTCCAACTTCACTACAACCGGGACGAGTCATGATCCTCAAGCTCGAACGACACGAGGCCGGTAACGGCCAATCGATCCGCTGGGAGCTTTACGGCGTCTACGACGAGGACGAGCAGGAGCGCCTCCGCCGACAGCCGCACCCGAGCTACTCAACCGAGGTCGAGCTTGGTCTCGGCTTCACGCCAGGCACCTATGGGACGCCGCAGGATGGCTTCCGCGAGATCCTCAAGAACGCTCTCCAATACGATTTCCGGGAGGTCTGATGCCTCGCCCCAACAAGTTCCGTATCGTCGCCGGGAGCATGAGTAGCTTCCTGGACCCTCCGGGCTCACCGCAGCGTGAGTACCATGTGGTCGAGCGCTATGCCAATGGCAAGGAGGCGAGTAGCCTTAGCCTCTTGCATGCCATCGATCAGGACTACGTGCCCGCCGAGATCAAGGCCGAGATCGCCCTGCTGTACGCAGCGGCTGAGATGGAGCCGACCGAGGAATGGCTGAGCCAGGTCTACGGCTACTTCAAGAACTGCTACTCGCCGGACGGTAAGGACCGGAGCGTGGCGAACGCCCGGATCATTGACTCAGACAGTCGGCTACCTATCGAGACGAGCCTAGCCGTCATGCACGTCCGCAGCTTCTTTCCGGATCACGAGCCGCGCGAAGATCTCCTGACGGCCGGGAAGTGGGGTTCGTAATGGTCACACTCGAACTTACCGACGAGCAGCTTGCCGCTCTCGTTGATCGCCAGCCATACGCCTACATCCACGTCAGCGACGAGGCCCGAGCGTGGGTCCGGTCGCAGGACAGCTACCTAGGGAATGTTCAGGCGTGGACCGAAGCGTTTGACGCGATCATCCGCGCCGCGAACGAGCGGGCTGCATGGAGCCAACGAGGCTACGTTGGAGACGATCAGGGGAGCCACCGCTGATGCCCGCCATGGAGTTCAAGACCAAGATCGCGGAGGTCACTGACGGCTATGGCGGCCGGGTCCTCTTTCGGGTGCTGGTCAACAATCAGGATCAGATCGACCGGCTGCAAGCTGCGGCCGATGAGACCTCAAACTACTACATCACCGTCCGGCCCTTCAGTGAGCTTGACCGAGTGATCGCCTCTCTCGATGAGGTTGCCGCGTCGTGATCCGGCTACTCCAACTGATGCAGTTCCTCGAATACGTCCTTGCGGATGACTTCGAGAGTCCCTACACTAGCGGAGATCGGTTCGTTTGCGAACAACCGGCACGCATCACCTACTACTCAAGCTGGACGCGGCCACGGTCTCGCCAGCGGGGAGAGGCACCATATGGGCCATCGTGCTCGCAGTCACAATCACACACGTCCTGACAGGCTCGCACAGCGCCAGGAGGACGCGGACACCCGCCAGGCAGCCTACGACCGCCTGAGCACGCAGGAGAAGCTCCAGAGGGCTCTCACGCGCGGCCACGCCGGTACCCGCGAGGCGCTCCGTCTCGCCAAGGCTCAGTCATGAGCGTGAGCAAGGTCACCGGGCTGTCCCTCAACATGGGCGGCCACAAGGTCAAGACGGGAGACGCGAAGAAATGACACGCAAGGTCTTCGCCAAGTTCACCGCAATCACCATTCTGGTGACGATGGCTCTCGGAGCGCTGTTTGGGCTCTGGGAAGTCAGAGGAAGCTCCCAGACTGTCTGGCCGTTCCCCAAGAGCGCTCGCCTGCTTCCAGGTATGGTCGAGATCATCCTCTGGATGGCGGTTGGTATCGCCCTGCTGATCGGGCTCTGGATCTTGCTCGCCACCCTCTTCGAGATGGCGGGCTGGTACCACCCGAACAAGGCCACCGAGCGATGCTGGCGCTGTCACGGGACCGGAGAGGTCTCTCGGCGGTGAGCGAGACGCGCATCCTCAAGTACACGCTGGAGCCCGACCGGCGGCAGCTAGTCATGATGCCCGCCGAGGCGGACCCTATCACCGTGGCTAAGCAGAACGACATGCTAGTCATGTGGGCCGAGGTCCCGGGGGTGAATTGGTCCGTCCCCCGTGACTATGAGTGTCGGTCTGCGCCCCGTGTGTTCGTGGTGGTCACGACCGGCGACCGCTTCCACGCCGAGGGCAAGAAGTACATCGGGAGCGCAGAGCTTGGCCAATGGTTCGTGGCACACGTCTACGAGCAGCTACCCGGCTATCCGGACCCCATCGATACCCGAGTGCCCGAGGATTGGGCGAAGATCAAGGCGGAGTATGCGACCGACTAAGTGTTGACAGCCGAGGTCCGATCCTGTATAATGGAGCGCAGCGGTGCCCAGAAGGAACACGGCGTCGAGATCGGGGGCTACCACTAGCCGACCCATTTCATAACCTTGACAGTGGGCCTTGCGCTCCCGCCACATCATGTGGTATAATGTGCGAAGCAAGCCCCGAACGAACGGAATCCAAGTGAGCGACTTCGACGCCATTCTCTGCCGGACCAACGCAGGAGTCATCGCCCAGGCCATCGAGCAGCATGCCCAGGGCAAGACGGTCAAGGTCACCATGTCCGGTGGATTCGGAGGGCTCCGCAAGTTCTGCGAGGCCGCCGAGATGTTGATGAACGGCGAGTCCCCGTGGAAGTTCCCGGCGCTCCAGGCGTTCAACAACTGGCCCGACGTGCAGGCGTACTCGCAGACAGACGAGGGCGCAGAGCTTCGCTCCATGGTCCGGCTGGCCGACAACTACGGCGTCGATGCCATCGTGGAGATGATGGCCAACTGCATCGACGGGGCTGACAAGAAGCAGCGGAACAAGCAGGCGGACGTGACGATCATCACGGCGCACAAGGCCAAGGGGCTGGAGTGGAACCGCGTGCTCATCCACGGCGACTTCAAGCCCGCCAAGAGCGAGACCGGCCCGAGCGAGACGGATATCCGGCTCATGTACGTGGCGGTCACCCGCGCCAAGCTCTTCCTGGACGCCACGGCCCTCGATTGGGTCTTCAATCTCGACTGTGAGGGTTGACATGGATCTCGAAGCTCTTTACCCGGACGGCCGCAACCTGTACTACGAGGGTGAGCGAGAAGCCGAGTTCATCGAGTACGCCAAGGCCAACGGGATCGCGCTGGGAGAGCATGGCTCAGACGACACCGAGACGATCTACCACGGCGAATACGACGGCTGCCTGCAATTCCATTGCCCCGCCGACAAGCTCAAAGAGCTTTATCAAGGCCCTCATAGCTGTGAGTTCGGGTCCTAGCGGTGCTTGACAAGCGCCGTCAGACTGCGCTATAATAAGCGCAGCGACCAACTGAGAACGGAGACACCTTGCCGAACTTCGCACCCACCGCCGAGCAGGAGAACATCATCGCCGCCGCCCTCACGGGCGAGAACGTCACGGTCAAGGCTCTGGCGGGCACCGGCAAGACCTCCACGCTGGCGCTGATCGCTGAGGCGATGCTGAAGTCGAGCGTGGCCTACGTCGCCTACAACACGGACATCGCGGAAGAGGCCAAGGGCCGCTTCCCCAACAACACCGATGCCCGCACGGCGCACAGCTTCGCGTATCAGGCCATCGTCAAGCCCAACAACGCATTCGGCCGCGTCAAGAACTACCCGACTCCCTCCTGGGAGGCCGCCAAGGTGTTGGGCATCCGCTCCACCAAGACCTACATCACAGTCGATGACGAGGGCAATCAGACGCAGCGCACTCTCAAGACCTCCACCCTCGCGTGGATCGCTCAGAACACGGTCGCCAAGTTCTGCCGCTCCGCCGACCAGGAGATCATCGCTCGCCACGTCCCGCAGCAGGACGGCTTCGACAAGAACAGCCACGCCAAGCTCGCGGCCGACATCCTGCCCTTCGCCCAGACCTACTGGACGCTGGCTAGCAGCATGACGGACAAGGGCCTGATCATGACGCACGACATCTACCTCAAGCTCTTCCACTTGAGCAACCCCAAGATCAACGCGAGCGTCATCCTCTTCGATGAGGCCCAGGACGCCAACCCCGTGATCGCAGCCATCATCAAGCTCCAGACGCACGCACAGGTCATCGCGGTGGGCGACGAGAACCAGGCAATCTACGGCTTCACGGGCGCGGTCAACGCGCTGGACAGCTTCCAGGCCAAGCACGTCCTGCCGCTGACCAAGAGCTTCCGGTTCGGTCCGGCCATCGCCTCAGCGGCCAACAAGTTCCTGGACCTTCTCCCCGGCACGCTCCGGGTCGAGGGCTACGACAAGGTGCCGAGCGAGGTTGTCGGACTGGAGGCCGCGTGACGCTCAAGCACACAGCCGACCGCGTGGTGGCCGCGCTGCTGCTACTGGCGGTCGGTCTCCTGCTGCTTGTGATCGCGTTGCTGGTCAAGCTGACCTCAAGTGGTCCGATCCTCTTCCGTCAGCGCCGGGTCGGTCTCGGCGGGCACGAGTTCGACGTGCTCAAGTTCCGGACGATGCGCGTCTCGGACACGTCCGAGTTCGTCCCTGCCACGGGCATGGCACCGGGCGGCGTCGAGGGAGCGGACAGGCGGACCGCTATCGGCCGTTACCTGCGAGCTACGTCGCTTGACGAGCTACCCCAACTGATCAACGTCTTGCGTGGCGACATGAGCCTGGTCGGTCCGCGCCCCGAGCGGCCCGAGTTCGTAGCGCTGTTCGCTCGCGAGATCCACCGCTACACCGACCGACATCGCGTCAAGCCGGGGCTCACCGGCTGGGCTCAAGTGAACGGGTTGCGCGGCCAGACGCCTATCGCTACCCGCGTCGAGTTCGACAATCACTACATCGAGAACTGGTCTCTGCGGTTCGACCTCCGCGTCCTGTTGCTGACGCTTCCTGAGGTCTTGCGGCTACGCGGTTGACCGACCGACCCGACTACGCTATAATACGAGCCATGGACGCGAACACAATCACGGAGGCCAGCATGGCGAGCATCACGCTTACCGAGTCCCGCATCGATCTTCTCCTGACCTCGCTTGAGGCCCGCGTTGCCCATCTTCGAGATCGGGCCGACGAGGTTCAGAATCACGGGCTCGCTTTCTCACTGCTTGACATGGCCGATACGGTCGAGGGCCTTCGCCGCGACGTGCTGGCTCAGGTCACCGAGCCCACCCCCGAGGTCGAGTACGAGGTTGACGAGGATCGGGCCGACTACGAGGCTGAGCACTACGCCGAGGTCATCGCCCCGATGATCGCCGCTGAGCGCCTCGCCGAGGCTCTGGCCCTTCTCGACGAGGCCATCTACGGCCCGGAGGGCTTCTGATCATGAAGATGTCAGCGAGAGACTTCGAGATCGTGAAGACGGCCATCGAGGGAATCGAGACGGACGCCCTACGTCGTGTGTATCGGGCGGGCGACTTCCCGCGAGCCGATCTCGTCAAGAACCTTGACAAGCGCTACCGCTGGGATCTACTCCACGGCGCATATCGTCCCGAGCACGATCCCATCATCCCGCAACCTCTGATCCAGTATCTCTACGATCAGGGCTACAACGACACCCACATCGACACGGCGCTTCGCGCCATCGTGAGGCCGCTCTAATGACCGCTCTCGGTGACAAGCCCTACCTGGGACGCTGCAAGTCCTGCGACTACGCTCTGTTCGCCACGAACGAGCAGATCGAGCTTGTCGAGGACTTCAGCGCTGTCACGGCCGGTGCTGGCGCTAAGCGCGTCGGCAACAACGGCGTCTTCGCCCGCTGCACGAACGGCCACAAGTTCTTCATGCTCCGGGCGGTCAAGGGGACCTACTCCCCGGACCACAAGTGCGATGCTCGCTGTCTCAACGCCAAGGGTCACGATTGTACTTGCTCGTGCGGCGGAGCCAATCACGGACGCGGCCACATTCTCACGGTCCACGAGGTTCCCCGGCCTGAGATGACGGCCGAGGCAAAGCGGGCTTCTGACACGCGCATCACCGAGCACTACGATCCCGACGCGGACGCCGACCGGCACAAGGGCCACGTCACGCGGACCGAGGACGGTCCTACTGGCCCGCAGGTTGACTTCATCGGGAGGCTGGCTGCCGAGCTTGGCGAGATGCCTCCGGTGGTCTCTACACGCAGCGAGGCGTCTGACAAGATAAACGCTCTCAAGGCCCGTATCGCTGCCCTGCGTGCCACCGCAGCGCCCGCGATGAGCGAGGACCAGCACACCTTCATCAACCGCCTGATGGACGAGCGCGTCCTGAGCGTTGACGAGCGCCGAGAGGCCACCGCCATGATCGACGCCGGTCTCTCGAAGAGCCAGGCTCATCGGTGGATCGACCGTCTACTGTCCCTACCCAAGCTGGAGGATTGAATGCCCACGTACAGCACCGTTCGAGTCTTCAGCGGAAGCCTCAAGCTCGCCACCTACGACCGCTGTACCGATCTTCGAGTTCAAGAGGGTGTGCTGCTCATCTCGCGCGACCCGCCGGAAGGCGACGAGGTTGGAAACAGCATCATCTACCCGCTTCACGCCTTCACCCGCGCCGATTCAACATTGGAGCCATGATGGCCGCCCCTGCGAGTATCAAGGTGGGCGATGTCGTAATTCCGCATCGCGGCGCTTACGCCGGAATCGAGTGCGTGGTAAGTGAAGCATCCCGTGACCGCACGGAACACTATGGATCGATCTTCGAGTTCAAGGTGGTGCCCGTGCAGCCGACGCCGACCGTATTCGCCGTGGACGAGACCGAGAGCGTTCGAGTGATCGCCAAGCCAAAGTGCGCCAACGGGCTCTGTACGTTCGGCTACGGACCCAACTGCACGCGGTGCGGTAACTCGTGAGCTTGACACTCATTCAGGGAGGCGCTAGCATCATGGCGATGGACTACAGCATCTTCGACGCCACCGGCAATCTGGAGGATCAGCTATGAGCGACAGCACACCACGCGAGCACACTGAGGTGCTGCTGGACCCGAGCGTCACGCAGCCGGTGGGCCACGGACCCGACAGCCTGAAATACCGCGCGACGCTGCGAGCCACGGTCGCGAAGGACACGCCGTGGACCGAGCAAGAGCTAGCCCGGCTGACCGTCGATACAAAGCTGTTCATCCCCGGCTACTCGTTTATGTTCGTAATCGAGCCCGACGACGGCGACGACCTTCTCCGGGCGACCGTGCAGGAACTCGTCAACGCATTCGCAGCAGGCGACAAGGGCACAACGCTGGGAGTGATCGAACGCCTCCGAACGATCGTTCCCGAGGAGGACCGATGAGCGACGAGATTCAGGCGCAACCCGAGCAGACGCACCCCGAGCAAAGCGAAAGGCCACGCTGCGCCCGAGATAGCGACTGGTGCGACGGTGTTATCTGTCGCGAACACGGGGTGAAGTGTCCCAACGCGACATCGAGCGCATCGCCCGGACGCTCGACGGGCACGTACCGGCGACGAGAACTACTACTAAAGGCTCACATGAACGAACTGTGCCCCGAGACACCCAAGAACCTGAAGTGCCCCGTCTGCGACCGCTGGGGAGCGGCCAACTTCGTCACGGTTGACGACTGGTATCCGCGTCCACCGGCTCCCCCGTGCCAGCCTCGCCGTCGTTGGGAGCTTCTGCTGCTGCTGGTCATCGTCGCCTTCCTGGTGGCGTACGGGCTGGCGCATGTACTCTGATCACGTCTGGATCAAGCTCTGTCATATATCGGGCGAGATCCAAGTGCGGTGTCTGGAGTGCGCTTGCTTTCTTGAGCAAGCCGAGGCTCACTGCCTGCGGCCGGTGAAGACACATCGCGAGCGGCTGGCTGAGGCCCTCCAGACCGTCATGGAAGACTTCCTAGTCACGAGGGATGGCACGGTCTACTACAAAGGCGAGACGGACGGATCGAGGATATGAGCCTACGACTGCACGAGCGGACCAACATTGTGACGAAGGCCAAGCTTGATCTCCAATGCGCGTTCGAGGATTGGTGGGCCAAGCACGAGGACTTGACGTATCTCGAAGTAATCGGTATCGTCAACGAGATGCAGGCAACCAACCTCAAGTATGCACTGCGCCACGAGCGTCACCCCGCCGAGGACTGTGACTACAAGGGTGACGAGGAATGTCACCACGCGGAGTGCAATGCAGACTGATCGTGAGATCCACGACCTTCAACTGTTCGATGTCAGTGTTGTGTCCAATCCGCTTCCCGAGCTTCGCTTCTCCGTCCCGAAAGAGTGGATGGAGGCGTGGTACGAGCATAATCGCGACATCATCGTCCGTGCATACGTGACCGGCGACATGACGCTGCTGGCGGAGACCGAGGCACCGCCTGACATTGACGACGACCTACTGCTGGGCTTCGACCGAATTGATCTCACCCGATGATCTTCGAGGTCTTTGATGCTCCCTACGAGACATCCGGTCTCTGGCTGCGGCGGCTTTTCCGTTACGACACACAGTGGCACGATAAGCAAGATCCCGAGCCCGACGATGTACTTCGTTTCGGGATCGCACAGGGCTACATCAACAAGCCGGGTCGGTACCAAGTCGTAGTCCATTCACAGGTCTGTCTCGATAAGGTTGAGATCAGGTACTTTGATGTCAACCATGTGCTAGCGGTAGCGGGTGATACCTTTGGCTAGTAGCTGTCAGATGCCGAGTGCTCGTGGCTGCGGCTCGTGCGACCGTTGCAAGGGCTATCAAGCTGGTCAGGCTCGTGCGGTCGCTAGGCAGGCGGCCGAGACCCAGAGCATCCACGAGGCCAAGCTAGCAGCCTTCCAGCGCCAAGCTGCGGCCCGAGAGACGGCGAAGGCAGAGAAGCGTGCCCGGAAGGCCCGAGAGCGCCTGTGCGCCTGGACAGCGCCCCGTGGCCACATCTATGAGATGAGCGCTGACAAAGAGCTTCGCTGTGTCGGGTGCGGGAGGCCACCGCGCTAATGCCGCCCGTCGAGCCCCAGACGGTCAAGGACCGAATCTACACGATCCAGAATCGTCACTACGCACTGCTCGATGAGGCGCTCACGGCAGCCGCAGAGTCGGCTCGCAGTCTTCCGATCAGTGTCACGCCACCGTACGGCATCCCATACGATATTCGTAACCGCGTCCTAGAGGATTGGAGACGAGCGGGCTGGAATGTCTCGTGGCATGATGATCAGAGGGAGGGTACATGGATCCTGATGAATTGCTAACCGAGCTTGAGTCACTCAAGCTAGTTGTACTCGCGGAGCTTCTAGGCATTGAGGACGACCTAGGTCAGGTAGTCGATCACATTGATCAGTTAGAGAGCGACGTCTGGCGTATGCACATTCGCCTACTGGCGCTGAGGAAAGAACTGACAGGTGAGGATATACCCGCCTATCCCCCAATCGACTGACCACGAGTGCGACTGTGATACGATCGTGCGATGCCAGCGATGCGATGCCCGAGGCGTCAATGCCTGCGGTGCCCACGATGACAATTCGTGGGGACCTGATCTCATCCGCGTCAAGGACGAAGAGATGACCAATGCTTATTGATCTCGTACGTGACACCGTACGCGGTCTCTATGACGCGGACCACGAGAAGCCTCGCGTACATCCTAACGGCTTCCTACAGCTTGACCTCTCGGACGGTGTGCGCCTGCACGTCTGGCCCGCCTATCGTGACACCTTCCCGCGTCAGAGCACGGTCAACACGATCCATGATCACAAGTTCGACATGCGATCCACTGTGCTCAAGGGTACGCTCATCCAGAAGCGGTACAAGCCGCGCATCGACCGGCCACCCACGCACGAAATCTGGCAGGCCAAGACTGACACGGGGCGCAACCGTGACAATCAACTCGTGCCCACGGGTGTCTGTGTAGATCGAGGCGACGAAGTGAAGATCACGTATGTCTTGGAGGGCGAGAGCTACACTCAGCCAGGTCTCACGTTCCACGACACTGCTTGGCGAGGGCTCACCGCTACGCTCATGGAGAAGGTATCGATTTATCGCGACCACGAGCCGCGTGTGCTATGCCCCCTTGGTACTCCACCCGATAACACATATGACCGCTGGTCCGGCGATGTCGGCACGCTGTGGTCACTGATCGATGAGGCACTTAGATGATCTCGCTCATGAACATTCTCAAGCGTAAGCAGTGGGCCGTGGTTGTGGTCGGAGGTAGCCCAAGTCGGCCATTCTATGTCAGGGGACCATTCAACAGCCAACAAGCCGCGACGGTGTACGGCAACGAACTAAGCCCCGCTGACTTTCCCGACGTACCTTTCGTTGTTGTACCGTACTCCAAGCCGTGAATCATCCCGTGCTTATCCGCACTGACTGCTGTAATCAGACAGTGCCACCCGTCACCCGTGAGGGTCGGAGTTCACTGATCATCGTGAACTTCCTAAAGGGCGGCTACCCCGATCACGACTGGACTCGCGAGACAGTATGTCTCATCTGTGCGTGTTCTGTATGGCGTGACCCGGTAAGGCGGAGACGGTGATCATTCTCCCGTTCCATAGCGAGAGATGTGGTCCGGTCTGTGACATGGAGGGTCAGCGTCACAAGGCCCTGCACTGTGATCATGAATGGGACGGCCCGTACGAGGACGATGAAGGCTATCTCGTGTGCGTC